ATCATCCGGATAATTCCTTTCGGATCGATATTCATACTTCCACTCCTAAAATAGTTTTCAAATCAAGGTTGGATATTTTCACCCAGATAAAGAGGGTTTCCATTTCCTTTTTTTTTTTTTTTTTTTCAAATTGGATCATAAAATCCTGTTCCAAACTCCCCAAACCCCTACCGAGATTTCAAAAATCCCTCTATAATAGTATAATGTTATGAAATTATAAAATTATAATATAATATCATTTTGTCTTTTCTCTCGAAAATTATACGGGCGGAAAAACAAAACGATTAAATTTTTAACACTTTTTTAACAAAAAGTTTTTTGTTGGTTTCGTAAAGTATTGGATTTCAGTATAGTTTTCGAAAAATATTTTTTAGTTTAATGTGACTGTGTCTGAAAGTAACTCTTCAAAGCTCCTTCCGACGAGTGTTGAAGCCCCCTGAGGGAATTTTGTGTTGAGTTCGGTGGCTATCTGTTTGAGCACTCCGCATAGTTTGTCTCCTTTCACGGCTTTCGCCACCGAATCTTTTCCGAGAGATATGCTTTTTGAATTGACATTGACAGTCGGTGCGGTTATGTTAACAGTGGATCCTGCGGATATGTTTATCTCGCCATTTGTTGACGCTCCTTCACCAGATACAGTTGTTATGTTGATTTTATTGTCATTCAGTTCAACAACGTTTGAATTGTTCCTGTGTTTCAACTGTATCGAGCCGTCAGCATCTATCTTAATCATCGAGCCGCCGAGCCACATCTTGTACCCTGTCATCGGCTGGTAGATGACAATTAAATCTTTCTCGGAATCGTAGCAGAGGACATGTGTGTTCTGGTAATCGTCTTTTATCTCGTCTATTAGAGCGGGATCTATATTCTGGATATTTGTGTATTCTCCTGAATAGATATCGTTCTTGAAACGGACATTGACTATTGTTCCAACCTTTGGGACGGAGATTGAACCCGCACCCTTCGGACTGCTGAAGATATTCATGTTCTTCGGGGCGAACCAAGGGATGAATCCTTCATCGAGATCGTCAAACAAACCGAACACTCGGATCTTGCATCTTCCCGAGAAGGTGGGATCGTTGTTGTATACAACCCTTCCTATATAGTCTTTTGTCGTGTCCATTTATCCGTTTATCATCGAGAAGTTTTTTATCTCCCTTTTCGAGGTGGCTGTTGAAAGAGGAACATTGTCATTCTTTATAGCCTTGTAAGCCCTGAGTATGTTTTTCAATTCTGGACTCATCGTAGCCTTCGAGTTTATCATCTCTTCTATATATTCGTCAAAAAGATAGTCCGCAAGTTGAGCCCTCCTCTGGTCTGTTAGTGCAAGTGACTTGAGTTCGGCTCCGTTGTATATCTTGTCGGCTGCTTCTTTCAGTATATTTTCAAGATTTCTGATTTGGTTCTTTCTGTTTTGATCTGGATGTGTAGCGGTTGAATCTGTTCCGACAACTCCAGAAACCGAATCTCTTCCGATTCTTCTCAAAAGATCTGTCGCTTCATTGAGTCCAGCGGCTGTCAAAGATGCAGTAGCCATTGTCTGAGATGAACCTTCTGTGCTGTAGTTCATTTCCTCAAGCTCGTTGTTCATCTTTTCACCGAGTCTCCTTCTTGATATTGTGAGAGCCTTCACATCGCCCATCGAATGACCGAGATTTGTATTGTAATCTGTTATTCTTTCATCTAAATCCGGGCTTGAATATCTTTTATTCAAAGCCTCATCAGAAACATATTGTCCAACGAATCCGAATTCGTTGTTTCTTGATGTACTTATATCCTTGAAAGATGTTGCTGTGTTAGTTGTTGTTGTCTGGTAATCTTGGTTGATAACCTTTGCATAACCATTCTCGGTAGCCTGAAGGAACTTGTTAAGAGGATATGCCTGTTTTTCTTTTACCTGTCCTACTTTTATTTTTATGACAGGTTTCACAGATTTTGAATCGTGGGTGTTGTTGTACATCGATCCAAGATAGTCGAGTGAGTTTGAAATGTCGAATTCACACATGTGGCATTCGAAGCACAGTGTAGGCATAACGTCGTTGATGGAGTTGTTACACATCATCAAGTCATTGAACATGTCGTTTACTCCGCTTATTACGTCGTTCGCTGTACTCATCAACTCCCCTGCAAAATTCGCGGCTTGTGTTATATATGAGTTGGCACCGAGGAAAGCATTCGACAAAGCTGTTCCTGTAGCTACAGCATTATTAGCGGTTTCCCACAAGTCTTTACTGTCAAGTGGAAGATGTGTTGCATTTCTAATTTTCGCGTTTGTAAAATCGTATGTTGATGTGTTTTCTTTTCCAAAAATGTTCAGGTTTATGTTGTCCCATGAGGATCTTTTCTCCATGTTGTGAAAAAGCCTGATTTCGGAAATATAAATCCTCATTCCGAAATACCTCATCATGTCAGGGAGTACCCATCTCTGATATGTGTCGTCCCATACAATCTTCCTATACATATTGATAAGCTGGGTAATCTTGAGATCAATACCTTCCTCACATTCTATCGTAAGTTCAGCGTCTTTCAGACGGGCACCATATTTGGGATCTATCGCTGACAGTGACTGCAGACCTGATATGCTTTTGAAGTAATAAGGGAAGTTTTCTTCTATATCTTTGAGTGCTGCTTTGAAATTATGAAGCATCGCTGCTCTTCCATGATCGCCGAGGTTCATGTCAAGATAAGCTTCTGTTGAGTAAGTTCTTCCTGTACTTGAATCTGTTGTGTTGACAATATTAAAATCTTCAAGGAAAGGTTCAGGCATATAGTCGAACATCGTTGAGTATAAAGCAAGGTCGCTTATCGCTCCCATCGCTCCGTTATTGTTATATGCTGTGTTTCTTTCAACTGTATCATAAGGACTTGTAAGAAATTCTATCCTGAATGTAAGGTAAGTAGGCTCGTCGAACGCCCTTACGAAGAAATTTGGATTATATACACTGTCCTGTGCAAGGAACCCGTTTGTGTACAAATCCCTTATCTTGGAAGCTGAACCTTTCTTTCCCATGAAAGACTGCACCTTGTCAGCATAGTTTCCTGCTGCTGTAGCTATATTGCTTATGGTGCTCATGGCGGACGAATGCCCGTTTCCTATATTTGCTAATGTTGATGCTACTGACATGGTTAAATTGCTTCGGGTGTTGGCCACTCCCTTCGTTTTAGTATGAATATTGTCTTGTATGGTGATATGTCACCCTCTTTTATGGGGGCGAATTTGTACTCTATCGAATCAACTATATAATATCCAGTATAGAATCTATTCAAATCTGTAGGAACGTCATTGTCGGAAAATGTATTATATTTGTCCGCTTCAAGTGTGTTTCCATGAATCAGGTAAACAGGAACCCTCTCACCCTTCATTATCTGTAGACAAAGTCCCTGACACTGCACCTTCAGATATATCTTGTTAAGTTCATTCAGGTTCTGGCTGTTGTGATAAGGTGCGTTGTTATAGTTCTTGTGTACGTTTCCAGCCCATTGCATAGAGTCTTTGTTTTCATCATCGTCGCTAAGTATGTACTCTACACCAGTCCATATGTCCCTTGTGTAGGTGTTGACGAAGTCATAGTTGACTCTTGCCTGCTCGTTGTCTGGATTCTGTCCAGCTTCATATTTGCTCCTTCCCCTGAGAAGTATCATATAGTCGGTTTTTGTCTGATCATATGCTGGAATGTTTTCAAGAGTGGAGAAACAGTCGTTGTCGTTGTTGTTTATGATATTCTGATTATGAAGATATGCCCTTGTGACAGTTTCATATCCTTTGCTGAATGAAACGGATGTCGAGTTGTTTATAGGATCCCATCTTTCTATGTAAAATGGTGTTCCGCTGAATTCGGATGCGTTCGAGAGGATTTTCGGAAGCACCTGTGCATTTGCTATTGAACTGTCAACAGTCAATTGGTTGTACATGTTCAATATGTTTGTGGCGAACGTCACATCGACAACTTCGTTGTTCTCATCGGACAACAGGAATTTGTTGATGTTCACGAAACACAGGTTGTAGTACAGGTCTATCCATGACTTGAAGAAAGATGTCTCGTTCTTCCAAGCGTGCAGCGTGACAGAGTTGACAAAAGATTCTCCCTGTTCCCTGCATCTTATCCAGTTTTGGAAATCGTCTGTGTCGTCATAGTCGTTGAAAGCGAAACCTATTCCCAGAGATTTTGCCATTTTCTTCAGAATAGATTTAGACGATCCTGTGTATCCTTCTGTAACAGATTTTGAATCGAATCCTGGGATGAACAATTTTCCGCTTATCGATATCTTTGATATAGTGCTTCCTTTCGATCCTTTTGTCGATGAACATGAAGTTATGATGAAATCATCCCTTAGATACTGCATTGCGTCGGAGTCCGTCCTTATGAAAAGGGATATCATATCTCCGTCTTTCGGCATATTTTTGCTTATGAAAACAGAATCCTCATAAATCAAATCTATTCTTATCGTCGGTATGAAATCTGAACATGATATGATTATGGACTTGATGTTCTTCAACGCAAGTATGACATCGTTTATCCTAATCATCGGATAAACGAGACCGAGTTCTCCCATCTTTGTGTCACCTCCCTGTGTGTCGAAATGCTCAGGTCCGGCATCAATCGACATCTCATCGAACCTTATTGTTTTCTCGACATCTGGATCCTGCACAAGTCTGACGAGGCTTGAGGAAACTTCATTGTCTTGTTCTACAAATGAAGCGGGTCTGTCTGTTGGATTGTTGAAAACCATTTATGAGTTTCTCAGTGTTGCGTTTAGGAATTCTCCGAGCGAGGTTCCGTTTGTTGCACAGTCGACGATTGAGGAATCCACACTTTCGAGGCTTTCGTCTATTGCACCGAAATATATTTTGCCGTTTTTCATGGTAAGTCCAGATCCACCCTTCTTTGATATATTGGCTTCTGATGGTGATTCGCCGTTTTTTGGTGAGGAAACTGGCACATGTACGCTGTCTGAACCTGCTTTGTCTGGAACCTTGCTCTTGTCTATGTATTTGTGATAATTCTTGACTGCATCGAATGCTCCTGTTGTATCGGAACTTGTTTCTTTGACTGGGTTGTATATGTTATCTATAGATGCTGAGTATATAAGATCCCCACACTCGATTGAAAACGGGTTGTTTATCAATGAGTATTTTAGTATCATCTCGGTATAGTCTGTCGTTCCGTAGAGTGATTTTGAAACCAAGTCGGGTCTCATTTCCAACTCCTTGCTGACCTTGTATAGACTGCATATCTGAGTCATTGCTATATTGCTATCGAATATGCTCTCTGCAAGATCCACGACTTCTATATCGTCGTACATATATGTTTCTTTATGATCGAGTGTCCTTGAAAACATTTTCTTGAAAGATTAGATTACGGGAACATGAGGAACCAGTCTGGTTGGTTTCTCTTGTCTATTGTTTCTTTTATTTCATCTCTTTCCGCTTTTCCCTGTTCTTCATACATTGAAGTTATATTGACTCCGCCTACAAGATTGTATTCATATGTTTTCAGTACTCTGTGTACCTGTCTCTTGCATGTGGCGATAATCCATCTCTGGAAATAATAGTCATCATATAAAGCTGAATCCTCTATCTGCATATAAACCTGTATAAGCACAGGATTAAGAGGATCGTGACCTATCACCTTCAATCGTTTCGTGTTTAGGTTGAAATCGAAGTTAACATCATAAAGAGTGAAACTTCTAGCCAAATCGAAGAAACTGTAGCTTGTTATTCTCGATGTTATAATATCGCTCATGAATGGACCAGCTATATAGAGGTCTGAGTTCATAACCCTGTCGAAGTTTAGGTCTGGATCGTTTATACCGAAAAGTCTAGCTGAGTCTTTTATTTCCCTGAACTCCCTTATACCCCATACACAGTCTGGAAGCTGTATGGTTCTTGATGATCTGAATTCAGCTGACCTGAAAGATTCGACAGGGATTATGCCGTATTTCAACTCAACGGTGTCCCTCCACTCCCTGAATACATATTTCTTTTCCGCATCTATGATACGGTTTATTTCTTTCTTGTTTACCTGGATTTTCAGATCTCCAGATATTGTGAGATCGTCTACAACAAAGTTTACAAGTTCGTCTTTTGTCATTTTTCTTGTATTTTGTTTTTACATGGTGTAACCCATCATCCATGGGTTCACATAGTAGTTTGGTATCGTCTGGCTGACGTTTGTTGCCGATGTAGGTTGCAAAGATTTCAGGTTTTGTGTGTTGCCTTCGTATTTTGAACCTTTGTTCTTGAGGTCTGAGTGTTGTGTTTTTGCTATGAATGCAGTTCCTCCGCCATAGTATGTGTTTCTAGTTTCTTCGTATAATTGTCTTCCTTCCTGTGTGTTTGGTGTGTTTCCTGTATTCTCGTCAACTCTTGTCTCACTGTCTGCTGATGAGCGGAATTTATCAGAAAGCGTGTAGATTCTTCCGTAACCACGGTTGAACATCGACTCTATTGCATCCCTGTCCCTTCCGAGACCATGATCGAGTTTCACAACAGCCTTGAAACCTATTGGGAAATCGTCTGGTCCGAGTTCGTCTTCAAATGTGACAGTTAGATCTTTTACGACAAGGTTTCCTATCATTGCTATCGGGTTGAACGGGTTTCCTATGGTAAGATGCCAGTCTCCGACAGGTTCGCCAGTGAGAAGTGCCCTCTGGTTTTGTATAAATGGAACGGTTGTTCCCTTCAGAGCCTTTGCTGCAATAACCTTCTGTATAGCGGACATTGTCCTTGTTTCAAATGCTGCGTTGAATTTAGCCTTTGCTTGTGCTCTTTGTTCTTCCTTGTTTGTAGATGAATCCCCACCCGAACTTCTTGAGAAGAAGCTTTTTATTCCGTCTACAGCACCAGAGAATATGTTCGATATCATACTAAGTGCATCAGGTAATACTGTTGATAATGAATTTCCGCCGTCAGCGAATACGTTCTTTGTAAGAGAGTCGATAGCGCCTTCTTTTCCGAATATCTTTCCTTTATACAGTTTGTTCATTGTATCTCCGTATTTGAATGGGTAGACTGCTGGACTTTCTGATCTGAATCTCCACATTCCGCCGAACCAAGTTCCAGAAGAATAGCAAAGAACGAGCATGTTTGCAAGAAGGTCAAGAATAACAGCCTTGTTGTTTATTCCTGCTATGGGTCTCGCGACATATTCGAACGTTATGTTCAGTCCGTCTTGTGTGAACTCAAGTCCCCTGTCCCTTCTCAGTGTCTTTGTTATGACATTGATTGGACCGAGTATCCTGTTCTCATATGGACCGTCTTTGTAAGGATCGGGTGGCATGGTGGCTGCACCTTCGAGGTTGATTGTCTTTCCGTTAGATATTTCCCCGAGGAATCCCATTGTTTTTGCAATGACACCGAGACCGGATGAGACGGCTCCGAGGATTCCACCTCCGTTTCCGTTTACAAGGTTGCTTCCTTCATCGTTTTGTGCTGCAGATATGGAAATTGGATCTTTTCCGTCGCCTGTTGAAAGTTCAGCCCATTTATATCCTGCGCTAAAGGATAGTATGTCTGACAGTTTGTTTCCTGTGTCTTCTCCGAAATATGTCACGGCTGTGGCAAGAGGAACGAACGGTGAAAGCGAATTCGATCCTTTAAACTTCTCGCCAGCTGCGTTTGTGAACGAACCGTCATTGTCGGAAGCGTTCTTTTCAACATCATAGTCAGAAAACTCTATATTGTCGGTAACAGGCATAGCATATCTCCTGAGAGTTATCATCCTGTTATTCTCTATCTTGTTCCACCATTTGCAAAAAACGAAGTCTTGGAAAGAGTATGGAGTCTTTCCTCTGTCTGATTCCTGTCCGAACCTTATGATTGATGTCGTGGTAGGAGTTTTTGAGTAGTTTCCACTGAATGAATCGTCTCCGTCTATTTCATAGTATTTTCTTGCATTGTACCTGTCGTATGTAAGACCTTTTTTGACAGTTTCAGGATTTCCGTATGCGCCAGCAAGTTTCACCAATGCGTATGGATGTATGAACGATCTTGCAGAAAGAAACTCTTTCTGGTGTTTGTTGATGAAACTCTCGATTCCTTCTTTTCTCTTTTGCAGAGCATCCTTGTCATCCTGACTTGCACCAGGAGACGCTTCGATGGCATTCTGTATGGAGCTAGGAGTCTCGTAGTAATCCATAGCATATGAACCATAGTCGTAATGAGGATAGAAAGTATTTACCATGGCCTGTTGGTTCGCTTGCTCGTATATGGCAAGTGTTCGATACAGTCGAGTATCGAAGAAAGCCATTTTTTCCTTGAGGAAATCTTCGCTTCTTTCTACAGTTTCGTATGCAGAATCCAGTATTACGTTTTCGTCTGCCATTAGTGTTGTCTTCCTACATATTCTTTGTTGAGATAGATATCCGCGCTGTCGTTCACGATAGCGTAGCTGTCGTTCTTTGCATTGTATGACAGCAGGTCTTCAATCTGCTTATCTATCTCCTTGTTGTATACTGTGTAAAGCCTGATGTTTGTCAAATCTGCGTTTCCTGCAGTCAACATGAGTTTTCCTGTCTTGACTTCACTGTACACGTTGTTGTCTATTTCCTCTATATGTTCTATTCTCTTGAAGTTTCCTTCTGTCGAGTACACGTCAACTGAGAATTTCTCTCCGTAGTTCACAACTAACCCATACCATCTCATCTCGGTCATCTGTGACGAGAACTGGATATTGCACTCGTTGTCACCGTCTTTGATGCACAGTACACATCCTCCCTTTACTGAGATTGAGAATGTTGAACCAGATATTATATTCACAGCGTCTCCTTTGTACATCGCAAATCCCGGCATTGTGTACCAGTTCGGGTTCATTTTCGCGAGTTTCTTCGCAACCGTGCTGTCTATCTGTATTCTGTTCTCGCCGACTATCTTTCCCGATATCGTGATGACTCCCCTCTTTATAAGGACATCGTCACCTTCCTTGAAATTCTTGCCGGTTGTTGTTATCAGGTAGTATTTTCCGTTAATTGTTTCGAGTGATATGTTCTTCAGGTTCTTTACGACATCTCCGCTGTTTTCATGCAGCCTTAGCCAGAACGATAGGCATCTGTTGTCCTCCTTCGTAAAGTTGTCCTCCCTGTTGTATTCTACAACGACACGTGAAGTCTGATCTAGGTTGTAGTAGCTTCTTGCGACAGTATGTCCGTCGACTATAATGTCCTCGTCTATTATGGATGTGAACTTGAGCATCACACCCTCTTCCCTCTGTGGATTTACTTTCTTCTGTTCGTCCTGTGAATCCGAAGTGTGAATTGAAAGTTGATCTGGATCGACAATGTCCTTGAGTGTCCTTTCGATGTCCTCGCCGAACCTCTCGTCGAGATTCGTAGTGGAGTTTGTAATTGATTCCTTGAGATTCTCTCCGACAATCCTGCTTCTAGTGGGCTTGTAGATTCCGAGATTGACTTTGTATGAAGTGAGCTGACCTCCGAGTTGTTTGACCGGTGTCATCGAGACGACTTCCATTAGTTTCCTTGTCATGGGTATGAACACAATGTCGTGTTCCTGTGGGATTGTTCCGTCGTTTCCTGTCACGGTTTCCCATGTCTTCAACGCGATGTCCATTGTCATAGGAATTGCGAAGTTGAGTCCCATGATGTTGTATGTTATTGCTCCGTCGTCGTATCCGGTGTCGGAATACATAGCCTTGAAGGTCAAAGGACAGTCCTCCACGCCGTACAAAGTGTACGACTGGAAAATCACGTCCTGGTTCCTTTTGTCTGGTGTGGCTCTGAACCACATCACCTCGACACCAGCCGTCTCAGCGGCGTTGGCGTTCATCGAAGCCAGAACCGTGTTCGCAAACTGCGCAGCAGCTTCCTGAATAGATGATGGTAAATCGTAGCCTGCCAAAATGATATAGTTGTTTTCTGTATTTATTTGAGCCCGCAAAAAATCGTTTTTTAATATTTGATATATAATTTATAGAGGTTTGTAATGTGAACCGAACGTTTTTACGACGCAGATGCTGACAGCGAGATTGATAGAAGACAACAGGTTTCTCATCGTGGAGGGAAATCCCGATGAGCTTGCCCATGTTAGGATGGAGTTCACGAAGAAGATCAACAACTGGTATATAATCAAGAGTAAGAACAAGGATGCCAATGTTGACGAGTCTTTCATGAACAACGTCGGCATGATCCCTGTCGGTCTGTGGGTGGAACTTATCAACGCCTGCAAGAAGTTCAACTATGTGCTTACTTTCTACAGCGACTTTGAAGATAGGACAAGGGATATGTCCGTCACATACGACGGTTTCAAGGAATATGTCGACAACCTCTTCAGTAAGTCTGGAATGACTCTCAGGGAGTACCAGATTCAGGGTGCCTTCAACATGCTTTCCTACAAGAATTGCTGTGTTGAGATTTCAACTTCTGGTGGTAAGACCGTCATCTCTTATGTCCTGTTCAGGTATATGATTGATGTTCTGAAACTTAAGCATATTTTGTTTGTTACTCCAAAGACAAACCTCACTACACAGTCCGCTGACAAGTTCATACTCTATGACAAGGACAACCAAATAGAGTCCAACTGGACGCATTCTGAGATACATGCCGACGCAAAGAAGAAGAAAGTCTACGATGACAACATTGTTTTCGGAAACTACCAGTCTTTGAGATCCAAGAAGCCTGAGTTTTTCGACCAGTTTGACGCTGTGATTCTCGACGAGGCTCATCACGGTCAGAACAGATCCTGCAGGACTATTGTAAAGAAATGCAGAAACGTCAAGTACAAAATCGGCATGACAGGAACTTTTCCTGATGATGGTTCCTATGACAGTTTCGTCTTGCAGTCATATTTCGGTCCTGTTGTGTTCAGGTTTACTTCATACGAGCTTATCAACGTCGAGAAATTCGCCACTCCCGTTCATGTGACGATGGTTGGTCTGAAATATCTCGACGAGGAGAAGAACAAGGCTCTGTTTGACCTCAGGAATGTCAGCAAGAAGGATGATCCGACAATAGGCAACAAGATTCTCAACGAGGAGAAAGTTCAGGTCAGGAAAGATCCGAAGAGGTTCAGCTTCATTGTGAATATGATAAGCAAAGTAACGAAGAATACACTGGTGCTCTTCTCGGATATCCAAAACGAGTATGGAAGGAATGTGTACACTTCTTTGAAGGAGAATACAACGAAGGATGTGTTCTATATCGACGGTAACATCGCCACATCGACGAGGCAGAAGATGATTGACTCGATGGAGAACGATCTTAGCGGAAACACAATCATTGTAGCTTCTATACAGTGTTTCTCCGAAGGTATCGACATAGCTAATATGTGGAACATATTCCTGATAGAGACCACTAAGTCTGAGAACACCATAGCCCAGATCCTTGGTCGAGGTATGAGGCGTTTCGAGGGAAAGGAGAAGACGATGATGATCGATTTCATCGACGACTTCAGGTATGGTGGCGGTTTCTTCTCTGAGAACTATCTGTGGAAGCACGGTATGGACAGGATGTCAATCTACCAGAAGAGGGGGTTCCCCTGTAATCTAATTTCTGTTGACTTGAACGAGAAATAAATAAAGAAATGAATTTTCTTTTTCAATGAACAGAATGAACAGAAAAGACAGGGTGATTCTTGAGGAATTGCAGTCGAAATATGGAATGGATGCGCTTGCCACCGCTATAATGAACGTGCAGAACGCTGTGGCTCCAGAAGCTGTCAGCGACGGTGTCCAGCAGGTTCAGATGTCTCCAGCAGAAATTGTACTTGAGTATATCAAGAGAATCGAGGGTTACAGAATTAGGCTCAGGGAGATTCACTGGATGTCGGATCACAGATCGACACACGAACTTGCAGACTCGTTGATGTACGACCTCGCTTCATACGAGGACTCCATCGCTGAGGACATGATGGGAATAATCGGCTACAGGATAAAAATCGGAACAATAATCCCGAAACTTCCGAAAGCCACCGAGTTGAAGGCTCTCATCAATGAGATTGTGAACGACACAATCTGTGTTAAGCAGAATATAGAGGAGTTTCCTGTGTGGACAGGTATATGCAACATTCTAGACGAATGTGTCCATATGCTCAACAAGTCACAGTATCTTTCTGATTTCAAATAAGAGACATTTTCTTTCATTTCTTTTCTTCAAAAATCGTTTTCTTGAATTTGCGATATAATTTATAGAAAACGATTTTTTCTTTTAATGGCTGATAGAAAGGATGTCAAAATCGGACTTGGCATCATAGCGTTCGATGACACGTGCCATCTGAAGAGCATTGTGTCGGAGGTAAGGGACTTGTGTGACGAGATTGTGATATGCCTGCAGAAGGAGTCTTGGCACGGCGATCCGATAGAACAGGAAGTTGTAGACTATGTCGATAATCTTCTTCAGGAAAAATTCATAGACGATGTTATCTGGTTCGAGTCTAAAAACGACTACGACGACAAGGATCCTGCGAAACCGAGGATGATAGAAACTGACAAAAGGAACTTCCTTCTCGATTTTATGCAAGAAAAAGGCTGTACTCATGCCCATGTAATTGACAGTGATGAGTTTTATGACCACGATGATTACAAGAACACCATAGATGTCATTTTGCAGAATGACATCAAGGTGACGTATTGTCAGTATATAAACTACTACAGGGACTACTGTCATGTTCTGGTGTGGCCGTTCCTGTGCTATGTTCCTTTTATAAGCGACATTCACTATAGGTTTGACTTTAAGAATGGAAGTTTCGACAAACCGAGTGATCCGACAAGAAGGTACAAACTGCAGGATGGTGAGCAATATTGTATACTTTCATTCAAGCTCATAAAGATGCACCACTTGTCTTGGATAAGGAAGAATATCGAGGACAAGATAAAGAACTGGAGTGCGAAGAGATATTTCGAGAACATAGAGAATCTGAAGGAGAAAGTCATAGATAGGTATAACAACTACAAGGACGGTCAGAATGCGATTATATTGTTCAATACACCAGAGTATAATGTTGCCGTCAACAGGTTGAATGATGCCTATATAAAACCTAAATATAGTTTGTTGGAGGATATCGCATGAATATTTGTGTAATGATTATGTCGACTGAGATGCAGCCGAGCACAAGGAACGTTGAGATGTTCAAGAACACTGTTGTCAAGAACTACTTGGACAACAAGGACAAGTTCAAGCATATCTACGATTTCTGGGAGTATACCGCAGATAATATGCAGGACAGGGATTTTACAGGATACGGTTCTCCTCATTTTAATGTGATTTCTGTTCATGAGCAGGAGAGTGTATATAGGACATGGGAGAAGACATACAAGGCTTTCCAGATAATAACCGATAGAAAGAAATATGATCTCTATGTCAGGATAAACATATCGTTGTGGCTTAATCTTGAATTGCTTGACGCTGTCGCTGATCAGTTCAAGGATGATATGGTGTATTGCAATGCGATAAACAGCCATGTGAACGTGACATCTAAGTATCTGAACGATGTATATCCGAGAGGTGACATGTACATCTTCGGGAACAAGACAATGAACGGTATACTGGAGCATGGCTGGAAGTATATGTACTGTGATCAGGACATGAAGGAGAGGATAGGTGTGGATCATGTCGACGACTGTATACTTGGTGTGGCGATGATTGACACATATGGTAAGGATTACTACAAGCACATCGAGCAGCTGAAATACATGTTCATCCCAACTCCGTCGATAAAAGGTATCGGAGAGATTGACAAATTGTCGATAGGATTCAGGGTGAAGACAACACCAGAGGGAATGACATCAGGGTACTCGTGGGATGATAATGAGTACAGACTAAAGGATGCTGTGAAGATGAAGGAACTTCAGGATTATTTCGGAAACATTGATGTTTCATATTCTGATGTGAAGTTGAAAGATTTGATTGCCGACGAGAATAATGCCAGACCGACGTTGTTCGTGCAGGCTGTGAACTGTGGGGTGAAAAAGGTGTTTTGGCAATATCTCGCGATGAAGAGAAAATGAAAAAGAGGTCAAATCGACCTCTTTTTGTTTAGAAACTTTCGTCTATCTGAACTTGTGCCGCGCTTGGTGCATTTGATGTCGGTGAAGCGTTGAGTATGAAACTGAGATCAAGTTCAGATATCACAGATTTCTTGATGAAGTAGTCTCCCTTCGTGTAAACACATAAGAAGGCTCTTGGATTCGCTTTGTATCTCCTGAGTGGTTCAGCCATCAGAGGTATTGAGTTTGTGAAGTATTTTGATCCGATTCCGTCGTTGTAGTCCTTGATTGTTATTGAGAAATTCTCAAGTCTTTCGTCGTCGAAATTGATTATTTGTCTGTTTCCATTATAATCTTTTATAGCATAAGACTCTATGTTTCCTCTATATGTATTTGTATTTGAATCAAATTTTGTAAAAAGCGCACTGTCCATCTGTGCTGATTGTATTGTATAGAATTCCAATGTAATTTTTATGTCTGATGTAAAAACATAATTCGATGTTGATGGAACAGTTATTGAGAAGTCGTATAGTAGATTGTATGTTGTTTGTAAGGATCTCCTTGCGTATATATAATAATCATAATCTCCGTTTCCAGAATAAAGTTCACCATGTGAATTTATGTTTCTTACGTTTCTTGACCATGCTCTGCTGACAATATTAAGGGTGAAGTTTGTTGCTTCGGAAGACGACGATTCTGTTTGTGACAAATCTATCTTGTCTATCTCTTCTACTTTGCAATTGTTGTATCCTCCAGACGAAGTTACGTTTTTTATCAGATAGATGTAGTCATAACTGTTTTCTGTGTAAAATATATAATCATATTCTTCCGGTGTTTCGCTTACGTTCCTTCTGGCATATCTAGTTTCTCCGTTTACAGTAAAACGAATATTGTTGGTTGTTGTGTTTCCTGAAAGTTTACTGTTTCCATAGAAAAACAACCTTGCTCTTGAACCACCACCTCCTTCTATTCCGGGTAAGCTTATGGATGTACTTCCGTGTAATATGTCTGTGTTTTCCATTCTGTAAAAATTAGCTTACGTTTATGTTCATTCTGTATATTTCGCCGTTATGTGAGTATTCAAAATACATGTGGCACATAGAGACAGAATATCCTGTTTTTAAGCTGTTTTTTATTGTGCTTGTATTCAAAGATGCGTCCAATTCGTCTTTGAACGTTTCGTATTCTTTTAGTGTGGTAATATTTTTGTCAATTGACTCGATGTATCCTTTTTCCACAAAAATTCCCCATCCGTTGCTACTTGATGGGATAGATTCTATAACAAGACCGTTGTTAAGTACGGCACATATCTTACAGTATTCCTCGCTGCTTGCGATATATTCGATGAAATTCTTGCTGTCAGAGAACGTGAGGGTTTCTCCGTTGTCGTCTTTACCTGTTAAAGTATAAGTACTTGGATCTGGAACTACATAGTATCCTGTTGGAAAATTTAAACTTCCGCCATATGTTTTGCGTCCGAAATATCTATATCTCCATAATTTCCATTCGCCCCACGCAAGCGCATCGATTGTGCCTCTTTGTGAATAAGCATTTTCCAGTGCGTTATTTGTGTAAGGTGGATATGTTAGATTGTTCTCTACTTTGAATTTTAACTCTGTTGTGTTATGTGAGTTTGAAGGAACTTCATATCCTTGGGTTGCACTATCCTGAAATGCAATGTTTCCTAAGGAATCTAATGTGATAATGTTTCCGTAAATATTTGTTATTTCAAACAATTGACCGTATGTGTCAAGAATATAATCGTTTATTTTATATTTCTCGTCAGATATAGCTTCAGTGTTATTGGATAAACTCTGGTTGTTTCTTATTCTTTCTTTTATGATATTTGCGTTTATAGAAACATCAATGGATGAAAAATGTATAGAATTTCCGTTATTTCCCTGAATGCCTATACGCCCAGGTGCGGAATAACCGCACGATCCTTTCCAAGTTTCCAAATTGTAATCCATTGTTTATGTTGTTGTTTTTACTCTTGTGTTCATTATTTTTATTGCGCCAGTTTTTTTGTTGACACACACAAGTTCATATATGTTTTCTGAATTTAATAAGAAACTTCTTAATCTGCTGCAAATATATGATTTTTCCAAGTTCAATCTTGCTGTGTATCCGATCATATTATATGTAGAAGAATCTTTTAACAGTGGAGTTTTGTCGTTTAAGATCATTTCGTGCTTTATGAAATTGTCATATGGAACCGTGCTGCTTACAGCTGTATCTGCAACTTTGCAATTTCGCTGCCATTGTACAGGACCAAATGATTCATAAGGATACATGTTTGTATACATTCCTGAGAAATATGCAGAATCTCCGCTTCTGAAATTTGGATTGTCAATGCTATATAGTGAGTATTGAATATATCCTCTTAGATTGTCGTATGAAAGAGTTTGAAATTGTTGCATAGACCATTCTGAGAACAAGTTTTCAGCTTGTGCTGGATTTGTACTGTTTTTTTCTCCTGTTCTGATAGATCCTGGTCCAATCACTAAACCATACCAAGAAAGATGAAGGTTGTCTATTCCACCAAACCTATATCTGTATGGTGTTCCCCAGAAATTCTTTGTTATAAAGTTGTGTGGGTGTATGAAGTTTGAATTTATATTGTTTCCTGCGGGATGAAGTTTGTCACAAGACATGTCTGTGATATTGTAAATAGCCGATGAAGAATCTATATGTTCTTGGTATGTGTTTGATCCGTCTAGTTTTGCATTCAGTTTTATTTCTGCATATTTGTAAAATTCAAACGCTCCTTGCATATTCCTATGTACAGGATCCATTAGACTCTCATATCCGCTGTCACCGAGGATATATGTGTCATATTGTGGTGATTTATTGATTTTTGTATATATTCTTAGATAAAAATTCCAATAGTTTAATATACTGGAGTCTGTTACATGTATTATCGGTTTGAAACTGAATCCGAAAGTTTTTTTGAATGCTTTGTCATAAGTTATTCTTGTGGATGAATCCGGATAATCTTCTATATGATACGGAGACGTGTAATCACAACCCTTCAACCTAATGCTTGCGGATGAATCTATACATCTGTTGCTTGGAATAGGTATATTGAAAACATTCTCTGTAAAGTTCATGAATTCGACTTCACCGATGCTGTTTATAAGATTCTCATCGGATACAAGTTTAGCTTCTTTCTGCTTGTCTGTTAGTTTTCCTAGATATGTAAAATCTATATTGTCTCCGTTAATATCAAGCCTGTATACAAGAAGATCCTTTGATAATATCAAATCACCGTCTACATATTGTATTCCCTGAAGACTTATTGTATTCCCAGAAGAAAGAACAAGGTTGTTTTTAATCTTTTCCCTTATCATTCCTTTTATATAGTCGTTATTTGGGGAATAATCAGAAAAATGGATTGACGGACCATTTGTTCCGTTCTCTCCTGTTGAACCGTTGATTCCTGCAGTTGCTCTACCTGGAATCAAATCATTCCTGAAAATAGGCTGTTCTTTTGTCTTACACGTGAAATGTATTCCCATTACAGATAAATCTTCATTTTTACCGTATAGATGTAGTCTTTAAGGTTGTTAAGTGCAAGATAGTATTTTCCTTTGTCGTTGAAAAGGTTCTTGTTAATTCCTTGAAGTGTCATCATGCCATTTGTAGATGTACTGTTGTCGTCAAACGATAATTCCTGTGCTTCGTTGAACCATATTTCCACTTTGCAGTTTTCATCTATGTTTATGAATTTTAATATACTGTTCTCTATGTATCTTTGTTTGCTTTGCGGGTTGTTGACGGTTCTCCCTATCCAGTTGCCCATGTATCCATCCGAATACATGATAAGGTTGATTAAACTGTCTGTTATATTCAACGTTATCTTTTTCTTGTTTCTGTCTATTACAGTATTTGTCCAGTTTGTTATCTCGATGAAATTAACGATATTGCCGTCTTCGTTTTCTGATTTCAGGTTTAGGCCACGTGATGCAAAGAAAATATTCTTCTCATATCCAGATTCTATTCCGTTGTTTTCAACAAAAACATCGTGTCCTGTGAATGTCCTGTATATATTAGCATCCCAGCAGTCGACAAGAGGATTCAAATTATGTAGAACATTCAGGCAAGTTGATGATGTCATTGAACCTGATGTTACTGTTTCTGTGTATGTTTCAGGTAAACTTTTTATTACGGAAGCGTTGAATTTTATCAATCTGTTACTGGATATTTCCAAACTTGCATCTGCTCCAGCAGGAGAGAATGAGTCTCCAACAGATCTGGCATTAAACGAACCACATTCCCTATAAGTGAATGTGGATTCTTTGATCCATATTGAAGAATCAATTCCAGATATAACTGTTCCGTTTGCTACATTAATTTTTGGATATCCTTGTATATCGAATATTAAGCTGGTGTAGAAATAGATATCAGCAACAATTGATAATGTTGAAGAATCCACGTTGTTTATCTGATATGTTTCTCCGTTTATTATAACATCATCTCCTGATTGAATATATCTATTGTATGATATTGCGGACGAATCAAAAACAGTTAACGATATTGATGAATCCATCGAAGACACGTCTGTGATTTTGTATAGTTTCTCATTGTCTTCATCTGTTACATCATAAATATTTTCTCCTACTCGTAGTTCATAATTCAATGGTGATGTTGATGGTATATTAAACTCGGTTACAAGTATTTCTGTCTCTACGGTTGTGCTTTTTCTGTTGTCAATGGTAAGTGGAATCTCTGATACTTTTCTCAACCATGTCTGCGGAATCGTATTGACGTTCCCTACTCTGAGGTTACACCCGTCGAGAGAAGTCTCAAATATTGAATTTATACCGTCAATCTTGTTTTCAAACGCAAGAATGTTTCTTGTGACTGGTTCGCAATATGAAGGATATGCCGTTCCACTATCTGTCTGTTCAAAATCTGAATTTTCTACATTGATTTCGACAGGATCCTTTATTTCAACATGGATTATATCGTTCAGATTTGAATAGTTTAGTGTTCCGTTCTTTGTCTTCACGAACACAAGAGGAGTCTTTATATACTCCTTTATCATTCTCAAAGGAAGGGTTGCATAGTCTGTCTGTTTGTTGAACTCTGGATCCGTAGGTTCGTTGTTTGAACCTGATATGATGAACATGTCTATGTTGTCGTCAAGTTGGTTGACACATTTCATGAATTCTGATGTAAACGGCTCTATTCTTGATGAGTCAACATACAACGAAGCGTCCCATGAAGCAATATATTCATTTGTGAAATCTGGTTTGAATGATTCGACACCGATCTTTCCGATCAACAATGAGTATTTTTCCTTTGTGAAGCATTCCTTGTCTATTGAATCTGACATCAGAAACACAAACCCGTTTGCGTTTTCTTCTGATGTAACTATCTGGGCGAATCCCATCGAGCAATCCCTGTTCCATAATTCTGCGTTATCTGGTATCAGTGTGAGTTTGGATGAATTGAGGGTGTTTACTTTGCATTCTGACAGCGATGATGTGTGGAAAGATGAATAAATCATCGGAATACGGACGCTTCCGTCTATCGTCATCTTGGCATTGTCGTCGTTGTAGAACATGTTCCAAGGAGCGGAACCGTTGTATATGAATATAGCCAACTGTTCATTTTCCTCGTCGAACAGGATTTCGCAAGGGTTGAGATTGTTCGGGTTGTTGCCAGATGTACAGATGATAATAGCGGAGTAACCGATATATTTCTTTATATCGAGTACCTTGGATTCCTTGACCTGTATACTTACCTTCACTCCACCGGCGATGAATTCGATTGTGTCGTTGCCGTTGCTGTATACAGTGGACATTTTTGCTGTTCCTCCTCCGTCGTTGGTGAGGAGTTCGTCAATTGAACCTGTGCCGTTGAAGAGATAGTCTTTGAATTTTCTGTGTATTCTTGGATCAAACTTGTCATTTAAGTATTTTGGATATCCGTATGTGCACGAGTCGAATGAGCAATCCACATATCCGCTTCCGTCGGAGACAGTCACGTTTCCGATATAGAAATCGGTGTCCTGTGGTATGAAGTATGATCTGTTTTCAGATTCGTCGCTGTATTTGAACATTACTCTCATGTCGTCTCCTCTGCTGTCTGTTCCGACAACTTTCCATTTGCAACAGTAAGGTGACAGCATGGCGACATCGGAATACTTGTGATCGGCGTTGTTCAGTGTGCTGAGGTATCCTGTCAGGTTGAGTGGTTCTAGGTTTTCGATTTCCACAACTTCTCCGTCGGCGTTCTTGTATGTCTTGAATCTTTCGTACTTGTCTATGTAGTTCATCACAGACTCTTCTGGTGTCTGGACGGTAAGAAGGCTTTTTCCGAAGACGTTATTCCTTGTTCCGAATTCTCCGTTGTCCTTCGATATGTAGTCGGATGAGATTGTAGATATGCTGTTTATTGGATCTATGACATCTGTGTTTATATCCTTTACTTGAAGTATGGAGCACAAACCTGCATTTATAGGAGGAAGGTTATAGAACAATACCTTCCCTTCGATGAGCTCTGGTGTTTTAGACACAACGATGATGCTGGATCCGTCTCCTCCGAATCCGCTCAGTGACTGGACAGGAGCATTTTCAAACTCACATTCACTGTTCAGTTTGATTATGCTTATCTTTTCAAGATATGAATATCCTTCCTCGTCTTTGTATATGACGTTCCTCTCCTTGGAAACCTCCATGTCTATGTTGGAATCTATATGGAAAAGCCTGTGTGTAGAGTCGACGGTAAAAGGAATAAATGAGCAGGCAAACGCTATTCTTGAACCCAAAGCCTCGAATCCTGTTGGATACAGAATCTTCTTCAATCCTGTGTCTTCCGTCGGTATCAATTTTATTTTCTCTATGTCGCTCAGACCGAACAGATATGCTGAATCGTCAGTGTATCGATCTGAGTTGTATGTGTTGTCATAATTGGTATCGAAGTCATAGAAAGAAGACACCTTTTCTATATACACCGAGTCTGAACCATAGACGAATGTTGAATTGTATATCAGGCATACACTGTCATTGTTGACATAAGCCTGTACAATATCTTCTCCGAACGAGTTGAACGCTTCGACAAGAAGATTAACCTCGTCCTCTTTCGTTATGGAAGAGTCACTTATGTTCAGTCTGTAAGGTATTCCGTATACAGTGACTCTCTCTATTTCGTATTCGTCTGACTCTATTGTCTCGTTGTAATGGTTGATTTCGCTTATGTCGAAGATGTCGTTCTCATAGTTCGAGATTACAACTTCGTATATCTTTTTGTCCTTAACATCGACAATTCTGAAATGCTCACCAGGATCCATCACATCGTTGAACTGTACGGTGGCGTAGCATTTTTCATAGACGGATGTATCTGTGTCAACTGCATCTGGAGAAACTATATTCTCATAAGGAGCCTTCGCGTAATTTTTCAGCAAATCATATACTGATGCATCGGTTACGTTGAACGGAAGTCTCGTGAAACCATCTGGTGTTGTAAGTCCGTATATTAGATCGTTGAATGAACTGTCTGATGGATTGAACGAAGATCCGTGTATCTCTGTGTCGAATATCGGAACATTGTCGTCGAAACCGAGGCAGTTGAAGTCGCCATCCTCTCCGTTGAGTTTGATATAGATTCCGAAATATGTGTCGATGCTGAACAGATCCCTCGAAGTGTCGTCGAACATGAACTCGAAGTTGACGATGTTCTTGCTAACAATCCTGTTTCTCTCGAAACCGAGTGTGAACCAGTCGTTCATCGCAACCTGATTCTGGATGTTCCTACACAACGAAGCTGATTCGTAAATCTGTGAGACGACACCGCTGTCGAGTGATATTCCGTTGTATATGTTGCTCTGGTCGTAGTCGTATGAGACATACAGGTTTCCTACGAAATTCTTTGAGTTCTCGTATATTTTTCTTATGAGTTTTCCTGCGTTCGATGTTTCCCTTAAATCGAACACCTTCACTATTTCGCCGTCGGTGAGAAATTTCTTGATTTTCTCTGGGTTTGTCTCTATGTTCTCATAATCGGAGATTCTGAATACAACGAAGAAATCGGGAATGTTCTTCTTTATACACAACGGAGCCAAAATAGAGTAGTTCTCCGTGTACATCTTGTCGCTGTTTGTCCTGACTCCAGAGTTGTATGTGTCGTAATATTGTTCACCCAAGTTGTTGGCCAGAGAGAACAGGCTGTAGCATGAATCCTCGATTTTGTAGAAATCCGTCGAAGTAATGCTAGACATCTTGCTCATCAGCGTTCTTCCATAGTATTCGTTAGGATTGATGCTGATTTTTCTGTATTTTCTCTGTGACAGTGCTTTTGACACCTTGAATGTGTCAAGATACAGGTTCTGACTTGAATCGACGACGACCTTTACGTTTCCTGTGAGTTTTGGATTCACCCTCAGAAGCTCATAGGAAGCAGCGTTGTCAATCATCTTTATTGTTTTCTTGTAACTGAGTTCTGTTATTTCTTCGGGTCTGTAGTTTATTACGGTAAAATCGGATGAACTTGTTGTTTTCGCTGCTCTTGTGTGGATAGCTATATCGAAAGCCTCGTTGCAATCTATATGTATATGAAGCAATGATCCGTTTATGTTTTCTGTATGTATCTCATAAATGGAGCTCATTGGTATATTGTACCACCTGTATTCGTTTATGTACGATACAAATGGAGGGAGGTTTTCAGAAATATAAAGCGACGTGTAGTATTTTTCAATCTCTTCGCCAAACGGAAGATCTTTTGTAGGCGTTGTAGTCAAGGATCTGAACATGTATTCGGCAGATCCTTTTGGTGTATAATATGAACTATCTTCTTTGTATGAATTGTTCAAATAAACAGTGACTCCGACGTTCGGTTCGCTTCCTTTTGGAAATTTCACATAAACAGAGTTCTCGTCTGGTTTGTAACTGCTGTCTGTTACGTCGCCAAGACAATAACCGTTTATATACACATACTTTTCATAACCAGTTGTTACTATTATTTCTGGTACATATTCTTGAGATAGAACAAAGAAGTCCCTTCCAAATCCAGATACCAATCCTACATCTATCATTTGTGAATCATTGTGTTATAGTTTATATAGGTAATTAAGCGTTTGTGCTTGTGTCAAAAACCTTCTTGTTGATGTAAGGAAGAACCTTGTCATCGAGGAATGTCATGAGAGCCTTGTTAGCCGATGTCTTCTCGTCAGCACTCAGGTAAGGAGCCTTGATTTCGAGCTTGCCCTTGAACTCAGACAACGAGGCACCGTCCTTGAACGCATATTCAATAGAAGGCACGTTGTTGATTGTCACCGAGCTTGTACCAGCGATGAGGTTGCCGTAAGCGTCCAAGCTTATTCCGAGACCGTTTGCCAGAGCCTTCAGAGTGTTTACTATGGATCTCATCTTCTCGGCAAGAGGTATAGTGTTTGTGGTTGAAATGCCTGTGCTTGAATCTGTTGATGTTTCTGTGTATTGTATATTTTCAGAGTTGTGTTTGTACTTGGAGTTCATGTCGGCGATGTGTGAGTAGAAACCTGCGCTTGACAGAGTCTCCTGAAGGACAACGGATGTCATGTCAGACTTGACGTTTTCAAGAATCTTTGTAACAGAGTCGTCGGTAGTGAGGTTTGTCGGGAAATCCATTATGATGGAGTTGCTCCATTCTGACTTCAATGGACAGTATGGATATCCAGCCTCTGATATACTTCTGACTTTTATTTCCACCTTTTCTCCATTCCTTATAGGAATGTCAATCTGGTTTATCACGATGTTTGAACCATCAATCTTCTCTTGTGACCAATAATATGAGTCACTTGATTCGTCATACTTCTTTTCAAGGAAAGGTGAAGTGTAGATGTTCCAGTCGGTGAATGTGCCTGACAATTTTGCCTCACTCTTTATATCTTTGAATTTGAATGTGTTGAGTGCTGTTCCTGTTTCATCGGTGTGTAGATATCTGTACATCACGTCGAATCCGATAATCTGCTGTTTTCCAGATTTCTCATTTTCAATTACGTATCTTGGCGAAGGAATGGAGAAGAATCCCCTGACGTGGTACTTTGGGGAATAACCGATTGCGCCAGCGTCATTGAGCATGGTGTTGAGCTCCTCTACTAATGAACTCAGCTGTGTGGTCAGGTTGTTCATCCTTGTAGTATCAGAGTTGATTGTGTTCTGAATGGATTCCCTTGAATCGGGATTCGACTCCTTGATGAGTTTGTCCTTGTTTGCTGATATTGTTGTCCTGACTGCAGAGATGTTCGATTTCACAGAAGCAATCTCCGATGTTACTGTAGTATATTTCTCGTTGTCGAGTGTCACGTTAAGCTGGGTGTTGATCTGGACAACCCTGAGATCGCTTTTGTTTAGGACAGGTGCGTTCGGTATGAGACCTCCGTATGCCGGGATGTGCCCCTCTTTTGCGTGGGCGATGAGTTTCTTTCCGAAGTCGGCGACGTTGTTTGTGTAGAAGCTCTCGAAGTTCTGTGAGGTATTTCCTTCATAAACCAAGTCGTTTGTGGTGAAGATAACTGGGTTAGACCACTCCCTCGACATGAGGTTGTAGTTCTCGTTGACACCTTTCACATAGACGATGTCCATCTCGTTGATTCCGATACCGACGCTTATGACTTTTTCCGAGAACGGGCTGTTGTAGTATTCGAGGTAGTCGTACAGACCGACATTCTCGTAGCCTACACTGTATTCGATTCTTATTCTCTTCTCTGTCTGGTTAATCTCCCTTATCCTGTACAACGAGTTCTCGAATCTCAGATAGTCTCCGACAGTAAGCGTGTTGTCGGTGTTTGTTATGATACCATCTTCGTTCACTGTTGAGTATTTGATTGTTGACAGATAGAGCCAGTTTTCATCTATTCCAGACACAGTGTTCTTTATAAGAGATGTTCCTATGATCTGGAACCTTCCGCTGTATCTTTCATATGTAAGAGGAAGACTAACCTCGTCCCTGTCCTCCTTGTACTCAATGAAGTTGTCGTTGAGGAAGTCAATCATCTTTCCGTATTCATAGTTGGACGAGAGTATCTTCTGCTTTACGTCATCGGTGAGCCTTTTCTGGTTGGTGTCGATTATGATCCTTCCGACGAACACCCTGTCGGAATCATCGTCAATCTTGTCTTTGAGGTCAATTTTCACGACACACCTCGGGTACTGCAGTGACTCGAAGAACCAGTTCGGGTTTATGCTGAACACAGTCGTCGAAGGAAGATCCATTATGGTCTTCGCTGGTTTCGATATAGTGTCCACTCTTATCTTCCTGAAAGTTCCGTCGTCGGTTTCCACTATTCCCTTTCCCTGTGTGAATGCGGCGACAGTCTCTTCAACCCTGCTGAGTCTCTTTGAAATGTTTGTCGATGACATTAGTTTGGTGCTACCGTCGACAACGACATATTCGTCGTTTCCTGCAACAGCCTCGTTGAATGCATTCGCGACAGACAGAAGTTCCTTCGAACTTTCAGTCAGGCTTTTCATGTTTTCTGCGTAAGAATTGAAATTACCCATCTATAAAACAAATATAACTGTTTTGTTTATTTATCTGTAAAAACATATAAGGGCTGTTTTTTAATAAACAGCCCCGTTTTGTATAGCAAATTTTAGTTGAAATTAGCTGTGGTACAGGTTGGTTTTCGCTATAAGTAGACACACTATTTTTGTAAGATCGATATAGTCTTTGCCGTCTATTTTCCTTATCATACTGTCGGCGAAGCTCAATGCGTCTGCGCTTAAAGCGGATCTTTCTATGGTTATTGTAAGATCCTTGTTATCATTGGCTGTTACCTTCGTGTTCTTCAGTATTTCCTCAGCCATAGACTCTATTGGATGAACAGGCTGATTGTACGATCTCATGAGCATGTTGTTTGTGGCAAGTGTGTCGTATATGCTTGAGTCTGTTGTTATTGCTGAAACAGTCTTCGATATGTCATCAACCTTCTCCAGCGCTTCTTTTGCGAAATTCTTCAGATCGAGGTTGTCGTTGACAATCTTGTTGAGAACCCTTGCGTTTGTCTTGAGGATCTCTGTGGCTGTCGAAAGGTTCTTGATTACGTCATTGAAATCTGTAGATTCCGCGAACGCGGTGGTTGAGTTGTCTGACACCACGATGTCTCCGCTGTATGCGGATGTCGGTTTGATGTTGAGCCTGAACGAGAACGACGTTCCAGTCTGTACGTTTGATGTCTTTATCTTGTTGTACTCGGGGAACAAGAACAGGTATGCATCATCTGCAGCTATCGCGTTTCCGAGTATGTACAGACCGAACGCATTTGTGGAGATGAGATTCTTGCCTGTGGTGTCGTATATTGAATAGTATACAAGTATTGCGTTGAACCTGAATTCTTTTATTTTTGCTTCATCGACAAAATTGCCGCCTCTTTCGACATTTCCGAATCCGATGTCATCGTATGTGAGTCCAGTCTGGTTGTCGTAATAGGATGTCAAATTTGCCAAGTCGAATTCAACTTCAAACTGATCGGATTTTGACTTGTAATGATATGTGTAATCTGTCGGATCTTCTCCGTCGAATCTTCCCCATGCAGGTATTCTTGTTGATATTATGTTGTGATCTTCGTCGAATTCATCGGATTTTATGCCTTCAATCAAGTCTCCATTCGATGAACTGTATATCTTGTTCTTCGAGAAGTTCTCATCGTTCACTTGTTTGAAGAGTACTCTCATCTGTCCATATGACGACGGAATCTGCACGAAAGTTTCGTTGTATATTCCTTCGGAATCTACTCTTTGTGCTCCAGAAATAATTCTTCCGAAACTCTTTGCATATGCGTTTTGTGTGTCTTTTTGGTAAAAATATCCACCATCTTGAACAAAATCGTTTTCAAAGTCCAAATCTTTGAACAACCATTTCCAGAAAACTCTTTCGGATACCGTATGTGGAGAGGCATAGTTGTATTCCGAGTTGTTTCTCAGAACGGTTTCCATATTTAATATTGCATTTTGGAAGTAGTCTGTGAATATACAGTCTCCTATATTTTCCCCAAAATATTCCCTATCAGTGGTGTCTATCTGGATTATGCCGGATTTGCTCGATTCGTCTCCAAAATAAGGAATGTCCAAAAGTACATAGTGTGACAAGGAAACTTTGTTGTTGGTTTCGTTTATGTTCAATCCGATATCCTCAAGAGCGGATCCGAATGTGTAGAATGTTCCGCCTTGGACTCTTGGTTTGATGAACGGTGTTCTCTGTTTTACAGCCATGTCTCAAATTAAATTTCGTTTATTACAATAAGGGCAGACGAATCGAGAGTGTCGAGTTGCTGCTGTGTGATAGGAACGATGGAGTTGACCTTCTGTCTGAGTTCTGTGAGTATTGTGGCGATGTCTTGGTAGTTGTACAACTCTCCTCCCTGTCCCTTGAAAGTCAGGTTCTGTGCCACGATTGTGGTAGCGTCAATATATCCTGCTTTCAATCTTGTGCATTCTATTTCATTTTTGTCCGGGTTGTAGAATGTCATTATACAGTTATAAATCAACGTAAATACTTCATTCAGCATTCTCGGAACATCGGGAATGAAATTCTTGATAGAGAACGCATTTTTTATTTTTGCAAATTCTGCAGAGGTTATTGCCATCTTGTAAAAATTCTTTTCTGTATTTATCTGTTACAAAAATATCGGCGAAAAATCATTTTGTTGAAATCAATATATAATTTATAGACGATAGTCTATTGATAAAACATAATTCAAAATAACATGGCAAAGAAAAAAGAAAACGCAGCAAATTCAGGAACAAGTTCAATTTTCAATCTTATCAAATCATTTGATGATTCTGTCGAGGTTCTGTCGGAAAGCTCAACTGCAGTTATCAAGGAATATGTGAACACTGGTAGCTATATGTTGAATGCCTGTATGACTGGATCGCTGTTCAAAGGTATTCCTTCTGGAAGGATAATAACATTCAGTGGTGATCCTGCGACTGGTAAGAGTTACCTTGCTGTATCTGCTTGCAGGGAGGCTCAGAAAATCGGATATGTTCCAATCTATATGGATTCCGAGGGTGCCATCGACATAGAGTTTGTTTCGAGACTCGGATGTGATCCGAACAGATTCTTGATCAAACAAGTGTCGACTGTTTCAGAGGTGAGTACGTTTATGACGAGAACCTTGAAAAGTATTCTTGATCAGCCTGAGGATCAGAGAGAGAAGGTAATTTTTGTACTTGACTCTCTCGGAAACCTTACATCAACTAAAGAGCTTAACGATGCAATGGAAGCCACAGGCAAGAAGGATATGCAGCGTGCTCAGGACATCAAGGCTCTTTTCAGGATGATTGCCACTCCTCTCTCGAAGGCACAATCCCCTATGATTGTTTGTACACACACCTACAGTACACAGGATTTATACGCAAGGAAGATAGTAACTGGAGGCACAGGAATTGGATTTGGGTCATCTATAACTATCATGTTATCGAATGCTAAGCTTGATGATAAGGCTTCTGACAAGACAGCTGCACAGAAAGTTGGTGACTTTACGAAGACTGGAACGATAGTGACGGCAACACCACACAAATCTCGTTTCACTATTCCACAGAAGGTACAGTTCCAGATTCCATTTTTCAAAGCTCCGAATCCATATATTGGACTTGAGAAATATTTGACATGGGAGAACTCTGGTATTGTCCGTGGTGATATGCTTACGAAAAAGGAATATGATAAACTTTCCGAGGATGACAAGAAAAAGTGTTACGAGATGGCTGATGAGAATGGCGAGGTGTGCTATGCAAAACCGAAGGACACTTCTAGGAACATTGTCGTGAAGCATCTTGGAACAAAGATTCCTGTGTCTGAACTTTGGACACCGAAGGTGTTTACGGATGAGCTTCTTCATAAACTTGACGAGGAGATTATTAAACCTAGTTTCGAGCTTCCTTCCAGTGATAGTTTCGCTGATGTTGAGGAATTGATCGATGTTGAAGATGATGGAGAATAATAATCAGCAAATGGACAATCTTACTCCCGAGCAGAGGGTGAAGTTGTTGGAGGACACTTTCACCCAACGCAGGGAATATTGGATGAACTGGATAACTGAAATGTCCAAGTGTTTGAAGCACATGGACAAACTTGCTGATCTTCAGGTTGAGATTTATTCAAGGAGACAGGAAGCACTTGAAAACTACCACACTTTGTCCAATATTCTTGCTAAACGTACTAAGCTGTACAAGGAGAGATGTGCCCAGATTTACAATAGTCTCAGACCACTGAAAGTTTCCCCAGGTTCAACAACCTTCATGTATGGAACCGAAAGGGCTATAAATGATCAGATTGAAGCACAGTTGTCTTCGGATAAATATATCATCGATCTTACAGAGTCCCAGATGTCTTATATGGATGGGACAATAAAAACAATCGATGGTATAATATACTCGATTAACAACCGCATTAAGATCGAAGAAATCAAGATAGGAAGATAATGGCAAATAGTTCATTATATAAGAAATCTCATCCGCCAAAAATGATGGTAGAGAACGAATCTGGGAAGCCGAAGCAGGGTATATATGTACCGAAGCATCCAGAGAAAGTTGTCGGAGGGGAGATCATATGCAGGTCCGGATGGGAGATGTCCTTCGCAAGATGGTGTGATGACAATCCAAATGTAGTCGAGTGGGGAGGTGAGCCTACGTCAATTCAATACAGGAATCCAGCGGGTGTCGATTTCGACGCTTGCAAGAAGACTGGAGCAAACCCAGCGGATCCGTGCAACTGGCCAGTCAACAACTACTATCCTGATTTTTATGTGAAGCTGAGGGATCCAGACACGGGAGATGAGAGAAACCTGATGATTGAAATAAAACCAAAGTACCAGACAGAGAGACCGGTGGCCCCTCCGACTGGTGCAAAACTTCAGGAACAGAAGAAATATGTTGCCTCAGTGAAGACATACTTGCAGAACATAAAGAAATGGGAAGCTGCTGTAAACTGGTGCAAGCCAAGAGGGTTTGATTTCGAGGTATATACCGAGGTCACTCTTCAAAAGATGGGTATAATCTAATGGGATATCTTGAAGACTATCTGAAGAACAAAAGCGGGAAGCAGGAAGCTCTCGCTTTTGATTATCTTATAAATGACCTGCTTCGTGACAATCTTACAGGGAACGACAAGCAGAAGAATATAGGTGGATTGAACATGGAGAAGGACGCTCCTACGAGCTTCGTCCCTTCGATGTTTTACATATTTGTGTACTTCAATGGAGAGAAATCCGTTCTTGGAAACGCTGAGTTCTATGATATGGTTCCGTTAATCTTTTGTACAAGCTTCAGTGCTGAATCGATAACAGGGATAAATTTTAACTATGTTCCGAATGATGTTAGGGCTGCTTTCCTTGATATACTGTCTGGAAGTTATCCGTCGTTCTATGGGCACGATATGTACGATGACGGATTCCGAGTCAACGAGAAGCTTTCTGGAAAACTTGTGGATGCTACAACCCTTACTTCTGTCTTGAACCTTATGAAGACACGTCTTGGTGTCGATCTTAACAAGTGTATAAGGACATATAATAGGAAGAATGTTCTGAAGGCAAGGATGATTGAGATGGATATGTGGCAGTACATACCTTATCTCTCGTTCAAGGACGCTGTCCGTGGGATAAATCTTGCTAAAGTGCAGATGAGTTTGGTTCACGATAGCAAATAAATACAGAAAACATTTGTGCAAATAAATGCCTAAGTATATACTAAAGACACTTGATTCCAACACGAACAGTAATTTCAGGGGATCCAATCGACCAATAGAGAGGAACCTTCTGAATCTCAGTGCACTTGGAATCAGATGGAATTCCGAGGTCATCAGCAAGGTCAGGACGGATATCGACACCAACTATGACCAGAACGGAATGGGAGGTCAGGGCACCGGCATGATGTTCCGTGGCGAGGACATGTACACGAGAGCCCACCAGAACATCGCTGGAAACAACAAGTACATCGCCTTCCATGACCAGTCCTATATAATGAGGAGGGATTTCCTAAGGAAGTTCGCCCTTCAGGACGAGATTGACAATGTGCTTGAGACTATCGCCGATGAGGTCATAATCAACGATGATATGCACTATTTCGCATATCCAAACACAACTCAGCTGAGATCCATACTCAAGCCGGACAAAGGCAAGAAGATAGTCGATGAGTTGAACGCCGCCTACAGGAGGGTGTACCACATGTTTCACTTCAATGAGTCGAACGATGCGTGGCACTATGTGAAGAAACTCCTCGTCGACGGTTTCCTTGCGTTTGAGATTGTCTATTCCGACTCAAGCGACGGTAAACTCGCCAAGGATATCATAGCGTTCAAGGAACTTGATCCTATAACTCTGCAGCCTGAAATCAGGAAAGGTGAGAAAGGTGACTACAAGGTATGGGTTGTCAACAAGGGTGATAAGCAGAACCAGAGGGAGCTTCCAGACAGTAACGTTATTTACATCTCGTGGGCTAAGAACAACTTTGTCAGCAATTTCTCATACTGCGAGAGGCTCATCCGTCCTTTCAACATGCTCAGGACAATTGAGAACTCAAGGATTATCTGGAATGTCCAGAACGCTCAGAAGAGAATCAAGATTGTGGTTCCTGTCGGTTCCGAGAGTGAGCAGGTTGCTAGGACAAGGCTCCGTGAACTTGAGGCTTACTACAAGGAGGACATTACAATTGACAACATGTCTGGTGAACTCACTGTGAACGGTCAGCCGAAGTTCAGTTTCGCTAAGACAATGGTGTTTCCATCGAAGGACGGTACGTCTACAGAAATTGGAGAGATTGGAATCGAGGGACACGATCTCAACTCGACAGAGCCTTTGAAGTGGTTCTGGCAGAGGTTCATCATAGCAACCAGACTTCCGAAGGATCGTTTCAACATGATCTTCGACGGAAACGAGACATCTGCCATCCCCGACAACAGCAACATGACAAGGGAGGAGTGGAGATTCTCTCTGTTCATCGACAGAATCCGTGGTATATTCAAGGAGATTCTTGTGAAGCCGATGTGGATTCAGTTCTGTCTGCACAATCAGGAGTTCGCAAGCAACGATGTTCTAAAGAACGCCATCGGTCTCACCTTCACCGAGGAGAATATCTTCAGACTCGCAAAGGAAGCCGCTAACCTCAACGCTGGTGCATCGCTTATCCAGACTCTCTCTGGACTGAACGGCAGCGACGGAAAGCCTGTTTTCAGTATGAAGTTCCTTGTCCAGAAGTATCTGAATATGACGGATGATGACTGGAAACTGAACGAGAAGATGAAAGCTGACGAAGCCAAGGAAGCTGCCAACAACGCTGCCCAAAATCAGGGAGCACCGGGAGCTGCTCCGATGGGTGGTGACATAGGTGGAGGCTTCGATATGGGAGCCGCTGGTGGAGAGTTCGGTGGAGAACCAGCTCCTCCCCCAGAACCTGCGGAAATTCCAGAGGAACCACCAGCAGAACCAGCCCCCACACCAGAGGTATAAAAGAAAACCTGAGCAAATCGCTCAGGTTTTTATATTGTCCTTCCTTTGGACATTCGTCATAGCTTGTGTGAGGGGATCTGTGCTGTGTTGTAATCTTGTGCAAGTTCTGGATATTCCCTCATTATTTTATTCCTTGTTAACCTGATGTCTCTCTCGTAATGAGGATTTCTTGCATATCGTTTCCTATCTTTGTTGACAAACTGCCCAGATTTCAGCAATTCGTCTACACTGACTTTTCCATCCTGAAGATAGTCCGATTTCATTATTTGTATGTATGGTTCGAAACAGTCGTCCTGTGTGTCATAAGTGACAGTTGTCCTGTCATCCCATTGACCGATTGATATCACCGAACCAGTTCTCTGTGCTCTCGGATCAGTTCCGAAGTGTGATTCGCATTGCATCTGGGCGAGCATCAACGGAAGATCGAAATTGTGCTTGTAGCATAGATATACGACGTTCTCAGGATTGAATCTGATATTGTCTATCGATTTCCCATTTCTTTTTAGGTTGGTGTCAATAAGACTGATAACGGAGTTCAATTTCTTGAGGAACAGGTCGTAATCTGATTTTTCCATACCATACGGATTGTCAGCTTCCTGTCTGTGTTCCGCATTATGCTTGTTTACAGCAGTGTCTATGCCCTTGACACCACCTATGACCATACCTCCAGCGAGAACATAAGGAAGAATCTTCCTGTAGTTTATAGCTTCGAGAAGAGCATCCTGACCGTATTTCGACACAAGATCCTCGATTGTGTCTTTGTCCTTCCTGTCCATCTTATTTCTGAAAGGTTGCGGACCCCCATTCGTAGTTCACTCCGCCGATTGTGAAACCTGGTGTGAATCCATACGAAGTGGAAGCTTTGAATGTTCCAGATGATTTGTATGCGTTGTCGAGATCCTTCATCATCGCTCCAAGAGATCCTGGCTGGTTAGGATTGAGGTTTCCCTGAGGGATGAGTCTTCCACAACCAACATCTACAGGTGTCATATCATTGCTGTTTTTCATAAAAAACAATTTTCCTTTTTCTATTTATCAAAAAAATCAGTATCTTTGCAGTAGAAAACACATTTTCTGAGATGGATAAAATTCAAAAAATAAAGGAACTTGTTGATCTTCTTAACGAAGCGAACCATGAATATTATGTTTTGAACAATCCTAAGTTGATGTCTGACTATGATTTCGACATGAAGTTGAAGGAACTTGAGGTTCTGGAGAAAGAGACGGGATACATTCTCCCTTATTCTCCTACACAGAGGGTTGGATCAGATCTTCAGGACGGGTTCAAGGAAGTCCAGAGAAAAAGGATAATGGGTTCGATTGCAAATTGCTACGACAGGAACGAACTGAAATCTTGGCTCGAAAAGTTCGGAGACACTGTTATCATAGCTGAACCGAAGTACGACGGAAGCTCATGTTCTATAATATATAAGAACGGTATATTTACACAGGCATCGACACGAGGCTCTGGATATTCGGGTTCTGATATAACACTGAACGTCAAGACTATCGGAAATGTTCCGTTGAAACTTTCATTTGACGATAACCTTCCTATTCCAGAGTATATAGAGGTGAGAGGTGAGGTGCTTCTTCCTAAATCCGAACTCAAAAGGATAAATGCTGAGAGGGAATCACAGGGACTTGAACCTTTCGCCAACGAGAGAAATGCTGCCGCAGGATCATTGAAGCAGCTTGATCCTTCAGTTACAGCTTCAAGAAAACTTATTTTTAAGCCATATGGAGTATATAGCGAAAGTTTGACATTTTCGGAGAATCTTCTTGGTACACAGAAGGATATGCTCGATATGGCTTATTCTTTTGGTTTCGGTAAGCCTTATTACAGGCTTTTCAGAGCCAACGACTATGAGTCAATAGACGCTTTCCTCGACGAGTTCGAGAACGAATATCTGAAGACACAGGATTTCTGTATGGATGGGTGTGTGATAAAGATAAACGATTTTTCCAAGCAGGAGGAACTCGGATACACACAGAAGGTTCCACATTGGGCGAAGGCTTTCAAGTTCAAGCAGGAGCAACAGTCGACCAAACTCAAGGGAATCATACTTCAGATGGGAATGTCTGGTCAGCTTGGTTTCGTAGCAGATTTGGAACCGATAGAGATAGATGGCACGGTCGTGTCGAGAGCCACTTTGAACAATATTGATTTTATACGTGAACTTGACATACAGATAAACGATTATGTTTATGTTACCAAAGGCGGAGCGGTTATTCCAGGTATTACGGGTGTCGATTACGAGAGAACTCTTCGTGAGAACTGTGATGTGAAGCCGTTCGACGAACCTCAGATTTGTCCGTTCTGTGGAAACCCACTTTCTCGCAAGATAGCAGGTGGTGCCCATCTATACTGCACAAATCCTGAGTGTGAGGAGAGATGTATTCAGAAACTCAACCATTTTGTTAAGAAAGAGTGTATGGACATTGACGGATTGTCCGAGAAGACTCTGAGGAAACTTTTTGAGGCTGGGGTAGTCAGGGACTGGAAGGATCTCGTACTGTGTGAGAAGATTGATCTGTATTCGGCTGGTCTTGGTCCGAAAGTTTCGGAGAAAATAGTCGACAACATCAAGAAATCCATTGATGAACTTGGACCAGAAAGGACACTTGTATCACTCGGCATTCCCATGATTGGAAAAGTTTCCGCTCAGAAGATAATGGAACAATATGAAAGTCTGCCTGCCATATGGGAGGCTTTTTCGAGGGGGGATTTGCATGTAATGGGGATAGGTGATGTTGCAAACGAATGTTTCGCTAAATACATAGATAATAACACAGATGAGTTCCTTGACGCTATAGAATTCCTTCCGAATAAGAAAAAGGAAACACCTAATGACAATAAGGAAAGCGATTCTCTTGCTGGATTGAAAATCCTTGCAACGGGAAACCTGAAGAATTTCAGCAGGGATGGAATCAAGAAATCTGTTGTAGGTAATGGTGGAACATATGCTTCTGGAGTGAGTGGAAAACTTGACATTCTTATCGTCGGTTCAGACGCAGGTCCAAGCAAGTTGTCAAAAGCTAAGGAACTTGGGATAAGGATGATCGACGAGGATGAATACATAAGGATGATTGGAGGTATAGTTGCCCAGCAGGAAGAAACAAACATTGAAAAATCAATAGAGTACACCGACATCTCGGTTCCTCTTTTCTGAAAAAATCCGTATCTTTGCATTAATGAAAGAGAAAATTGAATTAGACAGGATAGATAAACAGGTAGAAGCGGCAGCATTAAGACATTATGGATCGACATTTAGGTTCAGACCGAACCAGAAGGAGGCAATTGTAAACACAATATTCAATTGGCTTACAGGTAATACAACAGATGTGATTCTTCAAGGTCCGACAGGATCCGGTAAATCGGCTATAGGTATGCTTGTTGCGGCTGTTCTTTCTGAGGATTATGGGAAGACGGGATACATTGTAATAAGCGATTTATCTCTTATACAGCAATACGAAAGGGATTGTGAGAAGTTTTTCAATAACTATGCTGTATTAAAGGGACAGCAGACATACATGTGCAGTCAGAATGGATTGACTTTCAATAATGGAACATGCAAATTGAGCGGATGCAAGTCATATGGTGATATATATAGTAAATTTCCTGTATGCTCTGAGGAATGTGAGTATCTTCTTGAGAGAAGGAAGGCAATAAAATCCCCTGTTGTTGTATGCACATACTCTTTTTGGCTTATCCAACAGAATGTAGTGAAACCAAAAGTAGACGGACCAGTTCCGTTTGACACAAGGGATTTTGTTATATGTGATGAGGCACACAAACTTGTCAGTATTGTGCAGTCTCACTTTAGTCCAGCCCTTAGTGAAAGCGACACCGGAAAGTTCAGGAGCATTATAGAAGCGGCAAGTGAGAATGACATTTCTACAGTAGATAATCTGTCTATGATAAGGGAAAGAATCAAATTTTGTGAGCGCAATGATGTTATTCTTGATCTTTTAAGGGAATATGTAGATGCTCTTGCTGTTGTTGTGGATGCAGCGGATGTAGTGAAAAGGGATATCGGAGAAAGGCTTGAATCTGGGGAGAAAGTCAGCAAAAGCGACAGAGCGCTTGTACACAATGCAGATTTTATAGAGGATCACTATGAAAATTTCAAAGAGTATGTAAAGATTATAGACAAGTCCGGTATTTCTGCTATGGTAAAGAACCCAAACGGTGACAAGATATTGTTCAACTGTATAGATGAAAGCTACTTGATGGGTAAGTATTTTCACTCGAACTGTGGATACAAGATGTACATGTCCGCCACGATAGGCGATCCTCAGGCTTATGCTAACGACATATCGGCAAGCGGTTTCGTCAGCATAGACATCCCTTCCACTTTCGATTTCACACAGTCCCCTATATTCTATGTGAACAATTACAAGCTCTCGTATAATGACAAGAAATATACCTTCCCGAAGATTGTGGATATGATAATATCCGTAATAAATATGTACGCTGGAAAAAGAGGCATTGTGCAGACTGGAAGCTACGAGTTCGCGAAACAGTTGATTGAGTTCGTACCAGACGACATAAGGAGAAGGATGATAATATACGACGGATCAAAAGAAAAGGACGATGCTATAAGTCTTTTCAAGTTGAAGGAGGACGGAATCCTTGTCGGTCCGACTCTCGTAGAAGGTCTGTCGTTCGACGATGATCTATGCAGGTTCCAGATAGTGATGAAGGTTCCTTATCCGTCGCTTGCAGACAAGTTCGTCAAGGCTAAACAGGCGCTGAAACCAGAATGGTACTCAAATACAACAGCAATATCAATCCTGCAGGGTGTTGGTAGGGGGATAAGAAGTGAGAAGGATTGGTGCGTTACATTTATACTTGACGGCTGCTTCGCATATCTTATGCAGAAATCATATAAGATGTTTCCAAAGGAATTCATGAATAGAATAAAAACAATAACGCCGGGTGTTCTCGGTTGCAACTAAATATACATATCATGGCCAAATCTAATGAAATGCCTGAACCTCAGGTGCTTGATTACAATTCTTATTACAAGGTTACTCCATTGTTTATCAATGATCTAAAGATTGTTTTTAATAATGGAAATGTGGCATATTGGGATGCAAAGGAAATGTTTGACATCATAACAAAACATAACGGTATTCTCCCAGCTGCGATACTTAATGAGTTTATCAGGAAATTAGGTAACTTCCCTTACAAGGTCGTAGCGGGCATAATGGGTGTAATCGATAAAAGCGAGAATTTCGCAAAGTATTTTGAACTTATCGATCTTAATAAAGAAAAGGTTAAATGATGCAAAATGGGTTTGATATATTCAATCTGCCGCCTGCTACAAGGAGGAAAGAGAGGGAGAAAGCAGAAAAAGATATCAATAAACTTGCTTTGATGTTTGTCTCTGATCCTACAGAAATCAACTTTGAGAGGTTGATGAGGCGTGTAAATTGGGGCTTGAGATCTTTTATGTACAATATACTGAAAGATGATTCTGCTGTTGATGAATGTATGTCACGCACAATGGAAAATGTGTATTACAAGAGGGATACCTTTGATGAAAATAAAGGTCATTTCTCTACGTGGCTATACAAGATAGCGTACCATAATTGTATAAAGTACAAGAGAGGTGAATTTGGAAACGATATAAAGGATATTGTACCGACTGATTTTTCGGAGATATATGATTCGTATGTGGATATAAACGATTCGAAATCTGAGAATCCTCCGATAGACACCGAATTTATAGACACATTTGACATGGTGTATGAGAACGGTGAATATAGGATGTACGGAAGGAGCCAGATTATAAGCGAAATCTACGACGCTTCGATACAGTGCATGGACAAGCTTCCTGACAATCTGAGGATTGTGATGAAGGAGAGATATATAAATATGAAGAAGGTTGATGATATAGCTATAGACAATAAAATTCCTGTAACTTCTGTAAAAAACTGGCTCAGGAAAGGAATAATGGCGCTCAATGATGAATTGAAAACGAGTGTTCCAGATCTGTATAAAATGTACATTGACTTGAAAACGGAGAAATAAAATATGGGAATGATTCAATCTTATAGGGATTTCAAGAATTTTATCCAGTTCAAGAAGGATGTGAAATCAGAATTGAAGCGTGCTAGCTCAAAGATGACGCGGTTCAATATAAAGAGTAACAGACTTGGAAACATCCTTTATGTTCAGATAAACTGCACTGATGCTGATTTGATGAACAATGACTATGATTATGATAGGATGCTCATGATGAGAATGAAGCCGATTGTGACTTACCTCAGTCAGGAACTCGGGTGGGGAGAATACTTGGTTCCGCAGATCAACAACTTTGTTGATGAGAATGGTGAACCGACTCTTTCATACGGTGTCCTGTTCGTGTTCACTGGATATAGTCTTACGATGACGAAGTTTCTTCTGTACACTATATTCAACATAGCATTGGTTGCAACAGGCATATGGGCTTTGGTACACTACGTAATCTAAAAGTATACAGGAATATCTACGTCAAGGGATATAAAAGGTTTCCTCACCAGAAACTTACAGGGAGAAACTGTCTCGTATACTCTGGTGATATAATCCTTGGTGTAGAGGAGCTTCCAGATGAATATGACAAGAAGAAAGACTTGTATCTGAACTGTGAATGTGATTTTTCAAAATACAGAAACGTATACAAAATTAAAACTAAAGATAAAAAGTAGACATGTCTAAAAAAGAAGTAAAAGACGCAGCAAAGGCTGCAGAGATGCAGGAGCAGGAGCGCAGGAAAGCAATCGCTGACTTCAATGTGAACCAGATGGGAAAGATGTGGATTGATCCCGACAAGATTCCAACAGACGAAGACATCGCTGCCGCAAAAAAGGATTTTGAGGAGTTCACAAAAGGTCTTCAGGAGAAACATGATTTCCTCATCGCCGACAAACCAAATGCACTGAGGGTTGCCAAGTTTATGATGGATGTCATCGACAGAGCACCTTGGAAAGGTATGTATTATGTGGGTATCCTAAGATTCCACGCCCAGATGGAGGACTTCATCAAGGATTTCGACGAGAACAACCCTGTGGATCTCGTTCTCGACTATGGAGCGATGCAGTTTGCCTACATCATGTTTAAGGATTTCGGCGGCACAGGCATCGAGTCGGCCAACTGGATGGCTGAGAACAACGAGCAGTTTGTTCCTATTCTTGACACGCTTCATGAACACAATGACTGGTACGAGTTCCAAGTGAGGAAGTCGGAGAACCTGAAGCAGAGATGGGCTGCAATGGAGCAGGGATACTTCCTGACCATTCTCGAAGGAAACGACGAGGACACCATCGATCCTTCAACTGTCGCAGGAAACGACGATGGCACCGAAACCGTTTCTGAGGAAACTGCACAGGAGTAACGATTTGCTCAGATACGAAAAAGGAGGTTCATTTGAACCTCCTTTTTCATTTGATAGTGATGGCACCGATTAGTTCTCTTGTGAATTTGTTTCCGTGTTTGTCGTAGATTGTCATGTCAATATCGTATATTCCTTTTTCTGTTAAGTCAAGTGTCAATATTTTGTTGAAGCATTCGAAAAGAAGTTCGTGTGTGTAATTGTTCTTTTGTTTGTAGATTTTCCATGATACTGTGCAATCTTCGCTTTGTAATATGTCAAATTCTCCTATATGTGTGAATTCTTGTGAAAGTATCGGTGTTACCATCACTTTTCCGTTTGTTGTTATCACAGGCTTCCTGTATGAGTACATCGATGATAGCCCGGTAGAACTGTCGTTCCAGTATATTATTCCGTTTCTTACGTTGAAGTTCCTGAACGACACCGAGTACGTCGAGTCTAAATAGTATCCGAGTTCCTTGTTCACCGCAGTTTCGTCTATTGTTATCTCTCCTCTTTGATAGTTTGTTTTTTCTATGTCGTTCTTTAATATGAATTCAGAATATTCTTTGTTCGAGTGTGTAACGAACGTTTTTTTTGTGAGTTTGTTCGTTATGTTGATACTACAGTCCATATATACCAACGGATTCCATAACGAGTCTGTACCTCCTGTTTCTTGTTTTTGTTGTTTTGTAAGGTGGAAGTCAAATTGACCGAAACCTTTTGGATTGTCCGACTTTTTTGAACCGTAAGGTCTTCTCTGATTTGATGTCCATGATTGTGAATCGTTGTATGGGCTTTCTGGTATATCTTCTTTGTCGATAAACATCAATTTGTAGTTATCATATGGAATAAGAGATTTCACAAAAGGATATTTTAAATCGATATATCCTTTTATTTTTACTTGTTTCGATGAACTTGGTTCACATTCCAGCGACCATGCTGGAACCATGTATATGCTTATGTTTGGTTGTAAAGCATAATGCTCAAAATAACCTATGTCGTCAGGTGACAGAGAATCATCGAAGATCACTCTGTATTCATAAAGATTGAACTTTTCTAGTTTGTTGTATTCTTTTGTCGGGAGACATACTGCAGGATACGACAAAATCGGATATTCACGCGCATCGTCATATAGAATGATGTTCACATTTGCCAATGTTCCTATGCAGTTGTTGCATTTGTTGTCTGTTGGATCGGATGGGTTGTATGGTCTCGATACAACATTGAACTGTGAGAGGACATCGTCGATATACCGTATATTCGATGATGGATCTTCAAGTGTCACCCCTGGTTGAAGATGTGTCGAGTTTACAACGTCTGTGTAATAGTCCATCGAAACAAATCCTTTATTTTCATAGATGAAAGAACGTTTGATAAACGAGAACACAGTCTTGTTTTCCGGAATGTATCTGTATTTCGCAACAAGAGCGAACCTGTCTGAAAGATTGTTTAACTGGCTGTATAGGAAAGATGTTTGGTTCTTGTAGAATTCGGATTTTGAATTTTTGTCTCCGTTTGATAAGTTTCCTAATGATTCCTCTGTTATAAAATATGTTCCGTCGTCTTTCAGCACTTTCTTTTTCTGTGTATACTCATATATACACATGTTGTCCTCATCGCCTGTTATGTTTGTTATTTTCTGTACACTTTCCTGATTGATCGCTGTGCCTCTGTTTTTCTCATTTGATGTGAATGACGAATCATAGGTGTATATGCTTGTGTCTATTTCAGGAGTGACAACATTCACTGTTTTCGTGGCTTTCGCACAGAACAAGTTGTTGTATTCATCCGATATCACAACATCCAACTCATATTCCCCCGTGTTCTGTACATTGATGGTCTTTGTCTTGTTCATGAACACGACAGATTCGGCGTTTTCCTTGTAGTGTTCGATGAAATAATCGTACCTATCGTTTGCCCTGAACCTGTTTATCGTATCTGAGTTTGATATTTTGTATTCGTATGTGTTGATTCTGCTCTCTGTATTGAATGTGGTTATGTCTATCTTCCTTGTTTTCCCGTCATAGCTGAAGTTTACGGAAACCATCCTGTCGTTCTCTGTGTCTGGGAACAACAATGATCCACTGAGTATATCAACATAGAATTCGTTTATCTTACATTTTTCCTCTGGTGCTTCCCCGTAGTTGTTTTCATTTTGTCTTGGGAAACATTTTCCAGATTCAAGAGTGAACTGCGGTGTTGTATATCCTGCAATCATGAACGTTGGTGTTCCGTCGAATGTGTCGTTTGTAAATCTCAATCCGTATGTTGTCTCATCAAACAATATATATTGTATTTCGCTTGATTCATCTGTGTTTATTACATACTGACCTTTTTTGCTTCTTATGTTGTTCAGTACATCTCCAGATGGATCCGTCATATAGTAGTATATATACGCCTCATCCTCGTTTGTCGAAGGGGGTATAAGGATGAATTCTCCGTCTACAACATAGTCTGTTTCTTCTGTATGTTCTTCTCCGTAATAAACGTTCTGGACATGTGTATATGATCCTTTAGGATTGATCGCGATATAATCTAATACTTTTCCTTCGTTGTAATAATCGAAATCATATCTCCTTATCATTCCATGGTGTATCTTTATTATAGGAAGCGTCTTGAAAACAGAGTTCTTCACTTTCTTCGTTATGTCTTTTGGATCGAAGAATATTCTGTCGTTGTCTATGACAAGCTGTGGGTAGTTCGGATCTATATATTCACTATTATTGAACTTGAATGAATTGAATTTTCCTTTAGCCCTTAACTCGAACGAATCCATGTGGTTGTCGAGTTCGAATGTTTTTCCAAAACTGATTACAGAGTTGTAATCGACATACTCTATTTTAAGTTGGTTGTCTGCATACACTCCTCCGTCAAAGAATCCTTCTACAAAGTCAAAGAACGTTTTCCCTTTGAAATCACCGAATGTTTCAAATGAATTTGATGTGTTTATGTCTACAGATATATTTGCGGAACCGTCTATGATTGTTTCTGTTTCTCTGTTGACTTTTATTGATAGCTGTTTCTCGTTTGTGTAGTCGAATACCTGTTGGATTTGCCCATATTTGTAGTTATTATATCTCTCGAAGACTATCCCTTCTCCGCCGACATCGGTTATCTTGCAGTTCACACCGACGACGTACTTGTCAATCCAGTCCTTCAGGGACATAAGTTTCATCAGGTTCCCTGTGTTGTAGTAGTTGATGTTCTCCTTTGTCATCGGGAATCCCCATTTGTCAACTGTCCCGTCTACCTCCTCGTTGAGCTTGTACATCATGGAGAGCCAGTTCATTTTCCTCAGATGGATCCTCTCCTCTATCGGCTTTGTGTTTATGGAGTTCAGTTTGCTGCTCGACTTGAATGTCACGTCGTATGTGACGTATCCGTCGTCTTCGTTAGTCTGGTTTGTAAGATCCTTGTACCACTCCTTGAAGAATATGTCGTTATACCCGAGAAATTTCATCGCGTTGGTGAGTGCTTTGTATGAACCTGCATATGGGAATATGTCTGAATACGCAAGGAACATCTTCTTCGCGTGCTTGTTTCTGGATATGTAGTCTGGGTAGTCGTCGTTTATGTCGGAATCCTTGAACGCAGCATCGACTTCGTCGATTGAAGGAAGACCGAAGTTCGTGAAGAATGTCCTGTACCTTTCATCCTCACCCTCCGTCTCAGCGGTCATGTTTATTGTTCCTATGACCGTGACTTCATGTGTACTGACATCTATTAGGCAGACGTACATCTTCTGGTCATACACACCTTCAAGTTCTCCCCTGAATCCGATGTCAACTCTGAAACCATTATCTGACACAGGAAGCTTTCCATTCTTGAAATCAACAACATGTCTGTCAGACCATACCACAGAGTCGCCGTCTATAGTAAAGAACCTGAAGTCTTTCTGATCCCTACAGTCTATGAAGAAAAACAGGTTGCAGTTGCTCATGAATTCCTCTGCTGCAGAGTTTATTGTAGCATTTGTAGACACATCCACTATACCGTGTATCCCGAAGACATTCTCGTATTCATTCTCTGTTTCTGACAGGACGAATATGCTCTGTGTCTCGACAAGTTCAGTTGACACTCTGTCGAACACGAGGTTTGCCTCGAATGATGCCATGTCTGATGAAAGATCGGTGTCTGGATCTATTCCTATCATTTCAAGGAACAACCTCTTCTGTGAAGCGTCATATTCATTGTACTTCAAATCGACGCATGATTCCATCACACCGATTGTGTTGCCATTCTCGTCCTTGTAGCCTTTGTTGGATGAATATTGTGTGGTTTTGAAATATGAACTTGGAACCTCTGTGTATATCGGATCGTTGCCCCCTATCTTGACAGACACATTATAGCTTTCGTGCTGCTTGAATCTAGATCCATCCTTCACCCTCATTACCGATGAGTTTTCGTAAGTCCCGTTTGCTCCAGGTATAAGCAGATATGATACTCCACCAGAGGAGAAGTCCTCGTTCACGACATCTATCTTTATCGTGCTTGTATAATTGAGCATAAGTTCCGTTCCAGACTTGTCGAAGAAACGGAGGTTGCTTTGGTTGAATGTGTATGTTGAAACTGCCATTAGTTTACTCTTGTGTCTTTTTTGTCAAGCGAGAACATGAACTGGAGCTTCACCTGCTTGGTGGCTTCTATCAGATATTCTACTATTGGTTCCACCCTTTTCAGGATGGCGTTGTTCACTTTGTTGCGAAATATGACAGGACTTACTGTCTTGGAGAGAATTTTCCCCTTGTAGTCAAATCCCAAATCGGTATACATGTCCTGGTGTCTGGACGCATACCATCTTGCGCTTTTCTTGTTTGGTACGTACATATTTATAACGGCAAAATACCTTTTCTTATTTATCAGTAAAAATCGTTTTTCGTATTTTTGCGTATAATTTGTAGAAACATAACTTTATTGAAAATGACAATGTTCCTTTTAATCTACCTGTTGACGGCTGCAATGATAGCCTCTGTTCTGCTGATGACGACAGTAGAAGGGTTTAAGGCGATGGAGAGAAAAAAGGCTGTATCATCAATAATTCTTATCGTTCTACTTGCCGTGATATGGTTTCCTGTGCTGCTTTATATTACAATTTGGACGGCAGCGAGAAAAATAAAACGGAATAATTTTCAAAATTGAAAAATATTCAGTATCTTTGCACCAGAGATACTAAAAGTTTTTAAAATGAGTTTTTTAAGAGATGCCGCGTTCACCGCGATTGGTTATGGACTCAACAGCTTGGTCCACAGTAATGAACGGAAGAATTCTTCCAACAAGTACGACAACCTTGAAGAGATGATTCTTGACTATGCACACAAGCATGATGTGTACGGTAGGGATCAGGATTTCTACAGGAAGCTGATGAGAATCGCAGAACAATTCAAAGATCCTTACGCGAGCAATGAATGAAAATTGTAAGATAGTGGAGGGGAAGAAAGTCACTGCAGCTGTTGTAATCATAAACAGTGCTGGCGACATTCTCGGTTGCAAGGTGACCTGGAAAAGTACATATGACTTTCCGAAGGGTTGTGTTGATGATGGTGAATCTGATATCGACGCAGCATTCCGTGAACTCTATGAGGAAACTGGAATTCGGGCGATGGCTCCTGAAACATATGACAACATCATAGACTGTGGAGTATATAATCACAACAGGGAGAAGAACATCCACATTTTCATGTGGAGGACGGAAAGTTTCCCAGATCTTTCTGCGCTAAAGTGTGTCTCCTGTTTCGAAAGGGACGGCAAGATGATTCCAGAGGTGAATGGGTACAAAATTATATCAAAATCAGAAAGGAACCTGTTCAACAGGATATTGTGGGACAAGTTTCCGTTGATAGACAAAACTAACGAAGCTTTTGATGAAAATCGCTAAGTTCATAAGAACAAACCTTTTTATATCAATAGGAATATCTCTGTTGATATCACTTTCATATTACTTTCTGAAACTGGATCCGAATGATATTTTCGGTTTGGTTTCATCATTTTTTAGTTGTTTTGGTGCATGTGCCATGTTTGTTATTCTGCTCGGTATCGTATTTCCAGATAAGTTTATCAGGGATTATGTGAAGGAGGTTGATCCAGAGAATTATGTGACAGTGTACTTTTATGAAGGATACAAGAATGATCTATCGAAAGTGACAAGGTTCTATGGAAACCCGAACGATCCAGAAAACATGCAGCAAATGTTCTCATTTGTAGATCTCAACGGAAACTACATAACCGACAAATGGTTTTATATGACTGGCGAGTTCAAGGATGACAGATGTATTGTGTGCCTTGGCGAGTATGAATTCAACATAATAGACGAGAAAGGAAATCTCATATGTCACAATAGCTACAAAGGCATGGCTGATGAGATTGTCGGTGGATATGTGAAGGTCGGTGACGGTGAAGGAGGTATAAATTTCGTTGATGTCCAGACTGGGAATGAAATCTGGCCTTCGTTCAAAAAAGAAATGTACTACGAGTGACAATGATTGGAGACAGGATAAACCTGATGTCAAGAAGGGGGACTATAAACTCTTTCTTGGTCGAGATTGAAGATAATGTTTATGAGTGGAATACAAATTGCTTGAGTTTCCATGTTTCATTTAATAATGATGATGTATATATGCTTGATCCTGAAGATGGTCCTGCAATTTATGCTGGGTTTGAGTTCAGGAACAAGACAATTGATTGCATAAAAAGGGAGACGAGAGATGGTTCTGAAAAATATATCGTGTATGTGAAATGAATATAAAGGGTCAGAAGTATAACTATGATGATGTTTCAATTGTCCCGGATGTTGCCACAACAATAAAGCATAGAAGAGAATGTTCATGTGAGGTAGAGGAAGGAATGTGTCCGATATGGGCTGCTCCGATGGACACAGTGATAAGTGAGGATAACTGGAAAGTTTTCTATGATGCTAGTATTAATGTTGTGATTCCTAGAAACGTAAGCTATGAAAAAAGGATTTCTATGCTTATAGATTTCTCTTCTTTGTCTGCAAATAAATGTTTTGTTGCATTCTCGTTGAATGAGGTGAGAAAGATGTTCAATACAAAGAATGATGTTACATCTATACTGAACAGTAAGAGCAGATCTACGATGTTCAAAGGATTCAGGATTTGTATAGATGTGGCAAACGGTCACATGATGGATCAAATAAACCTGATTTCTTCTATAAAGAAGAAACATGGAGATCTCGTTAAGATAATGGGAGGAAATGTTGCAAATCCAAACACATACAAATTGTACAATGACGCTGGATGTGACTATCTTCGAATTGGCATAGGTGGAGGATCTGGCTGCTTAACTAGCTCGAATTCAGGTACTTACTATCCTTTATTCTCTCTTATGAAAGATACATACTATGTCAAAAAGAGCGTAAATGGAAAATGCAAGATTATCGCCGACGGAGGGATAAAAGGTTTCCGTGATATACAGAAGGCTCTGATATACGCTGACTATGTCATGATAGGAAGTTTGTTTAACAAAGCTATCGAGAGTGCAGCTAAGACTACATATGGAAGTTTTTATTGGAATATTCGTGGAATGAAAGTGCGCAGACCGTTGAAGTCTCTTCTTTATTACGGTAGGGTTGTCCCTGCTAAGAAATATGACAAAGTTGTTGAGTTGATAAAGAAGAATGAACTTTCTGTGTGGAAGGAGTTCTATGGCATGAGCACGAAGAAAGCCCAGATGAACATAATCGAAGGAAACGGTGGATATGTTTCTCATGAAAAACTCAAGACATCGGAGGGAAAGGTAATGCATCAGAAGGTCGAGTATTCGGTGCAGGGATGGATGAGGAATGAACTCGACTATCTAAGATCCGCTATGAGTTACACGAATTCGAAAAATCTCGAGGAGTACAAAGAAAGCGCATGGGTTTCAGAAAACCGAATTGCGTACAACAGATAAAACTATTTTACATCATAAATGGAAAATAACAAAGTGATACCGAGCATTGGAAACAAAATTGTAAACGAAGAGGGAAAAATCTACAACTCAATACGTCAGCTTTCCAGAGACATTCATTGTTGCAGGGAAAGAATCCGTGAGGATTTAAACTCAAAAGGTTATTTTATCCACGGTGGGCACACTTACATTCTTGCGGATGTGAATATCGCGACGAGAGTGGTATTTCCTGAAAACGATGAAGGTGCAAATGGAATAGAAGTCACCGAGGCTCCAGCCAAAGTCGTCACCGTCGAGAAAGAGCGCGAGGATGAAAAAGAATATCAGGAGTACAAGAAGATGAAGGAGGAGATCAAGAGCATCAACGATCTTCCAATCACCAACTACAAGTTCAAACTTGCAAAGCACAAAAACGGTTCGAGATACTGTGTTGCCCTGTTCTCGGATGTCCACCTTGAACAGACAGTTGACAAGGAGAGTGTTCTCGGTGTCAACGAGTATAACATTGAAATTGCCAAGCAGCGCGTGAAGAACTACTTCAACAACCTTGTTCTGTGCCTGAAGGACGATCGTGTCGATACGTTGATTTTCGCATGTCTCGGTGATATCATCAACGGATTGATCCACGAGGAGTATGTGTCTTCCAACGGACTGATGCCTATGGAGAGCACACACCTTGCCCAAAGCCTCATTTACAGCGGACTGAAGTTCATCCTTGACAATACCGACATAAAGAAGCTTCTCTTTGTTGGTGTGGTAGGAAACCATTCGAGAACCACAAAGAAGATTTGGACAAGCGGAGCGTACAGGATGAGCTATGAATATCTGATGTACCTTAACATTAAGGGTATGTGTGAGATGCAGGGACTTCCAATAGAGTTCAATATACCGAATGCCGACAAAGCCATCATCGACATGGAAGATGGAAACAGATTCCTGTTCGAGCATGGCGACGCTGTGAGAAGCACAGGTCAGGGAATCTGTGGAATATATCCAGCCCTCGGTCGTTATCGTCTAAAAGTGAAGGAAACAATCCACCAGTCGAAACTCTATATCGGGCACTATCACCAGTGTGTGCAGATGGACGGCGTGACTGTGAATGGAAGCATTGTCGGGCAGGACAACTATGCTCTGAGAAACGGATTCGCCCCGGAGCGTCCTGCACAGATGTATGAGGTCTACGACAGCAGTATGGGATTGTTGAACACACGTAAAATCTACTGTGACTAAGATGAGAATAGCGTTCATGTCAGACTTGCATGGATATCTTCCAGAGATTGAATGGGAGGTGGATGTCGTCGCCATATGCGGCGACATCTTCCCTCTTGAGATACAGAGTGACAAGGTCAAGTGTATAGTCTGGTTTACAAGGAAGTTTGTTCCGTGGGCTGAAAAACTTAATTGTCAAAAAGTTATATTTATTGGAGGTAATCACGATTTTGTCTTCCAGAATATAGTTAGAGATTATTTAAGGAACACTACATTTTCAGATGATCATGATTATATTGAAAGGATTTCTGCTGAATTGATAAAGGATAAACTGATGCTTCCGAAGAAACTTGTCTATCTTCAGGACACAGAGTATTCATTCAACCGCGTCAAGTTTTACGGGACACCGTGGATTCCTGATCTTCAGAACTGGGCTTTCTACAAGTCACATGAGGATCTGGAGAAGGTTTTCTATAACATTCCAGACGACTGTGATGTACTTATAAGTCATGCTCCAGGAACCGAATGTGATATGGGAACTTCATTGTGGATACCTGGTATGCCGATGTATGGTTGCCAAGAACTAAATGACAGGGTTGTCAAGACCAATATCAAGTTCTGGGCTGCTGGCCATGTTCATACTGGGAATCATAAAATCAATGTCCTCAGCAACGGCGTGACGAGGTTTGCAAACGTAAGCTTGAAGGACGAGAACTATAAAGTTAATTTTGAATCTTTGATTGTTGAGTTATGACTATAAACATCAATTACGGTAAATACACTTTGTTCGACATCGAATGGTGGATAACTGAGAATGAAATACACAGAGACAGGTGGCATTCTGAACTTGATTGTGTTGTCTGTGTGAAAGGACTGTGTATGTTCCTCAAAGACAATATTGGAAAGGAAGGCTTCGATCTTGACGAATTCATAAAAAATTCGTATGAGATACAGGAACTCAGAGGTTGGCTATGGGAGAGGCATTCCAACACGAATATTCCATTAGATGAATGTTCAAAGAGACATTATCATACATTTCAGCCAGAGTTGTATAAGATAATAGACAGTTACTGTGAAAAATATGGTTTTTACAAAAATATCGACTGATGAACACAAAAGTTGAATTTGAATGGAGAACAGAGGATCCTGCAGAATGGAACGAACCGATTCTTGCTTGTACGGAAAAAGGAAAACTAATTGTGTTCAAGGATACATTAAGTTTCTATGGAGGAGATCCTTCAAATAACCCACATAGCAATTTTTCTTGGCTGAAGGACAAGTACAATTTAAAATGTTGGGTATATTGTAGGGAACTCATTAAACAAGAAAGCCGCTTGTATTAAGCGGCTTTTCTGTTACATTGTGTATGCTTGATAGACATCCTTCGTTTCATCGTCTGCAGAAGGGTTTTTTGTTATGTACACTTTATGATCAAATTTGAAAGGTTTCCAGTCTTTTACAGGAATAGTCTTACACACAGGTTTCTTTATAAGATCTCCAAACTCATCAAGGAAATCTTCCAGGATATAATCGTTCTTGTTCATTCTCATTACAGCGAGAGCAGCATTGAGTTTTGCTGTATGAAGCTTCATCGACCAGTCGATTGCTGTAGCGTAATCTATTGCATATATGTAGTATAGATCTTTGTCGCCCATAGTGACTTTGAATTGTTGACAAGTTCTTCTTGTTGCTACATTCTCTATTGCTGACAGGACAGGTTTTGCGTAATTTGAGTAGAATTGTTTCACCATATCGTCTACTTCACGTGCATCGAATGCTGGAAAATGGATTTTACAATTCATGAACTTTACGCTGTAGTCTTTCATGTCGCCGTAGGCATATGCTGGATATTTTATCTTTTTGCTTTTTGTTTCCTTTTTCTCAGGTGCAGTCAACGAGACACTCATGTTATTTTTATCAGGAAGTGGAATTTCTTCACCTTTCTTCGGATGTGTCGAACCATAAATGTGAGGTATAATGAGAGGATCGACTTTCATCAGATCTCCGTCAGAGTTGTTCATAAGCTCACAAAGTTCATGTCTGTATTGCTTTGCTGCCTTTAGTGCTTCTTTTTGGTCTTTTCCTGCAGCGTAACACATCTCTCCATCATCGAAGAAGAATTCAAATCTCCTGTAATTTCCTCTCTTTATTTCATTATTGAGTCTTTCGTACCATCCGCCTGCAAGAAGTGATAATGCCACAATTTCCTTTCCGAGAAGTTTTGCATTCTGTTCATTGTCAGCTTTCACTCTAAGAACCTCATTATTGCTGAGTGTGACATAGTATTCTTTGAAATCTATATTCTTGACTTCCTCTGGAGTCATTATTAGACTGTCATCGTAATATATAGACGAGTTGACTGAAGAATCTTTCTTTGCATTTGTGGATGCAGCGGCTGCGCCTATTCCTGCAGCAGTGCCTATTCCGATGAGTTTTTTTAACCAGCTTGGTGAATTCTCCTTCATTTCGCTGTATTTCTCTTTTAATTTCGGCCATGCGAATGGACCGAGTGATGCACCAAGAAGAGCAGCCGCTGTTCCCTTTATGACTTTCCCTGTTCCGCTTACAGCCCTGTGTGGGATGCTGTAGTTTCCGGGGTTTGCAAGGTTGTCAGCCCAGAATCCAGGCATGAGCCTGTTTCTCCACGACTGTTTGTCCTCCCATCTCTGTCTGATTCTGTGTGAGAGTGCTCCGACACCTGCGAGTGCAGCCAAAGCTGGTGATATAAGTACGGTTATCGCGAAACTCGGAATCGACTGGAGTTTTCCGCTTAGTCCCCTTACGGTTGAACCGCCTGTCCTGTCGAACTGGCTCGAAACGGTTGGATGGTATTGGGTATTGAAATCCCTGTCCTTCCTCTTTTCGTTGAGTTCGTCGAATATTTCCGTGGCTCCGTATTTCTCTGTAAGGAGTTTGACTGCGGAAAGATCCGATTCATTTATCTCCTTTATTTCCTCGTTTGTATTTTCCTGTGAATACAGTTTTTCTACTATCATTGTGTTATGGGCACAGTTTTATTATTTATCTGATTATTTTCATTTTTAAAAAATAATCAGTATCTTTGCAATAGTATATGACGGACAACATCTTTAACATAACACATTCTACATTAACGGATTCGTCTGTATCCAACATGAGCAAGGACGAGTTCGTAGCCACCATACTACCCAAACTGCAGAACATACTCAACAGGATTTTTTCTGACAATCCAGCCAAACAGAAGATAAAGATCTACAGGGACAGGATATCTTTCGCGGCTCCCTGCTGCGGTGACTCCGCCACAGACAAGTTCAAGAAGAGGGGCAATATAATCCTTGAAGGAAGGTTCAAGAACCTGTATAAGTGTTTCAACTGTGGAACATGTATGTCCATCCAGAACTTTTTCAAGACATACGGAGAGAGCCTTTCCCTTTCGGAGATAGACTACATAACAGCCAACAAAGTTAATATATCGGCTTTCCATCAGGCTGTCGGAACTGATTCTGTGAATTATCTTTATGATGTTGAGTCAATAGAAAAATTTGCTGTAAATAGGGATTATTTCAAATCGGCATTAAGACTTTCTGAATGCTTTGAAAATAACAAAGGACACGACTATCTTGTTTCAAGGAGACAGTTTGACTTCAGGAAGTTTATGTATTCAGAACAGGCTAACAAACTGTTTGTACTCAATCTTACACCGAAAGGAAACATAATCGGTATGCAGGTTAGAAGATTTGATGGTTCTGGACCGAAATACAAGACGTATAATCTGCAGAAGATTCACGAGATGATACTTCATGACGGGGTTACTGTTCCTGATGATATTAATTCTTTGTCGATGTTGTTCAACATATTGCTTGTAGATTGTACAAGGATGATCACGGTCACGGAAGGACCGATGGATGCTTTCCTTCTGAAGAACGCGATGGCTCTGTGCGGTGCTGCTAAAAACATAGAGTTTCCGTTTATGCACAGGTATCTGTTTGACTCTGACAAGACTGGGCGTGAACATACCATAGAGAAGCTAAAGGAGGGATATCCTGTGTTCATGTGGGAGAAATATATAGAGGAATCTGGTCTTCCGAACAGGAAGAAATGGGATATAAACGACGTTGTCATGTATGCCGTGCAGAACAACCTAAAACTTCCGTCGATAGAGGGTTACTTTACCGATGATGAACTGAATCTAATATTGATTTGACATGCTTAATATAGAAGACATCAAGAAACTACACTACGATTTCCCTGAACCGAAGGAAGTCAATGAAATAAGGGAGCACATCCTTTCTTCTTTCTCGAATCTTGTTTTCAAAGAGAAAGGTCATACATATCATGTGAAGGAGGATGGGAAGACCATCAAGTTACAGAGTGTGAGTTCGATAGTGTCCTCCTTTGAACCGTATGCAAACTGGGATCTGATAACAGAGAACTATGCTGCGAAGAATGGAATGACTGTCGAGGCTGTGTCGAGGATGTGGAAGGAGAAGAACATACGATCAACCAACAACGGCACATCGACACATTTGTTCCTTGAGTCGTATATGTGGTTCTTCATCGGTCATCCTGAGAAGATAGATCCGATTATCAAGCCACAGTATGAGGATGGGTATCTTATTCCATACGGGAACAAACAAATTGCTGGAGTGAAGTATTTCGAGGATTTGTACAATACATACTATAACGATTCTGTACAAATAAAGGTTTATCCTGTTATTCCAGAAGCAAGGATGTATGTATTCAAGGACAATAAGTTTGGACTAAAGAAAAGGTTTGCGGGGACAACGGACATAACACTTGCGTTCGAAGATCCTTCTGATTCAAAATGGAAACTCATTTCCGACGACTGGAAGACGAACGAGAGTCTCACTAATTCCTTCAGCAGAAATAAGGGAAAGATGATGGAGCACCCGTTTGAGAATTATGTTGACGAGTCGTTCTCTCACTACACGATACAACTGTCAGCGTACCAGATTATGTTAAACCAGCTTGAATATGAGGTTCCGTACAGGAACATCGTGTGGTTGAAGGAGGATTCTACATATGACAGATATCCTGTCAATGACGAAACAGAAAAATTAATAGAATTTTACAAATGAAAAGAATTTTGATAGGTGGAGGCAGGGATTTCTCTGATTATGAGTATCTTGAGAAATCAGTAGACGAATTTATATCGGAGAAATTTCCAGATGAGAAAGAAATAACGATAATCTCTGGAGCAGCCCGTGGAGCTGACAGGCTTGGAGAGGCTTATTCTCTTGCAAGGAAATATAACCTTGAGAGATATCCCGCTGATTGGGACAAGTATGGGAAATCTGCAGGTTTCAGAAGGAACGAGGATATGGTAAAGATAGCGGACGCTGCAATTATGTTCTGGGACGGTTCTTCTCATGGAACGAAACACGCTATTGAAATTTCTAGAGAGAAGGGAATATCATGCGATGTAAAACTTTATAACCAGAGATAAGATGAACCTTTTTGATTTTATAAATTTGATTGACGAGTACAGGGATTTCCCCGAAGAGTCGTTGAGAAAAGTCACCGTTGGGGTGAAAGTAGACAACTGTGTCCGTGGCATCAAGGGTGTTTCTTTGGAAGTAGACGGATCGATGTCTCCAAAATTTCACATAAACACATTATAACATGGAAACAAATAATTTATACTGCCACCGATGTGGTGCTGAACTAGAAATAATAGAGAACTGCGAGATAAACGAAGGAGGTCGCGGAAAATATTACCGCTTCTATTGCCCGAACTGTGGAGCTATGTATGAGGTTGAAGAACCAGACAGTGGGGAAAAGGAGAATTATGAGTTTTGGAAGGATCCAGACATATCAGAGCGTGTTGGATCCGAGGGAGATCACGTCAACAACGACATCTGTATTAACTGCGGACACAAGGTCTATGTCGGTAATAATTTCATGATGTCTGACTGCACAGGAGAGGATCTTCCTGAGGACGAAGACAAGATGAACTATTGCCTCAATACCTGCCAGTACTGTGGTGTCACCGAAACCAGATGGGACAATTCCGAAAATGAGAAGAAAGATCTCCCGTATTGGGCTGACGACGTGTGGTTGAAACCCCATCTTGAGAATGTATATAAGATAATAAATACTATAAATTAAGTATACTTTATATGTGGTTAACACCTAAACAGTTCAGAACAAAGTACAACATTACCCCACAACATTTATATGCACTAAAGAAAGCAGGCAAAATAGAGACGAAAAATTCTGTTGGATCTGCATATTTAATAAAGGATTCCATACAGGAAAAATCGGTGTGCCTGTATGCAAGAGTTTCAACATCGAAGCAAAAGAACGATCTTTCAAACCAGATAGATTACATCAGAAAGTATTGCATATCAAATGGGAACAATCCTGAATATGTGTTTTCTGACGTAGCATCAGGAATGAACGAAAACAGAAAAGGGCTGAATGATATGATATCCCATATAATAGACGGAAAAATATCAAAGGTTTATATATCACACAAGGATCGACTGACGAGATTTGGATATGGGTATCTTGAAAGTCTCTTTAACAGGTTCGGTACAGAGATTGTTGTCATAAATTTGGAAGACGAAAAAAATTTTCAGGAGGAACTAACAGAAGACTTAATTGCTATAATCCACCACTTTAGTATGAAATTTTACGGGAAAAGAAAAAACAAAGTCAAAGAAATTGAGGGATTTTGTAAAAGTTTGGAAGAAATAGAAGATAAATAACATATAAAAGATAAAAAATATAAAGATGATCAGAAGCTGGAACACAATCATAAAACCAAATGACATTATTTTAAAAATGATGTCGGATGCTCTGGCTATATATGATCAGGCTTTGTATTATCAGAGGCAGTCGTATTTCTCTTCAAAGGAGGAAGGGAAGATAAAGACATATAATTTTGCTTCTCTGTACAACATAGTAAAGGAAACACAAGCGTTTAAGGACACGGATCTGGACCATGTTGTGAAATCTGATCCTATAAGGCAAGTCTGCAAAAACTGGACATCGTTCATCAAAGCTTCTATTTCTTTCTCGAACAATCCGTCGAAGTTTTTAGGCAGACCAAAGATTCCGAATTATCTGCACAAAAGAAAGAAATACATGAATATATGCATAGACAAGACGAGATTGAGATTCAAGAACTGCAAGGATAACGAGTTTCGCGTGCCGTGTACACACATAAAGATAAAGTTTCCTCCGCAGATAAGAAGAGAAACTATACGTCAAGTTGTGCTCCAATACTATTATGGAAAAATAAAAGTAAACATTATATACAATGAAGAAAAATCAAAGAAAGTAGAATTTCGTGAAGGTTCGGCTATAGGCATAGATCCAGGTGTAAACAACCTGTGTACCATAACTAGAAACGACAAACCCTTTTCATGCGTCGTTAAAGGTGGTCCGGTAAAAAGCATGAACCAATACTACAACAAAAAGAGAGCTGAGATTATGTCAAAGCTTGAAAAATGCAACCATGTGAAAAGAAGCAAGAGGCTCGAGAAACTTTCAATGAAGAGAAACAACAAGATAAAATCGTATATGCATCTGGTTTCGAGGAGAGTTGTTGACATGTGCGCGAAAGAAGGGATACAGACGATTGTGATAGGACACAGCAAAAAATGGAAGAATGAGTCGAAAATGGGAGACGTGAACAATCAGAATTTTGTGTCAGTTCCGTTTGAAAGTTTATTTAACATGATCGCATATAAAGCTGAAGAGTATGATGGAATGAAAGTCATGATTGTGGAAGAAAGTTACACTTCAAAATGCGATCATCTTGCTTTGGAAACAATGTGCCATCATGATGTTTATCTCGGCAAACGATCGAAGCGAGGAACATTCAAGTCGTCCATAGGAAAGAGACTGAACGCGGACTGCAATGGAGCGATAGGAATAATGAGAAAAGGAAACGCAATCACGGACGCTCAATTGATTGGCTTACGTGATAGAGGTGACGTTGTATCACCAAAGGTGTTAGATTTAACTCTTAAATGAATTTATATTGTTTATATAATTTACAGAAACATATGAATTTAATACAACTATTATCTCCCATATCTCATAAACATCTGGCAGAAAGCAAACAATGCCACTGACGAGGAACTTGTTTCCGAACTCGACAAAATAATCTCTTATCATAAATAAATAATGCCGAAGGCTACATTAATCAGAAAACCAAGCATTAATATATATGAACGCATTGGAAATAGCAATGACTCAGGAAGCGTGGACTTGCTTGGCGTTCTCGGCGATCGTCCTGTGGATGGTGATGATATCTGTCCTTCTGGGGATAAACCGTTACAAGGACAACAAAAGATCGAGGAAAAACGAGAAGGAACACGCGGAGTTCAGGAAAATGATGGAGGGAATACAGAAAACCCTCAAGAAAATCGAATTGGGAATTCAGGGAAACGAGGCGGATTTAAAAAAGACGTATACGTTCGTCCAGACAAGGATATTGCCACTGATGGAGAAGAACACAGTGGTACAGGAACTCCAGAAACTTCTGAATGTGGAAAAGGAAAAGTTCGCGAGCGAAAGAAGATTGACAACGGAACTCGGTCTGCAGCTGAAAAAGGCAAACGAGATTTTAAGTCAGCGGGAAGAGGAGCAGAGAAAGAAGGAAAAGAACAGAAGGGAGCTGATGAGGAGAGAAAGAGACCGCAGGACTTCGAAAGAAAGGAATTTCAAGACTCCTCGGGAGTAGCCTCACAAAGACCTGTGATTCATGGTCCTTATCCAACGGACGAGCTGTTCTGTGTTGATATAGTGTTGGATGACGGATATCTCTACAGGGTGTCTGAAGGTTCTGTAAAGGACGGAAAATACATCCAAGGTCTAGACTCAAGGTTCTTGATAAGCAGGTTCCATCCATACACAAAAAAGGCAATATCCTGAAAACAAAAGGAAACCGAAATTTTACGGTTTCCTTTTTTTGTTGATAAATAAGACGAAAATATTCTTTTATATAATGAGTACAATAAAAAGCGACAGAATGGATTTTGAAAAGCTTCTGAACGGAATAGATCCAGTGGTTCCTCAAGTGAACACCCCTACTGTACCTACTGTCGGGGTGGTTCAGGGGCAGCAGCCCGTTCAGGGGCAGCAGAAAGTTGCTGTGGACAACCCACCTGCAGCGCAGCTGATGAACGAGCCGCTGTTTGTCTTTGACTATGACGCTGAAAGGAAAGGGATAAGGAAGAAGTGCAGAAAGACGATAATGGGTATCGTAAAGCATGTAATTCCTGACAATATGGTGGATGACGAGTACATACAGGACAAGATTGAGCAGGACATAGAGACAATAACTGAGCTCTATATGCAGGTTAAATTGAACACTGTAATGCAGAGGGCACATGTCGAGATGACTGCAAGGGGAGGATACACAGCAAGGAATTCCGAGGTGTTTGGTCAGTTGACAGACAAGATCCAGTCGATAAACAAGCAGATATTCGATACAGAGCAGAGGATAAGGAAGACATATCTTGACCTGAAGTATGAGATAAGGGACAAACAGAGTGAGGATTTTGCTTTGAATGGAGGAAATTCACAAACACCGCAATTAATGAATGGAACTGGACCTAATGGTGGATATTTAGTGTCTTCGTCAAAGGTTTTGGTTGATGAGATAAAAGACATAAAGAAAAGAGCTGCAATAGCTAAAGAAACAAAAGTAGAAGTTGTACAGTAACATGATTAAGGAGATTTACATAAGAGATGAGAACGATCCCTATTTCGAGCCGGGGATTATTGACTACTCGAACGAGATGGAAAACATTGTTTCACAGATCAAGATGATACTGGGGACGCGGAAGGGGCAGGTTCTCGGAGACTATGACTTCGGTGTAGACCTTGAGTATATGGTGTTCAACACCAAGGTCGCCGCGAACGAAGTTAAGAAAAAGATTGATGAGCAGATTTCCCTGTATGTCAAACATAGTCCGAAAATCACGATAACGACAGATGTCAACTTCGGTGACTCTGGACTGGGTTATGATTACGCTGTTATCGACATTTATATAAATGGTGGAAAGGCAATTGGATTCCTTATCGATAAGGACTAAAATGATCTGTTTTTGTGATGGGAAAGGAAAACGATAAAAATAGAAGAATATACTCAACCGCCGTTATCGAGCAAATGCTTGAAGATAGAAATAACGGATATGATATCGATTTCTCCCCGTTCTTTGAAAGAGATCTTGAATTGAGGGCACCGAATATAATTTTTGAGATGACAAGAGAGGAGAAGGAAGAGTATATGAAATGTGCCCAAGATCCTGTATATTTTATTGAAAATTATTGTAAGTTCAGAACTGACTACGGTGATACACTTGTTACATTGAGAGACTTCCAGAAGGAGATTATACATATAGCAACAGATGAAGAATATAATGAGGAACTTGATTTGTTTATTCCTAAGAACAGGAATGTGATCTGGATGGCTGCACGTCAGAGTTCGAAAACAACCACACTTTGTGCTATTCTTGCTCATAAATTGATCTTTTCATATAGCAACTGTATTTGCTACGCAAACAAGGAAGATACTTCTAAAGAGTTGATATCCAAGACAAACCAGATTTTTAGAGGACTTCCTTTCTATATGAAACCTGGATGTTTGACATTTGGTAAGACTGGATTCCAACTTGACAATGGTTCTCGTCTTTTGTCTTCCGCAACGACAAATACGGCATCCATCGGTTTCACTATTCATTTCATGATTCTTGACGAGTTTGCACATATTCCTGAGAACATAGTCAACAATTTCTGGAGATCTGTTTATCCTACACTGTCTTCGTCTCAGGTTTCTCAGTGTATGATTATCTCGACACCCAATGGGGCAACGAATAAATTCTATGACATATGGAGTGGAAGTATTGAAGGGAAGAACAGCTTCAAGAATTACAGGGTTGACTATTGGCAAGTTCCTGGTCACGATCAGGCTTGGGCTGACAAGATGAGGAAGGACTTCGGTGAGGAAGAATTCGCACAGGAATTTGAGCTTCAGTTCAACAAGAACTCAAAGATGTTGATGAAACCAGAGGCTGCAGATTATATTTCTAGGATGATCACAACATTTGTTCCGAAACAAATCTATATCCAGAACCAGTACCTTAACGATCCATGTCTCCTCTGGCACCCCGATTTTGATCCGAACAACATAGATCCGAACGACAAGTTCCTCATGCTTGTCGACCTTGCTGAAGGAAACGGTGAAACCGACGAGAAGTTCGCTTCGAAGAAGAGGACACCAGACTCCAACTCAATCAACATATTCCGCATCCGCCCGAACTCCATAGCGAACATCCGAAGATTCTCCAACATTTCGTGCAAGATAACTGATTGTTTCAGGTTCGAGCAGATAGGAAGGTATTCCTGCAACACGGAGGACGAGGTCTACTGTGCCCGCGTGTGTTCAGCCCTTTCATATAACCTTTTCCATGATAATGAGAGGGATTCTGTAAGGGTTGCTGTGGAGATGAACTTCAACGGAAAGTCGTTTTTCGAGGAGTTCAAACGTCACCAACAGTATTCTGGTGCGACAGTTGTCCGTACTTACCATACCAAGCCTATACCAGGCGAGAAGCAGAGGAAACGCTACGGAATAAAGACGACGCAAAACAAGGAGTCGTATTGTATAAAGGGTAACAAGATGCTCTCGAAGCACAGGATAATAATCCACTGCAAGGACACCTTCGAGCAGATGAAAGCTTTCGGATATCTGAGAGGGAAACTTACTGGAATAGCCTGCCACGACGACCTGTCGATGCCTGTGTTCAACCACATACCGAGGATGCTCGACGAAAGTGGGTTCGTATCATGGCTACAGGATTACCTGTTTATGTACAAGGATCAAGGTTTGGTATACAGGATAAACAGCATTATACAGCAGTGGGCTATGGAAAATCCAGATATGAGTGATGGGGACTTCGCTGCATTATATGGGCTGAACGAGATGAGAACAAATCCTTACCAGCAGCCCATGAACACCAACCCGTACTCTGATTCAGGAGGATTGAGTCCATATGCGAACCAAGGTGGTGGATTGAGTCCGTATGCTGGACAGGGTGGATTGAGTCCGTATGCCGATCAGGGATCGTATTTTAATCCATATAGCAATGGTATACCGTCTACTTACAGATAAATAAAAGAAAATACTTGGTGATGAAAGACGATAAATGCCACTGTATAGTATGTGACCGTCCGTTCGACTACATGGATGAGTGGAGCCCGATGCTTCGTGACGATATCTGGAATGAAGTAATAAGATTCTACTGTCTTGAGGACGTGGAGAAATCTAACGCTGAGTTGTTTGACTACTATTATGATCTGTACAATAAGTATTATGGGACGAAACTTGGTGACGAGTGTTTCGACAAAGCTGGCGACTACCAAACTTTTATATGTTATCCTTGTATGGAGCGGGCATTAGGAAGGGAACTCACCGTAGATGATCTGAACGGGGCGGATGTTCCTATAAACAGACGGTTTGTACAGAATGTGCTCAAATGGAGAAAATAAAAAGATTGCCTTGAAAAAAATCAAGGCAATTTTCTTTTTATTGAAAAAATCAGTATCTTTGCAAAAAGAAGTGTCATGAATCACGGAAGATGTAAAAACTGCTGGTGGTACAAGATGAAGCAAGGGACTCACTTTGTCGTCAGTGAGAGTTTACATAAACTTGTTGAGATTGAGGGGCGTGGAATATGCTTCATGCACAGTACAGGTATCGGGAAAGAGGGGTGTGAGGAATACCACGAAGTGAACGAATCTTCATGGTGTCCAGACTATGTGAACAGGAAGAAGGAGAAACAGACACTCGACGACTGGATTAAGTCGTGCTACGAAAAAGAACAAAACGAATCAAAAATATAAATGTTCAAAGAAGGAAAAAGATATTTCTATGACGGTTATGGAAATTTTATATTTATAAGACCTTTTACTGGAGAACGTGTGTCGATTTGTCTTGACAAGTCTGTTGTTCTTGAATACAAGAGTGGGAAGATGTGGAAAGGTGAGATATATTTCTCGATGGAAGGGTTCAAGGATCCAGAGAAGTTCGTGGAATATCTCAGTGAAAGCGAAAAGAGAAGAATAAAGGATTTTGAAAACGAATATGCGGGGTTCGCTCTGCAGGGAATCCTGTCAAATAGAGAACTAGTGAACACAATAGATGGGAATATATACAAGAGGGTTGCTGAGTTGACAAAGCGGTTTGCACATGAAACCGCGAAACTGATGATGTCGGACAACCAATAAAACTAAGTGAGAGTGGTTTGAAAGAGGTTAAATTACCTAACGGATCTGAATTCAGATTTTATACACCGAAAGAGATAAAGGATCACCTTGATGAGTACATAATAGGGCAGGAGGAAGCCAAGAAGACGCTCTCTGTCGCGGTGTATAATCATTACAAGAGAATTATACTGACATTCAACGCACCTGATTCTCAGGTTGACAAGTCGAATGTTTTGATGGCTGGTCCAACAGGATGTGGAAAATCTGCCATGATAAAATGTATCGCCGATTTTATGGGTGTTCCGTGCTACATAGCCGATGCTACAACATTGACACAGGCTGGCTATGTCGGTGACGATGTCGAGAGTATATTGTGTGGACTGCTGAGGAACGCGGGATCGAGCGTTTCGCAGGCGCAGCTTGGAATTGTAGCAATAGACGAGATTGACAAGATTGCAAAACGCGGAAGCAACGAGCACATATCGAGGGATGTCGTCGGTGAGGGTGTCCAACAGGCTCTCCTGAAGATGGTGGAGGGCGATCTTGTCGGCGTTCCTCCCGCAGAGGGAAGGAAGCATCCAGAACAGCCTTTGATTTACATTGACACGAAAAACATCCTGTTCATAGGAATGGGCGCGTTCTCAGGTATAGAGGATGTGATTGAGGGGAGAATAACCCCGAATAAGAGAATCGGTTTCAAAGACGGAAGCGATGATGAAGGTATAGAATACAACGGCAAAGCTTTCGAGTACATGTGTCAGGAAGACCTGATCAAGTACGGAATGATACCAGAGTTCATCGGTCGTTTCCCTATTCTTTGTAATGTGAACAAACTGAACAAGGAGGATTTGATGAGAATCCTAGTGGAACCGAAGAACTCGATATACAAGCAGTACAGGACTTTGATGCTTCTCGACAACATTGATCTTGAGGTGTCGGACAATGCACTGAAGCTTCTGGCTGAACTTGCCATAGAGATTGGTACAGGAGCAAGGGCGTTAAGAAGCCTGTTCGAAAGTGTCATGAATGAGTTCGTGTATGAATTTTCGAGTATGGAGATCAATGAGATTAAGAAGATTACCATAACTACGAAGATGATTAGAAAATATTTGAACAAAAGGTTCAAAAAATATATGGATAAAGTTTCAAAATAAAGAAAAAATAAGTATCTTTGCAGTATGAAGGATAAAGTTATCATATGTGTAGTCGGACCGTCGGGCAGTGGGAAAACCACGATGGGAAGGGTTCTCTGTGAGGCAACGGGGTACAACTGGATATGCAGCTACACAACTCGCCCGATGAGGGATAACGAGACGGACGGTGTGGATCACAGGTTCGTTAATGAATCCGACATGCCTGACAAAGACAAGATGATGGCGTACACGTTGTTCGGCAACTATCATTATTGGACTACATTCGATCAGTTTGACGGCAACCGTCCGAATGTTTACATCATAGACGAGAAGGGTGTGGTTGAGATGGAGAGGATAATCCGCGAGAAACAGCTTGACGGATACAAGCTTCTTAAAGTGTATGTGAAGCGAAGCAACATAGACGTTGATTTAGACAGGGTGAAACGTGATGATGAGAGGGATCTTCTTCCAGATGAAATCTACGATCTCATCATAGAGAACAACGGAACGCTTGAGAAATTCCTTGAGAACTCCACCAAGGCAATCAAGGAACTTGTCAGAAATATTTGAGAAAAACTAAAGCATAATATAAAATGCCTGCTACAAATAAATTATTCACTGAGCTGTTCAGGGCTAAGAACATAGACGGATTGATTCTCCCTGAAAGAGTAAAGAACGATGTCTCGAAAGGACTTACGCAGAATATAATGCTATACGGACCACAGGGTGGTGGAAAGACTACCATAGCAAGAATCCTTACAGAGGGATACGATGTCCTGAAGTTGAATGGTTCCGCAGAGAACGGTATCGATATCATTAGGGACAAAGTTGTCTCCTTTGCCAGTGCCATGTCAATCATGGGTGGTGTAGAGACAATCAAGGTCGTGTTCATCGACGAAGCTGACGGTCTGACGGCAAACGCATGGGACGCTCTCCGCGAAACTATAGAACACTATTCTTCGTCTGTCAGGTATGTCTGTACATGTAACAAGATAGACAAGATTCCTGCGCCCATCAGGAGCAGGTTCAACTGCGTACCCCTGTATCCTATAAACAAGGAGGAAGAGAATTATATGTTGAACGGTTACTGTGAGTATGTTGCGAAGATTCTCACTGGATTCAAAATCAAGTTCGACAACGAGACTTTGATGCAGTTTGTGAAGAATAACTTCCCTGACATGAGAAGTATTCTCAACTCAATACAAACTCTCTATGTACAGGATGCAACCGAGCTTAACAGAGAGAGTCTCATAAAGACGTTTGACTGTTCTGATCTATTCAACTTGATTGTGAACGGTGCTGATCCTGTCGAGAATTATAAGTTCATGATGGAGAACTACTCAACGAGTCCAGATGAGGCTATGTATGAGTTGAGCAAGAGTTTCTGTGACTTCATCAGGATGAACTATCCTGCATATGCGCAAAAAATCCCTTATATTATCATAACCATAGCTGAATATATGTCCCAGCTTCCTACCGCTCCAGACAGACTTCTTGTCCTTCTGGCTTGCTGTTTCAAGCTTCAAACTTTAATCAAAGGATGATATGCGCAAGTTAGGGGCTATAATAGACTTCAACAACATAGCGATGAGATCCATGTTCACATGCCAGTACATGGGTGACGGTTCCGTACAGAATTTCGACACCGAGGAAGAGTGTGGGATTCTAATAAGGAAGATTGCGTCTGATTTGTCGCTTGTGCTACGGACATTCTCCCCAGATCGAGTTGTTATCGCGTGTGATGCCAAGGAACCTTGGAGAAACGCGATATACGACGATATAGAGGGGATGACATATAAAGGAAACAGGGAAAAGGACGAGAACAAGAACTGGGTGAACATCTTCGGGGCGTTCGATGAGTTCAAGGAGCTGCTTAAAGTCAGCGGCATGGTCGTGACTGAACTCGACAATACAGAGGCTGATGACTTGGCTGCGCTGTGGAAGGACGCGATGTTTGCAGACGGGTTCAATGTCGTCATGGTTTCATCTGACAAGGATTGGTCTCAGCTCGTATCTTTCGGCAATGGAAAGGACGTGAACGGGAATCAGTTCTGTATTTCATACAACCCAATCGCGACAAAGCAGTTCAGGAAGATATATGTCACTCAGGATTTCATGGACTGGTACAACACTGAGGATGTCGCCGACATATTTTTCAGCAACTACGACGAGGCTAAGAACAAACTCAAGGACACCATGAGAGCTAACCCGAAGACCATTTTCGAAGTAATCGATCCAGATAGGATACTGATGGACAAGATTATGTGTGGTGACGATGGAGACAATATCCCTGCGTTCTATGAGTACTACAAGAACGGCAGGAAGACAAGGGTTACTCCGTTGAAGGCTGGTCATGTATACGAATCGTTGGAGGCGAAAAACGTGAATGATCTTGATAAGGGATCGCACGATGGATCCCTGAAGGCTGCTCTTGAGAAAGAGATGAAGAAGGAGATAGATGTCGATTTTGAGAAGAGGTTGAACAGACAGAGGTCTCTTGTTGAGTTGAACTCGGAGTTCTTCCCGAAAGAGGTCATGGACAGATTCGTCTCCCACGAACACAATATGAGAGGCACGGGTTTCATCCTTTCTTCGTCGATAAAGATGGAAACTATCCTTAAAGGTAGCAGGTTCCTGACAGAGAACTACAAGAAACCGAGAGAGAACTCGATATTCGACGATCTCAGTAGCCTTGGTAAGTTCTCCAAAACACCAAGTTTGTTCTGATGGCAAAGAAAAAAGAAATAAATGAGGAACCACAGAAGGTTCAGATAGATCTTCTCGGTGCTATGCATGGTCAAGATCCGAAGATTGTTCCTGTGCCTGAGGAGGAAATCAAGGAGAAGAAATCCAACTCGTTGTTCGAAATCATAGATGCTATATTCCGAAATAGGGGATATATAATGAATATGACGGAGCAGCAAGCCAACCAGAACGTGTTCATGGTTTTGAGGAGGATGGCTATAAATTATCCCATTCAGGCTAACGTGTTCAACAATGGCAAGGTGAACGCTCTTGATGTGATAAAGTTTTGGTCTGATTATCTTTACTGTGGTACTGTTCCGAGATGGGCTTACACATCTGGTGCATCTAAGCAGAAGAAATCCACCAAAGACGACATAACCAAAAACGATATAAAGGAGTATATTGAATTCTACGGCATAGAAAGGAAAGATTTTGACTTCGCTATGAAAATATATACGGACGAGACGGTGAATGATGTCAATGGATTCAAGGAGTACATGAAAAAAATAACTTCAAGCAATGGGAAAGAAGAGTCTGATAACTAACGAGATGATTAATCTTGTGAAATCTTCCATCGCAGAGATAGAGATAGAGAAGGTTTCATTTGATGAATATCGTGCATTTTCTGTAGGGAGGGTTACATTAACGAAGGAACCCGGCGAAAAAGTCTATATGTATCTTGACGAGACTTTCGACAACGAGTACAAGTCGTTGTGGAAAGCTGATGTAGGAGAGGTTCTCAGGAAAGAGATGAGGAAGGAATTCCCTGAACTCTATATCTTGAAGGATTCCAAGTTCAAGGCACTTGTGAAGAAGATTTGCGACGATGAGATGGATTCCTTCAAGGAAAACGGGTTCGTCCATTTCAAGATAGGCGATAACTCGTATACAATCATAAGAATAATAAAGCCTTTCCATGTCTTCTCATACAAGGACAGGTCGAACGACTACGCGATAGAGGAGAAGTTTGAGTCTTATATCATCGAGGATGAGGAAGACAAGAAGATCAAGGAGGAGGATCTAAAATCAACCGAACTGTTTTAATGCAAAACTTTCTATATGCGAACCAGATACAAAACATGCTTGCTCAACAGAAGGTCGACATGTTCGAGAAACTTCTGCAATCGACAGGCAGGGAGGGTGTACATGAAGTGATAGAGTTCCTGAGGAAGACCGACTTCTACACCGCTCCAGCGTCGTCGAAGTTCCATTCGAATTACCAGAACGGTCTCCTCGATCACTCTTTGGTCGTGTATGTTCTTGCTGATAAATACAAGGATCTTGTCCTGTCGGAGAAACCTGAGCTCAGCGACAAGATCAGTGACGACAGGATAATAATCACATCACTTCTGCACGATGTATGTAAAAGCTGTATGTACATCCCGGCGAAGAGATGGAAAAAGGACAGTTCAAACAACTGGATAGAGTACCAAGGATATGAAATAAACGACACTTTCCCGATAGGACATGGAGAAAAGTCGGTCATAATGCTGCAGAATATAGGATTGGTCATGAACCCTGACGAGATGCTTGCGATAAGATATCATATGGGGTTCTTCGATGATTCTGGTTCAAACCTTAAGAACGCCCAATATTCGGCTATAAAGATGACACCTCTTGTTCCGATACTGCAGATGGCTGACTATACTGCATCGACAATGATTGAAAGTACAATCAAATATTAAAACGAAATATACGATATATGTCAAAGAACCAAGATTTATTTTCAAACCTGCTTACTGGTTTCCTTTCACCTGATTTCCTGATGAAGTTCTTGGATGCCTTCAAATCCGAAAATGTTTCTGTGAAAAGTGACGGCGACTCGGTTGTTGTGAATGTGAACACAGATGTTGATGATGAAGACTACGACAATTTTGTCAAGTACCTTCTGAGTGTTGTTTCTGCACACGAAGTCTCACATGACTACACAATGAAACTCACCATCGGTAAGAGAGCTACCGACGTGTACAAATATAACCACGAAAGCGGTGAGTTTGAATTCGTGGGGAACGAGACTAAGGAGAAAGAGCAGAAATCAGAGAAAGATCTTCCTGCAAAGAAGGAGAACAATAAACCTGTTCCTGCAGGTGTGAAGTGCGAGGTGAAGGAGAAGAATGACGGTATAGAGGAGATGCCGTTCGCACAATGGTTGAAAAGCAACGTGCAGACCGACATTGACAACGGATTGTACGAATTCGACTCGGATGAGCTGTTCAATGTCGACGAGGCAATCAACAACCTGATTGCAATCTACGATACCGAGTCATACGAAATAATGACAAATGAAAAGAACGAGCTGATTGGAATCAGGGTTCCGATTACAGCATTATGTGACATCATTGAGCCGTGCGGCACAACGATCGACATTGTTCTCGAAAAGGAGGGTGGCAATATTGCTGAGTTTGTGAACAGATGTATCTTCGAGCTCGGATTCTCGAACGTCATCCCTGAGACTATTGAGGGTGATGAGAATGTAACCAGCACTGAACCTGTTGAAAAATACAAGGACATATTCTTCAAACTGTATTTCTAAAAACAAAAATTAAAATAAAACAAAAAATGGCAAGTAACAAAATTATTGGTATCGACCTTGGAAGCACTATGAGTGCTGTGGCTGTCGTGGAGGGAGGAACTCCGCACATTATCGTGAACAGCGAAGGTGAGCGTACAACCCCTTCGGTAATCGGTTATGGGAAGGACGGTGAAATCCGTGTTGGTAGTTCAGCCAAGAGACGCTCGGTTGTAGACGCTAAGTCCACCGTGGAAGTCATCAAGAGATTTATCGGTAATTCCTACAAAAAGACTGCTAAGTATGACAAGGATTTCGCATACGACATTGTCGAGGGTCCGAATGACTCAGTCCGTGTGAACATTGACGGAAAGACCTACACTCCGCAGGAGATTTCCGCAGAGGTTCTCCGCAAGCTGAAGAAAGCGGCTGAAGATTATCTCGGTGAGGAAGTAGATAAGGCTGTCATCACCGTGCCTGCGTACTTCGATGATCAGCAGCGTACCGCCACAATGGAGGCTGCCAAGATTGCTGGACTTGATTGCAAGCGTATCATCAACGAACCTACCGCAGCAGCTCTTGCTTTCGGTCTCGACAAACTCGACAAGGACATGAAGATTCTTGTTCTTGACATAGGTGGTTCAACTGCCGATGTGTCGATTCTTGAACTTGGTTCCGGTGTGTTCGAGGTCGTGAGCACACAGGGTGATATGGTTCTCGGTGGTAGGGATCTTGACAAACTCATCACTGACTGGGTTGTCGAGGATGTGAAGAAACAGACTGGCACGGATGTGTCGAAGGATCCCATCGCTTTCCAGCGCGTCATTGAGGCTTCGGAAAAGGCAAAGATTGATCTGTCGAATGCTGTATCGACCGACTTCAACCTTCCTTACCTGAGCATGGATAACGGAACTCCAGTTCACTATACTGGAAAACTTTCGAGAGCCCAGTTCGAGAACATGATGGACGAGTTCATGAACAAGGTGAAGAACTTGTGTATCGGTGCCCTCAACGCAGCCAAGATGAACACTTCAGATATCGACGAGGTTCTGCTCGTCGGTGGTACAACACGTGTACCGAAAGTTCAGGAGTTCGTCAAGAGCTACTTCGGAAAGGAGCCCAACAAGAGCGTGAACCCAGACGAAGCTGTCGCTCTCGGCGCTGCTGTCCAAGGCAGTATTCTCGCAGGTGAGATGGGAAGTGACATTGTTCTTCTCGACGTGACTCCTCTCAACCTCAATATCACAACTGTCGGCGGTGTGGCCACCACTATGATTGAGGCTAACACCACCATCCCAGTTTCCCGTGAGCAGATTTTCTCGACCGCTGAGGACAACCAGACAGCCATCACGGTAATCGTCACTCAGGGAAATCGCAAGATTGCCGCTGAGAACAAGCAGCTTGGTGTGTTCAATCTCGACGGCATCGCTCCTGCAAGAAGAGGTGTTCCGCAGCTGAAGGTCAAGTTTGATCTTGACTCCAACGGTGTGCTTTCTGTGACCGCCACAGATACTGCTACAGGAAAGGATCAGTCAATCCGTATTGAGGGATCGTCAAACCTCAGCGACGATGAACTCGACAGAATGCGCAAGGACGCTGAAGCCCATGCAAAGGAGGATCAGGAGAAAGTTGAGCGTCAGACAAAACTCAACATGGCTGAGAGTTTGATGAATTCTGCCGAGAAGCAACTTGAGGAAGTGGGTGACAAGGTGTCAGAAGAACTCAAGAACGAGGTCAAGGACAAAATCGAGGCACTCAAGCTCGTGTACAATGTGAACGATTCCGACCGTGACATGGATTCCATAGAGGCTGCAACCAAGGATCTGCAGGAAGCGACATGGAAGGTTTCTGAGGAAATCTACAAGAAGGAGAATCCAGACGCTTCTACGGGAGGATTCGATCCCAACATGTTCACCCAGTTCGCCCAAGGAGGCTTCACAGGAAAATAAACAAACAACGAAAGTGGGTGTCTTTCATCAGATACCCGCTTTCTAATTTCATTTGTCTAATGGATAAGAATTCTAAATTACAGTTGCGGCTTCTGGTTGTCTCAATGTTGTTGATGGCGACAGGAGTCGTCTTGTTCCTTTATCTTCCCGCAGGATCTATTGTGCCTCTGTTCCCGACAGTCGCCTCGATAGGCTGGTTGTTGTGGATTTCAAAACTACAGGAAACCAAACCATGAATTTCTTTTTGTGGATCAAATTGATTTGGCAGGGATGGACAAATATGATACTTGACCTCATATCTGATGTCAAATACAAAAAATATTTTGACGCGAGGTATGGGATATGCAAGGTGTGTGAACACAACAAGCTAGGTATATGTGATATCTGTGGATGTGTCTTGAAGGCTAAGACGATGTCGGAGGATTCTGAATGCCCAGAAGGGAAATGGAAAACGATTCCAGAAACACTGGAGGAAGAAAAAAGGAAGGTTGATTGACCTTCCTTTTATTTTATCAGGTATTTGTCTGAGTATTCAATAATTCCTTGCAGATGAATCTCCGCTATAGCTTCCTTCCCTGTATCGCTTAACAGGAACTCAGTATCCTTTATATTAGTGTAGAATAGGTTTTCAGTCAGGACAGCTGGCATGTTCGCCACATAGATCACGGTGAAGTTTTCCTCGTAGTCCCTGTCTCCGTCTGGTAACTTCTCAGTCCTTATTGTCATGTTGTGTTTCGGTAGTATCTTCTCCGCAGCGTTGTACAGGCAGTCGGCTAACTTGTCGGAGTTGTTCTGTCCTTTTGTAGTCCATGCACTCCAGCCTCTTGCGCTGTTCCACGACTCCCCTTTTCCGAATGCGTTTGAATGTATAGATATGAACAGGTGTTTCATGCTAGGATTCTTTCCCTTGACAATGTTAGCCCTGTTTGCCCTTACTGTGAGTTTGATGTCTTCGTCCAGCTCATGGCAAACCATGTTCACCTTGAATCCATTTGATTCGAGTTTCTCTTTCAGTATTGAGGCAACTTCCCTGTTGAACTTGTATTCGTAGAAATCAAGTTCAGGTGGGACTTTGTTGGCTGCATACGGGGATCTCTTCCCCTTTGTCGACGAAGCGTGCCCGTTGTCGATATGCACCATGATGTTGGAATAATCGTTCATCTCTATATCTGGTTCTGGTTCGTTTTGTTCAATGATTTCATTTGTTGTATCATCCTTTGTATCAATAGTTACAACATGTTTGTTGAACAAAGATATGATCCATTCTATGATTGTTTTCAGCATTGTATTTTCAGACTTTCTTTATTTATTGTAATTTTAGCGAGAAAACCCAAAGGTCTTTAGCCTTTGGGATGAATCGCCACTAACCTTGATTCTCTATGTACTTACGAATAGTATCAGGATTTGCTTCTCCGATTGAACAAACAAAATATCCATCACTCCAAAACGTATGTTCTTTCCAAAATTTTTTAGAAAACTATAATAATGTAACCATAGGTGATGTGCACTTTCTTGTTTCAGTTTTCTTACAATGGATGTAACAGAAATATTTGGTGGGTATGCTATTAGTAAATGCATGTGGTCTTTGTCTGTCTCCATTATATCAATTGAGAAGTCCGATGATTCTGAAATCTTTTGAAACAATTGTTTGACTACTATATCAAGACCATATTGTAGAAGTTGTTTTCTGTACTTACAAACAAAAATTAAGTGACATTTCAAATAATATTTGTGTTTTTTTAGATGTGTAATTGCTCATACGTAAAATTATTTTAGAAATTGCTTTACAAATATAAAATAATTTTGTAAATTTGCAAATAAATAATTATAGAAATTTGATTATATAGTGAAGACAATATACAGGACATATAAGTTTAGAATGTATCCGAATGCAGAGCAACAAGAATTGTTGAGCAAGTATTTTGGGTGTGTTCGTTTTGTATATAATCATTTTCTAAATGAACGAAAGGAACAGTATAGAGAAACACAGAAATCCGACAATTATTATGAGCAGGCGAAGAAGTTGACTCTTCTAAAAAAACAAGAAGAATATTCTTGGTTGAAGGAAATCAACAGTCAGACACTTCAACACAGTTTAAGACATCTTGAATCAGCATACATCAATTTCTTTAGGGGAAATGCGAAATTTCCAAGATTCAAGTCAAAGAAAGATAGAAATTCCTTTGTTGTTCCACAGTTCTGTTCTATTGACTGTAATTCAATATCGTTACCTAAATTCAAATCTAACATAAAAATCAAGAAGCATTGTGAAGTTAATGGTAATGTTCACTCTATGACAATATCAAAAGATTGTGATGGAAAGTACTATGTAGCAATTCTAACGGAACAACAATATAAACCTATAGAAAAAACTAACAAATCTGTTGGGATAGATTTAGGACTGAAAGATTTTGTCATAACATCTGATGGAAAGGTATATAAGAATCATAGATACACAAAGAAATATGAAAGAAAATTAAGTAAGGCACAAAAGCATCTTTCTCGTAAACACAAAGACAGCAATTCTTATGAAAACCAAAGAAGAAAAGTTGTCAAGATTCACAAGAAGATTGTAAATTCAAGAAATGATATGTTGCATAAGGTTTCAACGGAACTTGTCAAAAATTACGACGTAATTTGTTGTGAGAACCTTAATGTGAAAGGAATGATTAAGAACCATAAACTTGCAAAGCATATTGCAGATGTAAGTCGGGGAACTTTCATAAACTTTCTTGAATACAAATGCAATAGAGAAGATAAGACTTTGGTGAAAATAAACAGATACTTTCCAAGTTCACAGACTTGTAGTGAATGTGGATATATCAACCAAAACACTAAAGACTTGAGTGTACGGGAATGGACTTGTCCTAATTGTGGTAAACGCCACAACAGGGACTTGAATGCTTCAATCAATATCCTCAGAGAAGGATTGAAATCTCTATCGGCAGGGACTGTCGATTACACAGGTGGAGATGATGTAAGACTTGCTTGCAAGCAATTGTCTATGAAGCCTGAAGCCCACAAATCTTTAGTTTGTGGGTAGTTCACTTGGAGAAAATCAGTATCTTTGCAGTAAATAAAAAGTATGTTGAAATGCACGAAATTTTAATTTCTCGAAAAATATCAGTATCTTTGCAGTAAATAAAACTTGTTAGAGATGAATGTAGTAAAGAGAAATTTAGGAAAACTGAACAGAATCAGCAAAGAACGAATCGAAGAGACTCTGAAAACATCGGACAATATCCTCGTATGTATACCTTACATGAAGCAGGACAATGTCAACAAGGCTTTGTTTGAGGGAAAGAATAACTTTCACAAAGTGCTGGTTGCAGCGTCTCTTGAAGACTGTGATTTCAGGGATTCGATTGTCGGGGCAAAGGATAAATCATCATGTTATACTCTGGATGTCCCCGCCATGTCGGAATTCGTCAATATGATGCCGTCAAATATCGACAGTTACCGATGCACAACCACTGTTGACATAAGCGAGTTCCCTGTGTATGAGCTGACTCCAGAACTGATGAATGTGATGATGAAGTGTTCATGTGACATCCTGATAGATGACGATGAGTGTGCATACATCGAAATCGAAGAGTACGGCGATGTGTATGTTCTAGTAGGAAAAAGACGCACATACAAGGGAAAGTCCCACAAGAACGACAACGAGGTGAACGGTGTGTTCTGTGAGGAGGAAGATGCCAAGAAGATGGGTGACATGTTGAAAGGATATGGTCGCCTGAACGACATTGAGTATACAGGATACGAGATTAAGAATTTCCTTGTGATGTAATGAGCGTAGATTGTGTTTCAAGACCTCCCGATTTCGGGAATGATCTGTGTACATATGGGAAAATCGGGGAACGGTTTTTCCTTGGTGTGCACGGGAGACAGATGTACGACAACGGATACGATGTGTACGATGTGTCATCTATTCCTTTTTGGCAACATATAGATGTCGATTTTGTTGTGGCTAAGAAAGGAAGTGAACTCAAAAATGATTGGGAATGTGTTGATAATGAAGAATTTACAAAAATAGAAGTCAAAGTTGACACAAGAGCCCACGAGACTGGGAATATTCCATATGAGGTTATAAGCCACGGAAATTTCGGATGGTCTATCAACACTTATGCCGACAAAGTATTCTTCATAGTGTGTAAGGACGGTATTGTTGACGGCAAGCTGTATGCCTATACGGAATACCTGATTGACATGAAGAGATGGAAGGAATTCGCTTCATACGGAAACAATTCGTTCAGGAGACCGAACTGTATAAGGAACGAGGAGATATATGATTTCCTTCATAAAATAGATGATCTGAAGAAGTCGAAAGTCATTATCGCTGAACAGACTATAAACAATTGGATATAGATAAATAAAGCAAACTTCATGTTTGCTTGAATGGACAAGTTCTCAGAGATAACAAAGATAGATACAAACAATGTTCCCAGCAATTTCGGGGATATACCGATTCTTTTGAATAAGGAGTCGGTTTCTTATTTCTCGAATTACGAGGGAATCAGACCGATATGGATCAAGAATGTATACGGAGAGGTATATGAGGTGACAAATTCACAGATTCAAGCGAAAGGTGTCATATGTGTGGAAAATAGGAGTTCGATTTACCACAAGTATGAAGAGGATGACATAAAGATGCTTCTTTCTGCTTATATAATATATGTTGAGTCTGATGCAAGCGTGTGTAGCAGCTGCCATACTGTAAATCCTTTCTTTGATGTGGATTCGTCGAGATGGACATGTTCACATTGCGGGAATATAAACCAAGCGTGGAAATATACGGAAACCAAGTCTGATGTCCCTTCTTCCGCAACGATTATATATGATACTCCGTTCAAGGGGATGAATTACATAAACGCTGAATTCCTTCCAGATTACATATGCACGGACAAGATGTACATCAATAAGAACGAGATATTGGAGGTTGAATTCTATTCTTATGGAGAAGGGGTTGACAATCCTGTAAATCCGCTTATTGTGTCAAGGAATTTGAAAGGTGCCGCGTATTCGTTTTACCCGTCTCAGATTGGTGCTCTGTCGAAAATAACAATGAAGGACGGGAGAACCATATTCACTCCATACACGAAGTCACAGTTGAACTGGGTGTTGAACTCTGTGTATAGTCTTGAATATCTTCGTTTTGAAAGGTTGATGGGTGAGATTGACCTCTCGAATGGAAAGAAGATGAAGAGCATAGACACAAGCTTGCATATACTTGAAATGATGGATTCAAGCATAAGGAAACTTGACGCTTGTTTGTTCCTGCTTGATTCTAGCTATAGTGTATTACGAAAGAAGTTCACGAAGCTCGATTCGAGCTACATGTTGATGGATTCTAGCTTGTTCCTGCTCGACTCCAGCTACAGTGTGCTGCGAAACAAATGTACAAAGCTTGATTCAAGTTACACGAAACTCGACACCAGCTTATACTTGCTCGACACCAGCTTCTCATTGATTGATTCGAGTGTCAGGAGAATCGATGCAAGCCTGCTTGTCATAGACTCAAGTTGCATAAGACTTGATTCGAGTATAAGGAAACTCGATTCTTGTATGTTTGATCTTGATATTGGATTCAGGAGACTTGATACCAGCTTATTGGCTCTGGATGCAAGTGTCAGAAAGATAGGTGCAAGTGTCAGAAAGATAGACTCTAGTATCAGGCTGCTTGATGCGTGTATCTACAACATCGAAGTCGGATATTATCAACAATTACAGGAACCGAATGATCCTTAATTTGTTTTTCTCGATTTTTATCAGTATCTTTGCAGTAAAAGATATAATAGTATGGTAAGATCTGTGACTTTCCCAGAGAACGGAACTGGGTACATATATGAAAAGGTAGAGAAGCCGACAAAGCCTTTAAAGACTGATCCTCGGTATTATAACCATCAGGACAGGTATGAGTCCGACAACGAGGAGTACAAGAAGGAGATGGCTTACTACAGGAAGAACAAAGGGAAATATATCCTGAAGTGTTCCGAGAACCTTGTAGGGAAGACTTTCTCTTTCGAGGACAAGAAAATCAACATGATATTCGGTCCAAATGGATCTGGAAAGACTACTATAATAAAAGCCATCGCCGGGCAGATGATGTGTGCAGATGGGTTCACTTCTTTCTGCGAGCCGTTGGAGTTCGGTTGTTTCAGAAGGCATAGGACTATCGAGGAGATAATAGAGAAGAAGAAAAGGAATACGTCTGTTGTGGATATGGACGTTGTTCCTGTCTATTATGACAATTTCGAGTACACGAGAACGCATTCTACAGGTTATCTTGGTGACATGATGGGATCCATCATAAACAACATAGGCGACGAGCTCGCCTACATGATGAATTCAAATAAGATATCATCTGGTCAACATTCTCTGTTTGTTCTGAACAGGATAATAGAGATAGCGAAGAAGGAGGTTTCCATGGATGATATTGTGAACGTCGGGTTGTACAGATTCTTCCATGGAAACTCAACGTGGCAAGATGCAGGAAAATATCAGAAGGATTACTTTAGCAAGCTTGAGAACTACAAGAAAAAGTCCCACCCCGTGCTTCTTTTCGACGAGATAGACAAGTCACTTGACATAGAAGCTGTCTGGACATTGTACACGGATTTCTTCCCAAAGGTTATAGAGAAGTGGGGGAACCAGATAATAATGGTCAGTCACAATCCTCTTATTCTATCGGAAAATATTTTCAACAATGACAAATACAATATAATATCGGTGGATCCTTGCTACACAGATCATGTAAAAAGCATGTTGAAAGGTACGAAATTTTAATTTCTCGAAAAATATCAGTATCTTTGCAGAAAGAAAACTAAATCAAAATAAGATGAAAGCAACAGAAATTATTCAGTTTTTGACCACAGCGGTGGATCACCACGGTGATTTTTCCGTCGACATCAATAATATGGACGGAATCTACCAGTCAATCAAGGACATCAAAATGAGGCATTGGGACGACAATGATGGAAACCACCATCTTGTCGCTGAGATTATCCCCGCCGAGAAGTATGATCCGAAAGAGTCAATCAAATAAATTCTGGCAGAGATGAGCTATTCATTGATAGGACATTTTGTCGATGTCAAGAACAAAAAGATCATATGTTCCGCAGAGCTGGGGTTCATGAAGAACCTCAACGAGAGACGATATTCCAACGAGTTCGAGGGAATAACGCCGACAGGGACGGCAAATGACGACGATTATCCAGAAATTACCAAGTACCACTCAACGGAGTTCATCGGATATTTCAAGAAAGAGTTTCTTGATGATGTGAAACTGTACGGCACATATAGGGAGAAACTAAGGAAGGAAATGAACACCGAGGCGAAATCCTATGTATTGCTTGACGGGAAATACGAATCCAACAAAGAATACATGGAGAAGTATGCTGCGAACCTTTCTCTCAATGAACTTCTCAACAAGGGTGACGATTTCGACCAGAAGTACATACTTCTTTACAGAAGCGACACAAAGTCTTCCAACGGAACGTGGTTCAAATTATCCGACTTCTCTGGTGTTCAGGATTTCCTCAGAAAGGAATATGAGGAGAAGAAAGTGCGTCTTGACAAGCTCAATTCCATGAAGGACACAACGGAGTGGTTCGAGATGTCTGAGAATGCAAGGAACAATCTCCTTGAGGAGATAGGGTACGCTTCCGAGGATCTTGAGGAAATCGAGTGGAAGTACGATTCCATCGTTAAGATGAATAACATTCTTGATTTCATAAACGAGGATCTCGGGTTCAGATACGAGGACGAGGATGGGTGTACAAGATATAGTTGGAAGTACAATGATAATCGTGAGATTGAAATATATATAGAAGTTGACTGATGGACATAGAGAAAGACATTATAACCACCGAGGTGATGAGTGATTGGCCTGTTTACAAACGTAATGTTAGAGAAATCCTGACATCGCTTGGTGCAGTTGAAGAAAACGGGAAGATTTCAATAGATTCGAATGATCCGATACTCGATGTTTATCCACATGTCTATATCGACGATGGTATGGGATATGGTGTGGATGATAGCTATGTCGTGGAAGTAGAGACTTTTGAAGACGATGGTGAAATCTATGTGAATATCTGGAGAGATAAAGAAACAATTAAAAATAAAGAGAAATGACATTTGGAGAATTCAAATCGCTCTGTTATCCAGACGCTATGCCTATGGAGGCGTGTTTGGTAGATGCCCTTATGAGGAAGCGGATAAGTTATCAGGAGATTAACATGGCGTACACAAATGCTCTTGATTATGAGAGGCATGTTGCAAATTCGAAGTTCAATGAGGCTGCCACCTGCATTCTGCAGAACCTTTCTGGAAATTTCACGAAAGATGAAGACAAGGATAAATTGAACAAAAGATCTATTCATATTCTTAATGAGTGCTGTATTTTCCCGAAGCACATCTACGACTGTATGTACAATTATACAAAGGAGGATGAGAAAGAATATGATGAATTCTGCAATAACATGTACGGAAAGATATTTTTCCACGAAAACGAAAAACCGATCAATGAAGGTTAAAATTGTAAACAAGAGCGGATTCGATCTGCCAAAATATGAAACCCCCTTAAGTGCGGGTATGGACTTGAGAAACGCCGAGGAAGCTTTCGTTCTTGAACCAGGAGAAAGAAAGCTTGTGAAAACAGGAATCTTTATCCAGCTTCCTGAGGGATACGAGGCTCAGATAAGACCGCGCAGCGGGCTTGCGCTCAAGAAAGGCATAACAGTGCTTAATAGTCCAGGAACGGTTGACGCTGACTACACAGGGGAAGTTTGTGTAATACTTATCAACCACGGAGATGAGATTGTTGAGTTTGAGAGAGGAGACCGAATTGCCCAAATGGTCATCGCGAGATACGAGAAAGCTGAGTGGGAAGAGGTCGACTCTCTTGAGGAGACTGATAGAAAAGGTGGATTTGGTCACACAGGCGTTTCATAAATGGAGAGAATTTTGTTTCTTGACATCGATGGAGTAGTCAACTCCGATGAGTATTTCGTCCGCTGTAGGAATAGAGAAGGAGATACTCTTTTCATCGATCCAGAGAAAGTGAAACTCCTCAATACATTGAAGGATATACCTAACATCTCCATTGTCATATCATCATCGTGGGGGACATCCGCAGACACTCCGTTGAAAAATCTCGGGTTGGAAATACCTATCTCTGGTCATACTGAGCATTTCTACAATGACTTCATGTGCCGTGGAAACGAGATAGAAAAATACTTGAACGACCATTTTGATATGTGTACAAAATTTACTACCCTTCATAAACTCAATACTCTATGTAAATATGTCATAGTTGACGACGACGACGACATGCTTCTCGGTCAAAAGAAAAATTTTGTCAAGACTAATGCACGGAAAGGATTGATAGAGAAGGACATAGAAAAAGTGAAACAAATACTCTTGTAAGAGAGATAAATAAATAAGCAAAACATTGCATAAAACCAATTCAGTTTATAATGGCTAACACAAAGAAAACCACAACTACAAAGAAACCTTCAACGAAGAAAGAGGAAAAGATCGAAACTCCGAAAGTCGTTGACGAGGTTGTAGAGAAAGACGAGGTTCTGGATCCAGAGGAGACCATCAATACTGAGACTCCTGAAGTTCCCGATACAAACGAAACCGAAGTACCTGAAGAGAAGACTTCAATCTCCGCAGAAGAGTTGAAGACCGTCGATCTCGACGAACTCAAGAATGACGGAATGAACGAGGATCTGATTCCCACCGTCAAGGAAACTCCTGCTGCCGAGCAAAGACAGAATGTAATCAAGGCGACTCCCCTCTTCCCGAAGAGCAAGTACACCCAGAGCATGATTGTGAAGAAGTATAACTAAGTTAAAAATCAATAAAAAAAGGATCCTTTTCATACGGATCCTTTTTTGTTTGGGATTTTTTCAGTATCTTTGCATAAAAGATGTTCTGAAATGGATCTTGGAAACATCACAAAGTCAATGTCAACCATGGTAGTCACACTCAATGGCACAACTGGTGTCGTTGATGCGTCGGTGATTTTTCGTGAAATCGGCGTTGATTTGAATACCATGAAACTGAATGACACCTGCAAGATACAGAAGATAAATATCAGAAGTTTCCACGGACACGTTGTCTGTGGAGATATCGTAAAACAAATAAAAACATAAACAAATGAAGAAACTAAAAAGCATTTTGTGCATCAGCATGATGGCTTTGTCGATGCTGTTTGCAGCATGTAACAGCTGCTCGAAGCCAACCCCCGAACCAGAACCTGTGTTTGCAGGATACAACTTTGACAACACCGTCATCGGAGACTACGACTACATCGCAAGTCAGGAAGAGATGTTCATGTTCCGCACAGCCGAAGCCCGCTTCGATAGCACTCTCACGAAGGAATGTGAGAACCAGATCAACTATATTGTTACTTGGTTCCAGTGTGGTCACTATGTAAACATGATTTTCCATACTCCTGACACAAACCGTATGAAGGAAATTATGGAGTTCATAGACATGATCAGTACCGACAAGTCGTATAAAATTGACACAAATGAGACCGACTTCCGTGTACATTTCAGATTCTATGACGCTATTCTCGAATGTGGGGAGATTAATGCACGAAATCCTATTACTTTCGATTCCTGCATGAAGATTGTCGAGCCTTACAAGGATCAGCTTCACACCCGTGTAATTACCCTCAGGAAATTCCTTGATCCGCGCCTTCCTGAGAATCCGCTGTACATCTTCGGAAACGGCATTCTCACAGTCGACGCTGTGACTGGCGAGGTGGGAACACTCAAGGAGTCCAATGACACCGTTATGTTAAGTCCGTCAATTCTGGAGTCTGGAATTGTTCTCGATATCCAGTAAGACAGAACCGACAACATATGAAAAAGGAGAGTTCAAACTCTCCTTTTTCTTTTATGCTTCGATCCAGTTTCCTTGCTTGTCCTTTACTTTGAACACCCACCTTCCACTGGGATGGAGTTCTTCTGCGGGTTCCACATCGTTCCACCATGTAATTCCATCCCTTGAGAGCAGGTCGAATTTTGTCGTGTCGAAATAGGCGAACTTTCCGTCCCTCTCCACTATTATGAATCTATTCTGTATGTCATATATGTTGTCGATGTCGGTCTTGAAGTATCTTCCCATCCCTTCGGAATTCCTCTTTATGATATTGAACTTTCCTCCTCTTTCTATAACATATTCATCTGTGAAATATGTTTCGAATATGTTGTCGCAACGTATTAGCTCAAGGTTTGCAAACCCCCATGTTTTCTTGTACCAGTCTGGTTGTGATTGCGGCGAAGGGATAACTACAAACAGTCCATCTTCTGTGTCAACGAATGTGTTTTCCCCGTTAGTGAGTACGTTTTTTATTTCTGTGCTGTTGAATTCTAATTTAAAATTGTTGGTGTTTTTGTTTCTGTATGTAAAAAGTTTGCATTTTCCGTCTTTTATCTTTATTGCGTAGCGAAGGTTTATTCCTGCAGTTAGATTGTCCAACCTTTCTATTTCTTCAATGTACTTTGGAATTCCATTTACAGGTTTTATGGTTGTTCCGTCCATGATGGCATATCCTTTTTTTGAGTGACATAGGAACAGGTATGCGTCTGCGCTGAAGTAGTTGTATATAATCATGTCAAGCCATGGATCGAACATAGGCTTGAGGTTTCTGTCGAGGATGTTAAATTCTTTTGCTCCCTTTCTCATCAACACAATATGGTTGACTCGTGAAGCTGAAGATATTTTCAAACTTACATCTTCTTTTGTGAGATTTATGACTTCCTCGAAGTTTTCATTGTACACTACATCGTCAATGTCGCGGACAACATAGAAGTATAACGCCGTGTCCTTGTTGCCGTCTATCGATGCAATGACATGGTCGTCTATGTCCATCACCCAGTTGAACTTTAGGTTTCCGTCGAAGTCCATGATATTGTACAAGATATCGTCCTTTCTCACTTTGAAGTGTTTCATGTCTGATGTGTATGTCGCTTCCTGAAACGTTCCGAGTGATTTTCCTTTCTTCATGTTCACAATCTCTGTGCTCTTCCCTTTACTGTGTCGCTCTGGATATTTCAACACGGTGACATTTTGTCCTGAATCGGGTGTGATTTGGTATACAGCCCATCCTTTGTTTATAGTCTCCCCGGAAAAGTTAATAAGTTTCATCCTCTCTGTCCTTCTTACCAGAAGTGTAGCATCAGATAATTTTTCAACGTCGGTCACAAAAGGATTCGACTGCCCGTCATACTGGACAAGCATTCCTGTGTAGGATGACACGACTATTGTATTGTTGTCTATTGATATCGAAAGATCCTTTATTGCAAACATCTTGCACTTCTCGTCGCCGAATACACCGTTGAATTCCTTTATCCTTATATTGTCGTTAATGATATTGTCAACTTTGAAGTATGTCCCGACAACAGACAATGATTCTCCGAGGACTATGTCTATAATCTTGTTGTCCTTCCTGCAGATTGTAACCTTCTGGAATTTTTCCTTATTTACATCGTTAAATGGATATTTCTTCATTATCTATTGGTCTTCTTTTTGTCAGTATGGTTCCAGTGTCACTAATGTCGAATATCATACCGTCTTTCGTCACAGTGAATACCCTTGTGTCGTCGTCCCCGTATTTTTCTTCGTCATAAGGCTCAACGTCGTCGAACCACATATATTTGACGCTCGACTCATATGTCTTTCCTGTCTTGAGGTTTATACTGTATTCCTTTTTGTTGGGAATCAATTCAGCCGACTCTGTATCGAAGTATGCGAACTTCCCGTCCCTTTCGACAATCGGGAACCAGCTGCCCACATCGTATACAGCATCAATTCCACCGTCTATGAGTTCACATGGTTGATCTGCTGCGGGGCAAATTGCGTTCCATTTTTTGGTCGATTCGTTATATATAAACATTATGTCGTTTGTGCTAACAACATATTTGTCACATTCAAACAAAGTGTTTTGAAAGAAGATATATGTCTTTTCGCCGTATTTCGCGAACACGAAATCTTCATCCGATATCAGTATATCGTCAGCCCATTCCTTCAGACAAAGCAGCCATGGAAGCTTTGGGTTTATTATGTTGCATTTGCCATCTCGTTTTACAGCGAATATTGTATCTGAATAGTTGTTATCACCTATCTGTGTTATGTCGTCAAGCCATTCATCTTCGTTGAACAACGGAATCATCGACGATTTTCCAACAATGTTGTATTTTCCATCTCTTTCTATGACAAAGGCTTTTTCATCCAATGGATCGTCAAATTCTCTTAACTTTTCGTCATATCCAGCCTTCAACGCCATTTTTCCGTCGTATCCTATCCAGTTGGATTTTAATTCAGAGTTTATCAGGAAAACATCCGGGTTTGGGGTGTCGTCCTTCTCGATTTCATATCTTCCCTGTTCAATTTCCTTTCCGTCTACAATAACTTGATATTTTTCCAGTTTCTTGTTCTTTATTGTGAAAAGAGCCTCATAACCGTACTCGTTCGTTGTATTCGCGAAACAGAGTTCAACTGACTCTCCGCCGAACTCGTCTTTCATGTATGTGTTTCTGAGCGGATCGATTCTTCGTATAGGTTTGTCTGTTAGTATATTCCCGTCCCTGTCTGCGAGAATGTACATCATATCACCTACTCCACACTTGAAACAGTTCAGTGTCCTCACGATATCGATGTCCTCGTACCATTTGTCGAACAAGTATTTCTGTTTCTTTATGTCCACGACATTGTCACAACCTTCATCTTCTCCTCTTTCATAGTCGCTTACAATTATCGTTCCTTCCAATCCATGGACGATATAATCATGCCATCCGAGTGATATGATGTTCAGGTCACAGTCGAGTATCGCCTTCATTCCACGGTTTGATGGTCTGCTCATAGTTGTCGACTCCACTTCTATCCCGTTTCTATTATAGGTGTCTATGTTGAAAAGCGGGGAAGGAAACATCTTTCCTCCGTCCTTGTCTATTACAATCCATTTGTATGTTGCTGGAATGGTTTCACATATGTATAGCTTGTAAGTCTTTCCTTTGTTGTAAATGTCATGGAAACCGATTTTGTCTATGCTTGAAACGCCGATTTTCTTCGCAACGTCAGTTCCGTCTGCGAGGATTATGTTCTTCTTTCCGTCTGGAAGATCTATGATCTTGAACTCCCCGTTGGATTCGTCAAGTCTGTATTCTTTTCTCATTTTACTTTTTCTGCTGTCCATTTTCCATCAACTAGGCAATTGAAATCACCATTGTCGTCTATGGGTTCGATATCGTCGTACCATTTGTCGAACACAGTCTGCAAAGTCAGTATCGAGAATGCGTTGAACTTACCGTCTTTTTCCACAATAGGATATTCCGAATCCAAATCGTAGACGTTGTCGAAGACATATGTTTTCCCGTGTGCATCTTTTGCCGGTCCGTATCCAACGATGCTTTCATAGTATCCAAAGGAGAATTTCCCGTCGGAACCCTGTACACAATACTTGTTCCTTGCGACATCGAATATGTTTTTGCCGTCTATTGTGAATGTGTTTGTCTTGTTTGTGTGGTAGCATATGACTATGTTGTAGAACTCTCCTTGTCTTGCGCAGATAAACCCGCTGTCTGTCTTGTATATATCGTCAGACCAGTTCAAAAGTACAGGATCTTGAAGTTTAGGTACTGAATATATGTTACATTTTCCGTCTTTTCTTTTTACACAAAGGAACAATCCTCTTACAGGATCCGATTTTTCTATTACATATGACGTGAACAACATTCCCTTATTAAGAGTCACTAAAGATTTTGAGCCAAAGATTATGAAATCGCTGTCATTTATATATGCAGACGACACATCGTCTTCGAAAATTATCTTTGTGAACCAATTCTCATTTATTAGCTTGAATTTGTCCCCTATTATGTTATAGTTTTCGTTGTCGTCTACAATTTTGTATATACCAGATGATAATTTGTTAACCTCAACAATATTCCTTCCGTAGTCGAGAATTTCAAGATTTTCTGTTATTAGTTTTACATTATCTTTGTCAGATTCCGTATCAACACAGCATACAATTTTTCCGTTGAATGTTTTTCCCCCGAAATAATCTTTACTTAGTGAAATTCTCAAAAGACTCATCATGTCAAATGATCTTCCGTCGAACATAAGCTTTCCTTCATCGTTCATTATGTATTTTTTCATCTCTTTATCCATACAAAGGAAACATTTGTTCGACACCATTTCCATCCCTGTATACCATGTGTCACTGAGGACGCTTCCGCCGAGTTTAGCAAGATTGAATTTGTCGTTGTCGCTGACTATGAACAAATTTGAATTAGGAACATAGATTATGTCGTCATACCAATCCTTTAGAAGGAAAGTTCCGTCAGGTGAAAGAAAATTTGATTTCTTGTCTGAAGCTCTTTTCATCTCCATGACATTTGTCTTCTCCAGTATATTCCTTATCGGGTTGTGTATGTTTCCCAAGAACAGCATAGGCTCTCCTTTCTCGTCCCTGACCAAGTCTCCTGTGTATCCAAGAATTACAAGGTTGTATGCGGATTCTTCAGTTCTTACTGAAACGACCTCTGTTGGAATTCCGTTTAGATCTTTTAATATCACGAAAAGCTTAAAGTTATCTTTTCCGTACATTTCGGACAACCGTTTCCCGTTCTTCAGGATAATATCGCCATTCTCTTTGTCGTATTTGAACTTTGTGTTGTATTTTATAGGAATCTTTTTCATCATGCTATTGAAAAGTTTGGTCTTGGTGAGTATGTAAGTGTTTTCTTCTCCCCGTTCTCATAGACGGTGAAATTATGTGCCTTTCCGTTGTATGTTGTATCATCGTCACCCTCGTAAGGATCAACGTCGTCGAACCATGTGTTGAACACGGGTTTACCTGTCGTCCTCTCAAGGAAATTGTATTTTCCCTCCTTCCTCACTATGGGGAAAAGACTCTTGATGTCATATACCTCGTCGAATTTGTTGGAGAGTCTTCCTGAGAAATAGAACATGTAACCATCGTCAAGGTATATGAGTTCTCCGTACCCGCATTCCACACAGTTGTTGCACTTTATGTATTCGTTCGGTGATATGAACAGGTGTATTTTGCCTTTCCTCTTGAAAAATATGTACCCTTCTTCATTTGTGTATATGTCCTCTATTGACATGCCGAATATCGGTTTCAGTGTGGCGGCCTCGAATATGTCACACAGACCTTCCCTGTATTTCACAAGGATTAACGGTCTGTTGAGATTGAACGGATTGTCGAGAACTTTTATGTCATCGGCGAACTCTTTCATTACAGGAATCAGGGATCTGTCCTCGAACAGATTGAATTTCCCGTTCTTTTTTACAGCCACCAGTCCACATCTGTTGAAGAGTTCCTCGTTTTCTATACTTTTCACTCCTATCTCGTCCACGCTTTCCTTGAACATGAATCCGTCTGGTGTGAGTATGTTTGTCCTCAGCGGTTCTTCTATATTGTGCTCATTCGTGAAAACAAACGAAGATGAAAAACGTATTGCATTCGACACGTATAGTTTTCCATCCTCTTTGTTCATCTTGGTGAGGTCTCCTGTCCTCTGATCTACGGCATATATAGTGTCTCTGTCTTCTCCGTTGCATACTATGAACTCCTGTGAAACGAAAAAATATGTGTCCAGTTTCCCTCCGTTTCTTCTTACCTCTATTGTTCTTATATTCTCGTATGTATCGTTTGTGACAGGAAGTCCCAAATCCCCTTTGATATTCTTGAATAGCATCCATCCCTTCTTTCCCTGTGACACCTCGTTTGTCTTGCGTGCCACGCTAACTGCGACGAAACTGTGTCCGTTCACCTCGAAGTATATGTTGTCGAGAGAAGTAGTCTTTGTGTCTATTCCTTCGTTTATTTTGTATTCTTTTCTTGACATAGTGAAAACAGGTTTTCTTATTTATCTTTGATAAATAACAGGATGAAGAAGGACTACGAAGTTGCAAACATAGACATATCTGCTGAATTTCCAGATATCGAACAGAGATTCCTTGATGCATATCAGGCTTTGCTTGATTGTGAGGAGAGTTTTCATAACATCGAAAAGATGATAATGGATCTCAACGAGGAGTGGGATATTTGCAATATTCTTACACTCATCAATAAGTTCAGAGAGATACTTTCGTCGATAGTTGAGATTCCTATAAACACGGTAGCAAAGATATCATCTGCTTTGTCTGTTCAGGGACTTGATGTAAATGTGTCAACGTCCGGAGATCTACCGTCGATATCTGCAGGTCTTGAGGTGTACTGCGTGGTCGGTATAATAATGAAAAAGTTGCAGATATTAAAATATCAGATCGAGAAAACAAGATTAGTTGTAGAAAGAAGGATACTTGAGATTACAGGAAAAGTTCTAGTCTGGACTCTAAACGGAAAAGGATCTCTACTAACAACTCCGATACAGGCTGCACTTGCGGCTATAGCTGCACTTGCATCAATAGTGAATACAATAATGACGGCACTTGGAACTGCGCTTTCTCTTCTTAGCAACATACCGGCAATTAGCATAGGTGCTGCAAGTGCTGCGTTTTTCATGACACCGAAATCTTTTATGAAGACTGATATTAGCATAGCCAACGCCAATCAGTCTACTACAAATAATATACCAGATGCGGTAAATGAGGCCATATCGGAAGCAGAGGAAAGTATAAAAAAAGCTAACGGCGTATTTAAGAAAGCAGCCATAGCAGCTGCAGCTTCAATGGGAGCAACTTCTGCAGCAGATGGTAATTTTGTGTATTCTGGAGTAGGGGATCTTGAGGTCTTTGATCCAAATAAAATAAGACAGCTTGTCAACGAGATACTTGCGATGCTGTTTGACGCTGATGCTCTGCCGAGATACGAGAAACTAAATATCACTAATGTAAGGTTTCTGACATATCTTGCAACTGGGTTCGAACCCGCTGCAAAAAAATCGTTCGGGATACCGGGATTTCCGTAAAAAATAATTTCACTGAAATGAAAAATTGGACAAACGAGGACACAATAAAGATGATGTTCCTCATGGAAGGATCTGACGAAAACCGCAAGCTCATCCAACAGGATATAATGTGGGACGGAGGGAAGTTCGTGAGAATCCATGGTAGCAGATCATACGGTTTGCTTATCGGTGCTCTTGAGGATGAATATGATTATTATTGGATAATAGAAGGAAGTGATTTGAAAATTCAGGTGAGTTCTTGCGTTGGTGGGTACGATGTTGTCGATGGAGATGTTCCTGAGGAACTCAGTGTATTGAAATGGATGGTCGACAATGATACAGATGGACTTGTGGAAAGGGTTATGAACCAGCTCGATCCATACTTCAGGGAAGGAGAGGGATGTGACTTCATAACGGATCTTTATTTCAATGACGACCGTGTTCCTTTCAAGTTTGAAAAATAATCAGTATCTTTGCATCAGGAGAAAAATTTTTCGATAAATTTTCAATTTTGTAACAACTTTGGAGAAATTCCGCAATAAATAGTGAAAACGTAATGACGAAACCTTTCGATGAAAATGTATTCAAATATGTTTAATTGGTCAGCCGATGTAAAATCAGCAGGTATCGCTGTGTATACACCGGTATGCCCAAGAGATCTCGAAGGAAGCCGTCACAGCCGGAAGAGTAAAGCCTAGAAAACAATCAAACCCTACATAGAACAAGGCTCTCTTCCGGTAAACGAAAGAGAGCCTTAATTGTTAAAATGATAATAAACATGAGAGAATTAATAATTATAGGAATAGCGATGTTGATGTTCATGTCCGCCGCAGATTACCTTTATGTCAATGTTGGTGAGTGGTTCGTGGATCAGGACGGCGAAGCATATCAGGTCACAAGGAAGAATGTTTTCTCTGTAACCATATCGAGCAAGACTGAACAAAAAACTATACCTACTATGTGGTTGTGTATGAGATATATGAAAGTTGACATGTAAAAATTGAAAAAAAATTTTGCAAGAAACTTTCAAAATTGAGAAATAAGCAGTATCTTTGCACTGTGAAACGGAAACGGAACGCCTGACGAACGGTTCGGAGTACAGCCGAAAGGCAGCGAGTTATTTGACAAGTCTGGGAATGGATTAAAAAATTGAAAACTTATCTTCGGATCGTCCCTATCGGGATGATTTGAGGAACAAGATAGCTGTGGGGAGCGAAATGGAACCGATCGGGTATAATCCGAACGGATCTGCTCCCCTTGGCGACAATGAGAATCCGCAGCGATGCGGGTTCTTTTTAAAACAGGGTAGTGCGGTAGTTGGTCACCGGCTTCATTTGGGATGAAGATTTTCACGCAGGTTCGAGTCCTGTCTACCCTACAATCAACAAGTTAACTATTTTTATTTAAAGTAATACTTGAAGAAAATCCATCGCAATTTATCGCCCGTTTTTATCCGCCATCCCCCCAGTTCGGCTGCCGATATATGGCTCCGACATAATGATGACCGCGTTGTCCGCCACACACGGCGGCGTAAGCGGCACTCGGCGGTTCACCTTGAGCGGCAACCCGCCGCTATGTGGGCACATGTACAGCGATGGTAATGGAACCGAGGTAAGGGAATGGGATTTTTTGCGGAGTGAATGATGCCCGATTTATGCTCCGCTGCAAGGGTATGCCAGAACAATCGGATAACTGGCGTATGTGTAGGTTCCAACCCATAGCCGTTCCTGTCAGACGGCTTACAAAAATGACAGAAAATTGGTAGGTAGCGAAGTGGTTAAACGCGGCGGACTGTAATGGTGAGTAAACACGCTAAAAATCGATTCTGTATTGGTCGAGAGGTCGAAGACGTAGGGTGACACCGGAGTAAGCTAAAAACTTGCAGACGTTGGTTCGAATCCAACATACAGAACAATCCGCTCCCTTTTGGGTTCGGGGGTTCAAATCCCTCCCTGCCAACTCGCGGATTGGTGAAATATGTGCCTGTAAAAAGACTAATCAATGTAGCGCGTGAAGCTGGCGCGTGATGATTTAGCTGGGTCCTTCAGTATGAAATCTGGATCTGATGTACAGCGGAGAAAGAAAGTAAAAACAAGGTTTGGAGTTATCACGCCTCCCTGATATGGAGGTATTTACGTGGAAGTCGTAGTCCGCAACCAATACATGGTTCATCCATGATTCTAACTTGGGGCGTATCCCCTGTGTCTTATACACACTTGAAAGGGTAGTCGGTTACACGTGGGTTCGATTCCCACCGCCCCAACACAGAGCGTTGAAACGATATATACGCTCAATGTAGGGGATCAAGGGACGATTGGAAGGCAGTTCCTCCCTGAATAAAAACGAGATAGATTCTCGTTTCCCTGCTATCGGGAAAAGTTATATCTTGACACAAGCCAACCAGCAAGATACTCGAAGCGAAATTTACACGAAAGAGAGTCGATGCAAGACAGTCACGAAGCGATAAAGAAACACCGAAAGAGTGGCAATCATAACAAAGATCAACTTGGTCAGAGTTTATAGGGAAAGGAAAGCTCGTGCTGATGTCTTACCGTATCGGCGAATGTTCCCTTGCCGAATATAGGGGGCTCCAACAACATGGAATACCATTGAGGACGACAGAAAATACGGTTTTACTACGAGAAGCGCAGGTTGATGAAGTGTTACACCGCGTTATACGCGGTATTGCCTCTTTAGCAGTTTATTCTTTCGCTGCATGTACAGAACATTTCGTTTTGTTATGATTTTTAAGAATTTCAATTTATTATAAGATATATGGCGGGATGGTGAAAAAAAAGATTTTATCTCTCCGATTTATTCTCGGTTCAACCGTTGCCATTCGGCAGAGTTACTTCGAGGTATACACAATTGTATTTTGACACAATTTTTTGTAGGTTCAAATCCTACTCCCGCCACAAATGCAGGATGATCTTCTGGGTGGAGTCCCGGAGTCTGCTCCAATAACGGAAGGAAAACCGTGCAAACCAGGTCTATAGGCGAAACTTACCTACGGTACGTCAGGGTTTCATCATTCGCAGCAGGTGTCTGTTATTCTAGACAGGACAGCCACCACAGAGTTCAAGCTCGCTGATAAGGATGGTGTGTAATGTCTCCCTGTGACGGCAACAAGTTAGACGCAGCGGCGGTTCTCTGTTTAGAGTGATTCCTGACGGAAACAGAAAGGGGCGGGCAGCTTCGTCCCGAGGTGTTTACATTCACCGCCCAGAACAAAAGATGCAAAACATAAACAAGTCCGTCAATCTGGCAGTTTAGTTTAAACGGCAAAACATTGAGGTCAAAAGCCTCTATTTTCGGGTTCGAGTCCCGATCTGCCACAAAAGTATGGGGAGGTAGCTCAGTAGGTAGAGCATCGGATTGAAGATCCGACTGCGGGGGTCCGATTCCCTCCCTTCCCGCGCGTGTCTTCTTCCTTGGTTTCGGACATAATGGTGAAATATTAGAGCCTTGGTGACATTGGCACCGTTCGAATATGGGGAATGGTGCAGCTCAGGTTGGTAGTTTAATGGTAGAATGTCGGTCTCCAAAACCGAAGATCTTAGTTCGATTCTAGGTCGACCTGCAAAATACAACACCCCTCGTAGCTCAATTGGTTAGAGCTCGCGCCTCTTAAGCGTGAGATTCTTGGTTCGAGTCCAAGCGGGGGGACAATGACTCCGTAACTCAGTTGGTAGAGTACTACACTTTTAATGTAGGAGTCGTGGGATCATACCCCACCGGGGTCACGAGTTCGAGTTTTACAAAAAACACAATTTTTGTAAGGTCAATGTGGATAAATAATATATAAAACAAAATATTTCAATTATGCATATTGACATTGAAACTGAAGAAAAGAAGAAAGAGGTGTATGATTTGTTTGATAGTTTTACACAAATAAAGGATATTTATGAATATTATGGTGTTTGTAAAAATACAAGTAACGGGAAATATATTCATAAAATTGCTAAAGAAATAGGATTTGACTTTTCTGTTTATAAAGAGAGAAAGAAAAGATATTGTGTAAATTGTGGAAATGAATTAAGCAAAAACCAGAAAAAATTCTGCAGTAGTTCATGTGCTGCGAGTTATAATAATAAAGGAAGAAAGCAAAAAGACGAAACTAGAGAGAAAATATCAGAAAAACTTAAAAAGTCTTATACAGAAAAAGAAAAATCAAATATTCTTTCATCTGTAAAACCGTTGAAAAAATATTCTTTAAGAAAAAGATTAATTGATTCTGGTATATTAAAATATGAATGTGCAGAATGTAAAAATCCTGGTGTTTGGAATGGTAAACCGTTGATTCTTCAACTTCATCATATTGATGGTAATCATTATAATAACAAGATAGAAAATTTGCAATTATTGTGTCCAAATTGTCATTCACAAACTGACAATTATTGTAGCAAGAATGTAAAAAAGAAAAAATATAAAAAAGAGTTGGTATGTAAGAAATGCGGGAAGAAAATATGGGGAAGAAACGTTTCTGGTCTTTGTAGCGATTGTAGTAATAAAGAAAAACAAAATAAAAGACCACAGAAAGAAGAAATAGAAAAATTATACAAAGAGTTGAAAACGTATGCAGCTCTTTCTAGAATATACAATGTTTCTCCAAACACAATTAGAAAATGGTTAATTTTATATGATATAATTTAAAAACCAATGCAGTGATAGATCAATTGGTAGATTGCGACCTTGCCAAGGTCGAGGTTGCGGGTTCGAGACCCGTTCGCTGCTCAAAAGCATCTTCAAGTCCCTATGTAGGGCGAAACAATACACTGGGATGTCCATCCCGTTATAGTGCAGAAGTGGTCGGTAGGTAGGCATGACGCAGCGAAATAACAATGCGTTCGGCGGAACTTAAATCGTTACTTTTAGATGGACACGGAGATGCAAACTTGCCGAGTAGCTCAGAGGCAGAGCACCTGACTGATACAGAGTGGTTCACTGGGACGAACCTTTTAGATTGGACGGGAGAATGGACTCACCAGACGTTCGAAGCGTCACCAATCTACTTAATCAGGGGGTCGAGATATCGTAATTCTCCTCGGCAGCAAAAAAACAAAAACAGGCATCGGATGGAATGGCTTTCATTTGCCGCATCAACAGGATGGTTTCCTTAGGCGGACGGTTCCGGAATTTAAACCTCGGAGACAGTGCTTCCCTGCCACAGCCGATATCGAAGTGTACATTGGGAGCATTCAATGTATGCAGAGAGAGAAAGGTTCAGGTGAGAGTCTGATACCGCCACAATGTATAAGTCCTGTTTTTTATAGGAGCATAGTTCAGTCGGTTTAGAATATCTGACTTACATTCAGAAGATCGAGGGTTCGAATCCCCCTGCTCCTACGAACGGCGATATTGCCGACAAAACAACTAATAAACAATCACCATGAAAAAGAACGTATTCTGGTAGGTTTGTCCTGAAACCTCCACGGTCCTTGCGGTGATGGAGCCTCCGTAACGGTTCGGTTAAGCTTTATCTTTAATTGTTATTAACTTAATCATTAACCTTAAAACTAAAATCGAATCAGTTATGAAAGCAAACATCTTAAACCTCAAGAACAAGATCAAATCGCTCGTCGACGAGCAGAAAGTCAACAAACTCAACAGGAAGGACACATGCCTTCCTGAAAACTTCAAGCGCACGAAGGAATGCTGGCGTGCAACAATGGATGCCCAGAGTCTGGGCTACGAACTGAGGTGTGCGTATATGGCATATGCAATCCTCAGGGGAAAGGACGACGGTTTCATCGCGGGAATCGATCGCGACTGGGAGACCATAAAGGATTCCTATACCACACGCCAATATCTAAGTGCCTATGAAAAAGAGTCCACCGGAAATGTCAGCGAAGCAGCCTAACCGACTATACATCGTGGTCGATGAGAGCCTGAGTCCTGTCTACGGGTGTGTGCAGGGAGGTCATGCAGCGTGCCAGTTCCTGCTGGATCACCCAGAAAGCGGATGGAAAAATGACTACCTGATCTATGTATACGGCAACGTTGAGAAGATCAGGCACAAGGTCAGCACCAAGGGAAAGAGATTCTCCGAGTTCAGGGAACCCGATCTCGACGGCAAGCTGACATCGATCGCTGTGGAGGACGACGGAAGGATGTTCAGGAACTACAAACTTGTAGCCTGACATCGGTTGTTGGACACCCCTTTCCCATCGGGGGTAATCGGTGGGAAAATGCATCGTTGGTATATTGGCTGTGCACCTGTCCCTAAAACAGAGTAAACGGGTTCGATTCCTGTACGATGCACAAATAGGTTTACAAACCGAACATTTTCTTATGTGAGGTTGGGTGAATCCAGCAATCAGGACGGGATCCCCCGCAAAAGCCTGAATCCTGATTTTTAGAAACAAAGTAAACGATTGCCAGGCAAGGAGGTGCATCGAAATTAGCTCATTTGGTAGAGCATAAAGTTAGGGACTTTAGGGTAGTCGGTTCAACTCCGACATTTCAAAACATTGTTTTCTCCTTCCGATTTTCTTCGTTTATTTTTTATGCCGATGTAGCTCAGCTGGCAGAGCACGTGATTTGTAATCTCGGGGTCGTGGGTTCAAGTCCCTCCATCGGCTCGATTTTCTGAACGCTGTTCATTCATGTGAACCATAATTTACCAGAATGTCATACCATGTGGCGTGTAGGTATGAACGTTAGCCAAGAACGTACTGAGATAATGACGATAATCGAGACGCTTGGCATCCGTCAAATTTGGTGCGTTAGTTCAGATGGTTAGAATGCCGCCCTGTCACGGCGGAGGTCATGGGTTCGAGTCCCATACGCACCGCCAAAACTGATAAATAGTTTATGATCAACGAAAATGTACATGTTCCATTAGAGGACAACGTCGACAAACTGGCTGACGCTGTGATAAACGCTCTGGAATACAAGCTTTATTCTATGGCTGTAAAAAGCGACATATTCTTTGCCGATGTAAAAAGACTCCCTGCAAATTTCGACATTCTTTCCTGCGGAAAAAACTGGGACGAGTTTGCAAAGGCGATGGAGGACGAGCTGAAGCTGGAGAGGGAAAAGAGGATGTTCAACTACCCTATAGTGACGGAATTCAGAATTACAGACAAGGAGAATCCCTGCAGTAGCTTCATTTCATCCGATTGTGTCTATCGTTTTACCATAGACTCTGTATTCAGCTCGTATGGAAACAGAGTGGAACTGAAGGATGCCTATATAGAGAACGACGGATTGAACTTCATAGCCCACGATGTTGTTTTCGAGTTCAACATATCGCTTGATGAACTAGGGAAGGTAAAATCGATGATAACACATGAAGCGATGCACGTCTACGACGAGGTAAGGCAATATGCTGCGAAAGCGAAAGATGAAGACAATTATTTCCATGATGACGATTTGTGGAAGCAGTTCGGATATTTCAAGAAGGATAGGGATAAGGAAAGAGACGAGACGTATAGATTTGTCGCGAATCTTGTGTCTGCAACCAACAACGACACTTCAAGAAGTCTGGATTCTGTAATCGTGTCAAAAAGCGTTAACCTTATAGCGAAAGCCATATACATGTTGTTTCCTGCGGAGATAAAAGCGAACTATGCTGAATTTTACAAAGAGGCTTCGGATCACAAAGGTTTGAAATGTTTCGACAACAGAGCATACAGGAAGTATTACGATCTCTACATAGAAATTATGAACGGGTTCTATGTCACTGACTACAAGACGGGAAAACAAATTCATGTCGATTCCTTTCCAGATAATGAATTTATGGATAAGAAGGTTATTCCAATTGCGATGGAAATTTTCAAGACAAAAAGGGATTTTTCGACAGTTGATGAACTGAAGACATACATACTGAAACGGATAAATCTTGTGATAGAGAGGATGAAGAAGATTGACAAGTTTGTTAAAAACGAGCAGAAGTCCACTGAGAACGAGTTCAAGGAATCATTCAACTCACATTATGACGGAATACTGGAATCACTGAAGGAGAACTACGGTGAAGTTGAGGGTATGTACAGGTTCACAATGAGAAGATATTACGGATCTGAGGAATTCTATAAGGTGATAAACGAAATCAGAAGATATTTCAGAAAAATAGAAACAGGATTGCAGCAACACCGGTTAGGCTGATCCTTCCGTTGAGTCGGACGTATTATCCTGCAACGATAGCTTTGATCCCAGTATAATGTCTGGTGTAGCAAAGGACTCCTGAAGATAGCTACTTCGGGAGCTTTGGGGTAGTGCCTTCAATGGTACAGGACCGCCCTTGCACGGCGGCATTTTCTCGGTTCGAATCCGAGCTACTCCACTTATAATCAGCAAGTTATATAATGGCACGTTAGACTAGTGGTCCAGGTCGCTACGCTTTCAACGTAGTTGGGGTATAAAAGCCCCTCATGAGTTCGAATCTCATACGTGCTACAACGCCCTGTTCGAATAGTCGGTAAGTTCACCAGACCCTCAATCTGGAAACGCCAGTTCGAGTCTGGCACAGGGTACAATAACACACTGCGGGTGGGTGAAACGGATATTGCAAATCATTCAAGACTCATAATCTTGAGATACACAGTTCGACTCTGTGACCAGCTACTAATTGAATATCAATAATTTGGAATTTGACCGAGGGAGTGAACTCAGCCGTGGTAACACGGTGGCACTGCGGAATGTGCCTTAATGGAGGGTTGCGAAAAGGAAACGCCTGTCCGCGTTCAGGCAGTTAAGAGAAACGGCGTTCGCGTGAAAAACGAGTACGGATGGCCCTATCGGTCAACTTGCGCAAGAATTCCAAATTTTTCGGCACGTAGCTCAGTTGGTCAGAGCGCATCCCTGATAAGGATGAGGTCGGTCGTTCAACTCGACCCGTGCCGACTAGGTGTAAATCAATCTCTTTACCCGCACCTGAAGACGCATATCTTCTCCAGCATAAAGAAGGGGCAGAGGTCGTGATGCCAGAGAGTGGCATCAAATCGGTCCCTTAGCTCAGTTGGTCAGAGCGTCTGACTCATAATCAGAGGGTCGGGGGTTCAAGTCCCTCAGGGACCACACAAGAGTCAACTTTTCGGTGGTAACACAGGCATTGGGTGGAGTTGCGGAGATCCGCGCTGGGAGCCTGTGATTTGATTCTTCTATTCTCCTGTAGTTTAGTCCGGTATGAACGCCGCCGTCACATGGCGGAGGTCACTGGTTCAAATCCAGTCGGGAGAACAATTCGCCGAAATCTAATAATAGGGGTTCGAATCCCCGGCGTTTTACACCGGTACAAGCCTACCGGTGTGGATCGCCTGAAGGTAAGAGGGATGCCCGGCGAATTATGTTCCTGTAGTTTAGAGGGAGAACATCTCCTTGACGTGGAGAAGGTCGGTGGTTCGATCCCACCCGGGAACACAAGATACAGGATGCCTATTGTTCGCGAACAGCGTCCTGTCACGTGGAAATCGTGCGGTGGGTCTCCCGATAGTAGCCGCCATGCGACAATAGCTCAGCTGGCAGAGCGTTGGCTTCCCAAGCCGAAGGTCACGGGTTCGATCCCCGCTTGTCGCTCTATTGGTCGAAGGTTCTTCACACCAGAAACCATACTGTCAGTCTCGGCAGTGCAATGAGAGACCGTAAACGATCGAAACGTCAACAGATCCCCAACGCGACGGTGAGGGAAACGATGCCGAAGAAGCTTTGTTCAGGTGGTTGCGAGCTCTACAACAGATGTTCAGGCAATGTGAAGATAAGTCTGATAAAACCACTTATATAGCGGGATGGACTGGAGAGGCTCCAGCTCGGCCTCATAAACCGAATGACGTGGGTTCAAATCCCACTCCCGCTACGAAAAACGACTATATATAGCTCAGAAGAGCCTGCAGGTCGAAGTCTAATGTAGTACATGGCGAACACAACAGGGAACTCGACAAAATCAAGCGGATGCTTGTTAGGTGACTACGCCGTGGGAGTTCGGTCGTTTTCTTTTTATGCCCAGGTGGTGGAATTGGTAGACACGCCAGCTTGAGGGGCTGGTCCCGATTACGGGGTGCAGGTTCAAGTCCTGTCCTGGGCACAATGATTTTTGGCTAAGCGGTAACGAGCCAAACTGGTCATTAGTCAGATTGCCCCTGATGAATGTTGGGTGTCCGTGAAAGTCGGAGGAGAGTCTTCCAGTGTATCGTGTTCTACTCCTAAAACAAGTAACAAGTACGCCCTGTTAGTTCAGTAGGCAGAACAACTGTTTCGTAAACAGTAGGTCATTGGTTCAAATCCAGTACGGGGCTCAAACACACAGGGGATTGGTGTAGTGGTCTAGCATAGCGGTCTCCAAAACCGCAGACGGGGGCTCGAATCCTCCATCCCCTGCTAAATGGTTCCATAGTTCAACGGATAGAACATCGGTCTTTTACAGAGTTGTTCACTGGGACGAACATTTCCTGTATTTCCAAACAGGTGGATAAATGAGAGTTCGAATCTCTATACAGGAACCTAAACCGGTAATGAGCGTTCGATTCGCTCTGGGACCACTAATTTTTTCAACCAAATTTTCAACTTTCATTTTTTATCGGTATCTTTGCATTGTAATCAATTTATCATTTACAAATACAAAAAATAAAACACAATGTACACATTAGATTTTATGACGCTGCCTGGATGGATCGCTCTGATCTCCGCTTTCCTTGTTGTCGGACAGCTGATCATCTCGCTTGTTTTCGGAGGTCTCGATGTCGACACGGACGCTGATGGTTTCGGCGACTTCGACATGTCAACAATCGCTTCCCCCAAGGGAGTCATTCACTTCCTCTGTGGAGCGTCGTGGTATCTTGTGCTTGTCCAACCTGTCCGCACAGCACGTGAATGGATGTACTATGACTGGTTGATTGCAATCGGTGTAGGACTTATTACAGTTTTCCTGCTCGCTCTACTGTATTATGGTCTGAGCAAACTCGCTTGTGAGAAGGAGAAGGAGAAAGGTGAGGATCTGGTTGGTCGCAGAGGATATGTGTACCTAAACAACGGGAACGGAAACTATGATGTCAACATCTCCGTCTCTGGTGCCTCGACAATCATTCAGGTGACATCGGAGAACAAAAACACCTCCCTTAAGGAGGGTGACAACGTTGTCATCAAGTCTTACTCTGACGGAATTTATTTTATCGATTAACTTTTTAAAAAACAAGCCAAATGAACGTATTCATTATCGCGGGTGTCATCGCACTCGTTGTGATTCTGACGGTCGTCGGAATCCTGACACGCTACAAGAAGTGTCGCTCGGACGAAGTCCTTATCGTCTACGGTAAGACGAAAGGCAAAACCTCTGCAAAATGCTACCACGGCGGTGCCGCATTTGTGTGGCCAGTGATCCAAGGTCACGCTGTCATGAGCATGAGACCTATGCAGATCCAGTGCAACCTCGCCGGGGCTCTTTCCTCGCAGAAAATCGAGGTCAACGTCCCAACCGTTGTCACTGTGGCAATCTCAACCGATCCAGAGGTCATGCAGAACGCTGCTGTACGTCTTCTCGGTCTGGACGAGAAAGAGAAGATTGAGCAAATTAAGGATGTCGTCTGGGGTCAGATGCGTCTTGTCATCGCAGAGATGGAAGTCGAACAGCTGATTTCCGACCGCGAACGCTTCCTCGGCTCATGTAAGACCAACATCACCACTGAGCTGAAGAAATTCGGTCTCGATCTGATCAACATCAACATTTCCGACATTTCGGACAATGCTGAGTACATCGCCAACCTCGGTAAGAAAGCCGCTGCAGAGGCGAAGTACCGCGCCCTTGCCGACATCGAGGAGAAGACCAAGGACGGTGAGGTCGGAATCGCCACCCAGAAGAAGGAGAAGGCTGTGAGTCTCGCCCAGATCAGCAAAGAGCAGGAGACCGAAGTCGCCAAGAACGACCGCGATCAACAGACCACTGTCGCCGAGACACAGAAGGATCGCGACATCAAGCTCCGAGACACGGAGAAGGAGAAGAAGGTCGGTATCGCCGAACGCGAGAAGGAGGAGGTCGTCAGAACCCGTGAGATTATAAAGGATCGTGAGGTCGAGACCGCCAACCTCGACAAAGACGAGGCTACTCAGGTCGCGAACATCGAGAAGGAGAAATCCGTCGAGGTCGCAACCGCAGAGTCGCTGAAGGTCCAGAAAGTCGCCGAGCAGAAGAAGCTTAAGGATGTCGCTGTTGCCCAGCAACAGGCTATGACCGAGTCGGAGACTGCAGCAGCAAACGCCAAGCGCGACGCTGTCATCGCCGAGAAGCAAGCCGAGTCGCGTACTGCACAGCAGAAAGCAACTCAGGACTCCGAGGCAAGCGTTGTCGAGTTCGAGCAGAGCGCAGAAGCCCGTAAGGAGACCGCTACCCAGCAGGCTGAAGCCAAGAAGCGGGAAGCCTTCCAGGAGAAGGAGAGCAAGGTCGCCGAGGCTGAAGCTAACACCCAGAAGCGCAAGGCTGTCGCAAAGAAGGATGCGACCCTGACTGAGAACACCGCCAACATCGAGGTCGCCAAGTCAGACGCAAAGCTCGGTGTTGAGCGTGCAGAGGCTGACAAGACCATCGGCGAGAGCCGTGCCAACGCCGACAAAGCCGTCGGTATCGCCAAGGCAAAAGCTGAGGCTGAGGTTGCAAAGGCTCAAGCCGAAGCCGAAAAAGAAAAGCAGACTGCCGACATCATGGTCGGAACAGAAATCGAGGCTGCCCGTAAGAAAGCAGAAGCCGAAGGTTTCAAGAACCAGACGATCGTCACCGCAGAAGGTGAAGCTGCTGCAATCCGCATGAAAGCTGAGGCTGAGGCTGAAGCAATCAAGATCAAGTCTCTTGCCGAAGCTGAAGGTCGACTGAAGATTGCCGAGGCTATCCAAGCCGAGAACGCAGCCAAGACAGCGGAACTCCAGGCTCTGCTCCAGAAGGGCATGGCTGGCGAGCAGGTCGTCCAGATCGTCCTTAAGGAGGAACTGGAGAAGATTGCCCGCGCCGATGCAGAGAAGTTCGAGCACCTGCAGCTCGGCAACATCACGGTGGTTGGTGGACCAGAAGCTGCTCCGAGTTTCCTCGGAAAGGTTGTAGAGACAGTGAGCAAGGTAAGCACACTCAAGGACAACATTCCTGGAGTAGGCGGACTGCTTGGACTGCTCGGATCTTTCGACAAGAAGCACAACGGCGATCAACCCGCACAGGAAGCCGTCGAAGCCAACAAGTAATTGACTGAGAGGTTTCCAAAACCAAAGCAGAAGCCGTCCTTGTTTTAAGAACGGCTTCTGTATCAAGCAGTGTTCGTATAACGGTTATTATTCCAGACTTCCAATCTGGGGATGTGGGTTCGATTCCCATACACTGCTCAATAAATAACCAAACAGATCACAACATTTATGAAACTCGAAATGACTCGCGGATGCATCTGTGACAGCCTGTCCATAGACGGCACACAAGAAATAGATCTCACAGATGAACAGAGAAAGGAAGTTATCAAGAAAGTATTTGATTCGATGGAACCAGAGGACTTGAACTATCTTCTACAGTGGTATCTTCCTTACAAGGGCGACTACGAGTCGAGCGACAAGCCGTGTGAATGTTGCGGCGATTTCATCGAGAGTTTCAGTTTGGAAATATAAACAGGAAATTATAAGTTGTCTTGTGCCTTAAAGGGAATGAAAGGGCAAAAACAAGATAGGTGGAGAAATCGTGGATTCCCCTGCGTGCCGAGGTAAGTTTCCTGTTTTGTATGAAGTCATGAAGCAGATAGGATGTGCTACTGCAGGAATTAGTAGTCGTTTGGATCTTGATCAAGAGCCTCCACGATAGCAGAACTTGATTTCAGGGTAGACGAAAAGGATGCAGACTATGGTGGTTCGAATCCACTTGACTTCACAAAAGGTTTTCAATTTTGAAAAGAGTTCTTTGAAAGAATAAAACCCAATGCTGCAAAGGTGTGCGAATCATCGGACTGCCTGCCAGAAGAACCTCTGGAGAACTGCAGACGCTCACACTTAATGTCTAAAATACCTCAAGACCTTTTATTGGTAATCTTGGCTCAAGGTAACAGCGCGAGAGAATAAGTCATTGCAGATGGTCACACGGATGATGTCAGGCAGACATTGGGAAATGTTAATCTTGTCTTCGACGGATCAGTTAAACGGTTAAGCACAGGGGACGTAATTGCAGGGGAGACCCCTGCTTCCTGTAAAGGTTGGATGCCAAACGGTGATGACGGGTTCGAATCCCGTCTTCGTTGTTGATGAGATTGCAATATAAGGATGGAAGGAAAATATGCGGTTTGAAATTGTTCGAATGTCTCGTTCGGAAGTCAGTGTGTCCCACTTCTGGCACGGAGAAAGGCTTCCGATGAAAGAGAGAAGGAGGAATGGCAGTCGGACTCTTGCAAGAGTTTCATATCGTATTGACAGATTGTTTTGATCGAAACTGGTCGCCGCTACAAGATTGTCGCGGAGCAGGATAAGGAGACCTGCACATTTGTCTGAATTCCGTCTTTTATTTTGGAAGGTGAACTGTAGTGGTATTACAGCGCAGTCTTGAAAACTGTTGGGACATTTAGTTGTCTGGGGATCGTGCCCTCCGCCTTCCGCTTTCTTAATTTTTACCTCCAAGGGTTCGAATAAATAAAGTAAATCGAACCTTTGGTGTATGGAAAAGAAATATCATTATTTCTATAAAATCACAAATACAAAAACTGGAAAATATTATTATGGTATCCATTCTACAAGCAATTTGAATGATGGATATATGGGTAGTGGGACACATCTTAAAATGGATTATGAAATTTATGGGAAAGATGTATTTGTGAAAGAGATAATTAAATTTTTTGATACAAGAGAGGAAGCTTCTAAATTTGAAGCTAATGTTGTAAACGAAGATCTTGTATTTGATAAAGATTGTTATAACATTAAAATAGGAGGAGATTATGGGGTAACAACAAACACACTTCTTGTAGCAGATAAGAATGGTAGATATCATAGATGTACACGTGACGATCCGAGATATATATCTGGAGAATGGAAGCATTTCTGTACAGGAATGTCTACTATGATAAACAAAGAAACAGGGGAAAAAGAATGGGTATCCGCTGAAATATATAGAAATAATAAAGACAAATATGCATCTATATTTAGCAATATGGTTCCTGTAATAGATGAAAACGGTGTATGTAAGCATGTTAGGGTTGATTGCGAAGATATATTGACTGAAAAAGTGAAATATCTTTGGGATGGAAGAAAACACACAGAAGAGACAAAAGAAAAACAAAGAAAAACATTTGCAGAAATACATCATCAGCAAGGAGAAAAAAATTCACATTATGGAACAGTTTGGGTGTATAAAGACAAGGAGACAAAATGTATAAAGAAAGAAGACGAAGGTTTATACATTAATAATGGCTGGAAAAAAGGAAGGTTTTTTGAAAAAGGAACATTTGATACACCGTCTGATTCCATTATAGATAAAAATGAACTTATAAAAATGAGAGAAAATAACATGTCTTGGTCTGAAATTGCGAAGCATTATGGTGTTGGAGAAAATACATTAATAAGGTATAGAAAAAGGCATGGTCTTTTGTAAGATGGAGAAAGTAGCCCTCTTACTACATCCGGGCAATTCAAAAAATAATTTGAGGTAGTTGACATTGGCACCGTTCGAAGATGTGAATGATGCATAACGGAGAGGTGGCCGAGTGGTTGAAGGCACAGGTTTGCTAAACCTGCAGGCTCGAAAGGGTCTCGGGGGTTCGAATCCCCTCTCTCTCCGCAAAAATGTACATATAAATATGGATAGTGAAAAAAGTAAAAACTGGAAAGAAGAGATAGTTTCATATGAAAATCTCGACTGCAAGAAGGAAAACCAAATCTGGGTCGATGAAGTCTCTGTGACGTACTACCAGAACGGCGACTGCACGGAAAGCGATGACAATTGCCAGAAGATGACCGTGTCATCAAGGAACAACGGGATGGCAAGGTTCGTCAACATAAAGACTTACGAGAACGGATGGAGTATTGATTCTCCAGATGGAATAAAGATGGTCTTAGAGGATTTCTGCAAGCGTGCAGGAATCGAAGGAATATGCTAAATGGGGGTGTTCTGGATTTTGATGCGGGATTTTGAGTTGGCGCAAGCAAGCCGTGATCTGTACAAACTCACGTAAAACAGATGTGCGAAAGATAGTTGGCAACAACACCTACAGACTCGCTGCCTGAAAACCGCCGAAAGGCGTGAAGGCTTAATCCTGTCCACAAGAGGTGAATAGGACGAGCGTTCCACAGAGAGTTTCTCTGTTTGTTTCTCTGATTTTGGAGCGTCATCGAAAACAGTGGTTTGAAGTATAATCTTTTAGTTGCCTGAAGTTCAGGATAAGCTTGTAGAAAACGTCCGCTGGATGCCGTAGACCGCAGTTCGACTCTGCGCACCTCCACAATAAATATGCAGGAATGGCGAAACTGGGATACGCGCCACACTCAAAATGTGGTGCCGAAAGGCGTTGAGGGTTCGAACCCCTCTTCCTGCACAAACGCCGAAGTGGTGGAACAGGCAGACACGCCATCCTCAGACGGTGGTTCTTCGGAGTGCGGGTTCAAATCCCGCCTTCGGCACAAAACAACAAAATTATTCGTTATGAAAAAGTACACTTCAAGTTTCGTTTAAGATACAAAACTTAAACGAAACAACAATGAAAAACAAAAACTTTAACGGAAACGAAATGGATTATCCACAACATGCAAGTCTTACAAAAGACACATTCTGCTACAGCAACAAGGCAGGTGACTTCTGGGACTACAAAGAGAGAAAATGGTTCCACACCAGAAAAATCTATTCCTATATCAACAGATTTTGGGAGAAGCATGTTGGTGAAAACTACAATGAGTGCTATCAGATACTCCTCCATAACCTTAAAGAAAAGTTCGGATACGGTGAAGATAGTCACTATTTGGTACATGTTGGTTTAAACAAAATCTCCAACAAACCTCATTACTGGTGGGATGAGTTCGTTGTCGATGAGAACGGAAACATCTACTGGAACAAGAGAAGTTGGAAGAGAAGACGCTTGACATACGGGTTTGACAACAGGGTCATTCGCGGATATGCCTTTGATAAATCCGACTTCACACAGGAAGAGATTGATGTTGTCATTAAACGTGTTGGAAAAGACAAACTCAACCGAATCTTCAACGAGATGATAACACCAGAAGAGTACATGAAACTCAAAAATATGCTCAATGGCTGGTGGGTTGGACACGACATGGTGGAGATTGACAGAAAGGCGCGTCCTGTTTTCGAAGGTGAGGTTGTGGAAATCGAAAGGGGGACTTCTGAACACAAGCGGTACAGACACGAGTCGATAGACGCTTGCAAAAAGGAGGAAAGAAGAAAGAAGAGGGAGAAACTCAAGAAAGAGGAAATCCTCCTTCACAACATTGAAGAAGACCGTAAGAGAAAAGAGAGGTATGAAAACTCCATAAAAATTCTCAAACACGGTTTTGACGACGAAACCTCGTTCCGTGGAGAGGAATATCACGGAAACAAAAGAAAGAGGAATTAGTCCATAAGTGGGCTTGTGGCGAAACTGGTTTTACGCAGCAGGTTTAGAGCCTGCCGTCTGAAATATGACATGTGAGTTCGAATCTCACCAAGCCCACAACTCCTTAAAACTAATCAAAGCAAAATGTTAATTTCAATTTCATTTTGGCAGATTGTGGTTTTCGTGTCATCGGTAATCGTCGGCACACAGACTATCACTGCTGCAATTAACGGAGTTTTCAACGTTGACAGTAAATTCTGGAGGCACCTGATCTCTTGGATCGTCGCAGTGCTTGTCGGTCTTGGATTCGTCCTGACTGGTGGTGTTTCGTTCGGTCTGCCTGAGGTTTGGCAGGAGTACCTTGTCGGTGGTCTTGCTGGCTTGATCGCCGGTGGTGCTGCAAACGGTTTCTATGACTGGGACAAGATCAAGGAGATTTTCCACGTCATCGAGAACGTGTTCAGAGCAAAACCTGAAATGTTGAACGATTAACAAACAAAGAACCGACCTGAAGGACACACCCGACTTCAACAAGCGGGGGAAGTAATCGCAGACATGCTTCATCTTTGGATGTGACAATTCGACTGCGGAAAGCGAGATAGTGAAATGTAAGGAAGGTTCACTAAGTCCCTGTAGCCAAGCTGGTTAAGGCACGAGTCTGCAAAACTCGCATCGTTGGTTCGATCCCAATCGGGGACTCTGAGAAAAATCAATAGTCATGAAAATAATATCTAAGTACAAGGATTTCTACGACTACATGTGGGTGGACAGCGATCCGGATCTCGTGTATGTCAGGAAGGAGAAAGTCTGTTTCAACAACATCCCTGAACTTGACAACATAAGGGGAAGGGAGATCGAAATAGGTTCTGGAAGCAGGAGTGACTGGTACTACAGGCATCTCGGATGGATAGAGTTCGTCGGGTTCACGTTCGGCATATATCCATTCGTCTACACTTCACCCGCCCTGTCCATGAGAATATCAGACATAGGATGTGCAGTAAGATGCCTTACTAAGCCAGAGGTTGAGAAGATAAAGATGCTGAAGGATGTCAGGCAGCAGAGTGAATATGTTTTGAAGCTTGCTGGTGAATATTTGAAGACCAAGGAAAACATTCCAAACAATCTGCAGTTGCAGCTTCCAAAGTATTACGGACTGTCTTCCCCTTACAGTAGCATCATGAGGTTTTGTTGGAAAAGGGAAATTCCAGACGTGTTCATGAAGCTTGAATCCCCAGTGTTCGCTGTGTACTGTAGCGAGATAGTTAGCGATGTGTACAAAGATCTTATGACTGTGAAGTCGACAGACACAAAGAACGAAAAACTTCAGCTTGTCGACAACACGATGATTACGAATACAACCAGACCTAGATTCCTTACAAACGTGTGTTTCAGCAAACTTGATGTTCCTGTCACAAAGTACTGGTTCGAGGAACTGAACGGCATTAACACTTATTCAAACATAGAGAATTTCCTGATGACATCTAAGATGGATCCAGAGCCTGTCATATCCAATGAAGGAAGGATAATAGCCCACGGGTTCGATCTGAAGACATCGTTCAGGAAAATGTAGAAAGGAGAAATTATGCAGCATACAAAACTGTTCAGGAAGTTTCCGTGTAAGTTCGGAATCAACAAAAAAGACGATGGATCTTATTTCCTTTTCTACAAAGGGGATGAGGACATTCTTGGATTCATGGTTTCAGATCCACTCTATAATGTAAGTAATGTAGAGAATATCGAAGAAGGATGTATGGTGACATTCAGATACAATGGAAACGAGAACGACGACTATTCCGAAACCGTTGAGTTTGATGTTGAAGGTTTACAGAAAAGTTTCTCAAGCATATCTGGAATATCATTCAAAGGAAAACGCCTACCTCACACAAGGAATCAACACGGATGTTGCGGTTATACTGTTGTCTGTGTCGAGGACGACGATGACTGCAAATGGATAGAGGAGTATGTGTTCGAGAATTTCGGCTACTTGAAACTCAACAGCGAAAAGATAAATAATCAAACGATATTGAGGTTTATCGACCATGCTGAATATTGTAAATGAAAGAATCGAGCTTGGAAAGAAGTTCATGCTGAACGAGAGCATATGTTTCATTAACGAGACACTTGCCTATTCATACAACCTGAATTCTGTCCAGAACACCCTGAAGAGGATGTTCCCTGAGATTATATCGATAGATCTTTCTGATTTCAGCATGTACCTTACACTTGCAGGAAAGAACAAAAAAGAGGACAAGATAGATGGTGAGAATAACGGAACCTTCGAGATTAAGCTTGAGAAGATAGACAATGTATACAAGATAGCAGAGTTTGTCGAGAAGGCATACGGGTGGCACCAGTCAATCTTGACGATAAACGACTATGTTCTGGCTGACTTCGGTCATGGGTATGAGATGTTGGATGAGCCATATCAAGGTTATTCATTGAGAACGTGTTGGTATCTTACAAATGGAACAGACAGGAAGTTTTCTCTGTTCATGGAAGCCAACTATTCAAACATGGTGTCTGATATAGATTCCCTCTACCATCTGACGAACAGGAGTGTTCTCGGAAAGATATCGAGGAATGGTCTCAGTCCGAGAAGCCACGGCAATTTCCCGGAGAGAATTTATTTTGGAACAGACATAAACGCCATCTTGAGAATGGTCGGAAAGTCTGGAATGGATGCAACAGGCGTGATTCCAAATAAGGTTCTGCTAAAGATTGATTTCAACAACTATAGGGACGAAATTATGTCCAAGTATAAATTTTATCAGGATCCGAGGGAAAAAACTTCTGTGTATACATATGACGTGATAGATCCGAAATATATCATGGTCTGTACAGACGACATCAACAGATGGCTGTATCAGGAAGCCGATGTTGACAAGGAAGATTTGGATTCTTTGAGATTCAAACATATTTAAGGAGATGTACTCAAATGGTCAAGAGGGCTGATTGCTAATCAGTTAGGGTGTGTAAAAGTGTCGTTGTAGTTCGAATTTCCACGTCTCCGCCAAAAGATAATTGATAAAATAAAATTGCCATATCATATAATGGTTATTATGCGTGACTCTGGATCACGACATCTATGTTCGACTCATAGTGTGGCAACAAAATGAAGTTTATTGTAGTAATGGTTTGGAAAGATAGAAAAGATGAATTAGAAAAATTAATTAAAGATAATGTTTCTTATGAGGAAATAGGGCGGATGTATGGATGCTCTGGTACAAATGTAAAACATGCTTGTAGAAGATTATGTATAGAATTAAAAAGAAGAAGGAAGGTAAATGAAAACGAAAACTTTGCTACAAAAGTAGCGAAAACAGGAATTTGTTTGAATTGTAACAAAGAATATGTTTTATATAAAAGTCATAATGGGAAATTTTGTTCGCATGAGTGTTGTACAGAATACAATAAGAACAAATATATATCAGAGTGGCTATCAGGAGAAAGATCAGGTTGTTCAAAGCGTTATAAATTAACGAAAAGTGTGAGGGAATATCTTTTTCAGCAGTCAAATTATACTTGTTCATCTTGTGGATTCAATACACCTAATCCATATACAGGAAACACAATACTGCAAATACATCATATAGATGGAGATGCAGCAAATACATCTATCGATAATTTAAAAGTTTTATGTCCAAACTGTCACGGATTAACTGAAAATTTTGGATCAAGAAATAAAAACAAATCTGCAAGGCAATATAGAAGAGAAGAGTATAGAAAACAAGAAGATGATATCTTAAATAAATAATTCATTCCCAGATAGTTTCGGGTGGTTAGTTCAATGGATAGAACTTCAGATTACGGCTCTGACGATAGGGATTCGACTTCTCTACCACCCACAAAAAATAAAAAAGTTTGAAAAAATTTCACTGAAAACTTTTTTCTTTCGAAAATAATCAGTATCTTTGCAGTGAAATTAAACGACAAAGAGAGTTCTTTGAAAAATAAAATCTGGATGCCAGGATCAAGCGTTTCCTCGTAGCTCATTTTGGATAGAGCGCAAACCTCTTAAGTTTGAAGTAATTGGTTCAAATCCAATCGACAGTCAGTAGACTGATAATTCGCTTGCCAGTATTCACCAGATTTTTTAGAAATAAACTTGGCATTGCCAGCATTTCGGATACATCGACAATCAATTTGACCGTTATGGTCGCACCAAAAAATTCGATATTGTAACAAAAAGTATGTTTAACCCTTTTTACCGAATGCGTTTTTACTTGCCGAGCACTTTACACCAGATGCCAGCTGAGAGTTTCATCGATTCGTCGGTTCGAATCCGACTTCACCCGCTCAAGGGAGAATGGCGAAATGGTATACGCGAAAGACTGCAGATCTTTTATCACAATGTTTCACTCTCCGCAGTATTCACTGGTGTTATCTTAAAGCTCGGTTTCCAATGGAGATCGAGCTTTTTTATTTTAAAACATATATAATTATTAACTATAAACTGTAAAGTTATGCCACAGATGAAGAAGAGAAACGGGCAGCTCATGAATGCCCTCGGCTCGATGGCTCCAAAGGAGCGAATCGAAGCAGCAAACAACGTTCCTGATTATGACGATGTGAACATTCAGGGTCACAAGGCTTATGCTCTGCCTGACGAGCTCAAGCTCCTTTCTATGCTCAACACATTGAAACTGGAGTCGCAGTTCTATCGCAACGAGGAGTCCACAATGAAGGAACTTCGTGAGCTCATCGAGCGCGTTGCAGTGAAGGATCCTTATTTCGCTGCACAGTGTGTGTGCTGGTCCAGAAACCTCGGTGAGAAGATGCGTTCGGTCAGCCACCTCGCCGCAGCTCTCATGGCTCCGTTCGCCTCCGGTCAGGAGTGGGGAAAGCGTTTCTACGGTCTGTTCGACAAGAAGTCGAAGACTGGCGGATGTGTCTTCCGTACCGACGATATGCGTGAGATCAAGGATATCCACAACACCCTCACAGGCGGCACCCCTCTGTCTTCCGCCATGAAGAAGGGATTCGCCAACGCGATCGAGAAGATGGACAACTACCAGCTTGCCAAGTACCGCGATGTTATCATCGATATTTCGAACATCGCCCACCCGGATCCGAGCAAGTCTTCGGCTGAGGTCGACATCGAGATCAACGGCAAGACTGTCCACATGAAGACCATCGACGCTATCATGAAGGGATACACGGTGTCTGCAGACACATGGGAGGTCGCCAACTCTGAAGCAGGACAGCTCGTCGCTGAGGCTGTCAAGGAAGGTAAGCTCGATGAGGAAGAGGCGAAGACTGTTCTCGCCGAGGCGAAGAACGACAACTGGGAAGGTCTGCTTGAGGACGGCCGCCTCGGTATGCTCGCCGCACTCCGCAACATCCGCAACATGATGAAGAACCCCCGTGAGAGTGTCATCAACAAGCTCTGTGAGCTCGTGTCGGACGGAAAGAAGATCCGCAACTCTGGTGTCATGCCTTACCACATTGACATCGCCTACGAGACAATCGTAAACGAGTTCTCTGGATCCCAGTACGCCTCCAAGGTGATGAACGCCCTCCTGCAGGGATATGAGGCTTCGGTGCCTAACCTCGCCGTCGCTCTCCCTGGCAAGACTCTTGTCGTAGTCGACTGTTCTGGATCGATGTCCACCAGAATGAGAAATGGTCAGGGATACATGACATCGAGCTGTATCCAGAAGGCTTCCCTCGTGGCTGCGACAATCGCCAAGGGCGCAAACGCCGATGTCATCTGCTTCGGTAGCAACGCTGAGTGGTACACTGGAAGCCGCGACAAGAGTGTGTTCGACATTTCAAGGGATCTCAACCACGCAAACATGGGCGGAACCTATTTCGGCAGCGCGTTCGAGCTCGCCCGCCGCAGCAAAAAGGCATACGACCGAATAATCGTCCTGTCCGACAACGAGTGCAACTACGGTCTGACGAGGGAGCACTACAAGAGCTACATCCACGATGTGTGTGATCCTTACATCTACAGCATCGACCTCGCTTCCTACGGTACAACCCAGTTCAAGGGCGAGAAGGTGATCAACTACTTCGGATACGGCTACGCGCTGTTCGACGACATCGCCAGCCGCGAGTTCAACCCGAGTAGAGTCATCAACAAGGTTAAATCCTATGTGATTTAGGGTTTGTTTTTGGAAGGCGGTTGAAAAAATTTTAACCGCCTTCTTTTTTCTTTGGAAAAAAATAAGTATCTTTGCATTGTAATCGAAACGAAACGGAAATGATAACTAAACTCTCAGGAGAAGGAATCTGGTTCACAAGTGATACCCATTTTAATCACAAGAACATCCTGCAGTTCACCAAGCGCCCGTGGAAGACGATAGAGGAGCACGACGAGGCTCTGATAAAGAACTGGAACGATGTTGTTGGAGTGGACGACACTGTGTTCCATCTCGGAGACTTCTGCTTCGGAAATTCACAGAAGGTGGTTGAAGTCCGCGAGAAATTGAACGGGAACATAATACTGATCAGGGGAAACCACGACGACAAGAACCTGCAGAGAAGCCTCTGGACATTGTTCGATGAGGTTTTGTATCAAGCGAGAATTCAGATTGACGGAAGAACTGTGTACCTGAACCATTTTCCGTTCCTCTGTTTCGCTCATGGGAACCCCTCGATATATAGGGACTGGGCTGTGAACCTGTTTGGACACGTCCACTCGGGACCGGGATCGAAATCTGAGGATGTGTCGAGACTTGACAACTTGTTCCCTACTCAGTATGATGTCGGAGTTGACAATAACGATTACAAACCAATTTCGTGGAAAGAGGTGATGAAGAAGATAAATAAGCAGATAGAGAATTGAAAACAATAAACATATGGGACGTATAGCTCAGTTGGCAGAGCGTCGGATTGTGGTTCCGATGGTCGTGGGTTCGAATCCCTCTACGCCCCCAAGAAATTGCCCCCATAGTACAACGGAATAGTGCGCAGCTCTCCTAAAGCCGAAATACAGGTTCGATTCCTGTTGGGGGTACTACGAAACATACTGTTCAAGTAAAAAGTTTGCAAAATAAACATCATTGCCATGAAAAGGTTTAGGATTGTATTTGAAATGGAAGTTGAGAGCGGTGATTATTTAGGAGCAAACGGAGAAATGTATATAAGAAATGACATCGAGGAACGTTTTTGTGGTGAGAATGTTGATATTGAAGTGATAGAAGAAAATGAATGATGCGAATCGGTAATATGGAGGTGTGGTGAAATTGGTAGACACGATGGATTTATATGAGAGTAAACTCTATTGACAAATCGTAACTGCATAGAGTGGGTTAAATTGGTTCGATTCCAATATGCAGTTCAAGCTCCATTGGGAAATCCGTGTGGGTTCGAATCCCACCACCTCTACTCAGAATCAGAGTTCTATTAATCAAAAAATAAAATGATATTCTATCACGGAACTACAGAAGAAGCATGGGAACAGATTAAGAAAGACGGCGAATTGTTCGGATATGATCGCATTCTAAGTAACGACAGAAAAACTGTACTTCAGGAATTCAGAAAGACTTATTTGGCTACTGATATGGAGGCTGCAGAATGCTATGGAGACGTTATCCTCGAAGTCGAATATGATCCTTATAAAAAAGGAGCACGATGCAACAGTTTCAATGAAGACTGTTGGCAAATCAGAGTATACGAACCGATTCCTATTTCCAATATAAAACGCATAAAATGAGTATCAGGGAAGAAGAGAGACTTGAAAGTGTCTCCAACGCAAAGAAAATTATTGGCAGTGACTGTAATTACGGAATTCTGAAATCCCCGTTCAGGGAGGCTTTCTTGTTTGGTGCTTCAATAGACTACAAGTCGAATCCTGAATCGAAGACATCAGATCATTCATATGTCAGGAAACTCGGTTATAATCCTGAGATGATGAGCGACTGTTCGTATCATGCAAAGGGACTGAAAGGATTCAGTCTGTCGAGCTACGGTGACTGGGGAACATATTTTGTCAACTGGGGCGACGAGAATACACACAAGATGTTTCTCGATATGGTAGAGAAAAAGATAATCATCCCGTGGCGCGTCAGAAAGTATCTTAGACTTAAGGGTGAAACAATTACATACAACTACGACGAAAGAGGTTGGAGGTGTTATGATGGGGAGAAGTGGTGTTCGGCAGATAATCCGTTTGATGTGATAATAAAGGAAATCGAGAATGATCTTCCTGAATTGAAACAGTTTGATGATAACAGCGTTTCTTTGTTTTGATTATAATTCAGAATAATGTTAAAATCATATAAATTCATTATATTCTGACAACAAATTTAATTTTGTAAGATTTTGTTTGCAAATGTTAGATAAATAATAAAAGCAAACGTGGATACACATTTGATTACATACAAGTTCAGATATGAAGCAGACGACGAAGCGAAAGGCTTCATCATGAAGTGCATGAAACAATACACTTCCATGCTTCACTGTGCTTATAACCGTGTGACTGAAGGGATGAATCCAAAGCAAGTCAGGGATTTTTTGAAAACTCAGATTAACAACGTTGAGTTGATGGATTCCGCGATGGCAGCTTGTGCTCAGCAGCAGGCTTCAGGGATAAACGAACGGATAAAGAGTTCTGACAACCCTGACAGGAAGATGATCTTCGGAGGAAAAAATAACTATATCAGACGTTGCAAAGGTCTGATTTCAAAAGAGGAGTACAGAGAGAAGAGAATCTCTCCGTTGATGTCAATCGGCGAAGCCAACCAGAAGGCAAACCGCAAGTTCAAGATCAATCAGGATCTTCATACAATCACTTTCCAGATAAACCGCTACAACCACCATACTCTGACTCTGAAAGGAGTCTACGGAAAGCGCGAGAAGGTTCTTGCCAAACTGTACGAACTTCAGGAAAAGAAAGAGATACCGATCACTTATCAGCTTGACAGGGAACATGTTTATTTGAGTTTCGATGAATCGTTAGTTGAGAAATATACCCGTAAGAGATTCGTCGAGAACCGCGTGATGGCTATCGACATGAATCCTAATTATATAGGATGGTCTGTTGTCGACTGGAAAGGTGAATCAGAATTTAATATTGTAAAGTCAGGAGTTTTCTCCATAAAGAAGATCAACGACATGTCTGAAGTCCTTTCCAAGTCACATACGGATTCGGAGGATCCGAGGAAAATCTATATAAGCAACAAAAGGACACACGAGACTTACCAGATTTCAAAGAAGCTGATTGACATATGCCTACACTACAAGTGTGAGTCTTTCTGTATAGAGGACTTGGACATGAAATCAAAGGATTCTGAGAAAGGGAGGGGATATAACAGGCTTGTGAACAGTAACTGGTGTAGGAATAAGCTCGAACTTAACCTTCAGAAGAGATGCAACATATTCGACATCAGGTTTTTCAAGGTCAAGCCAGATTTCACTTCGTTTGTCGGAAACTTCTTATTCAGGTCGTTGAATCTTCCCGACATGGTGCTTGCAAGCATCGAGATAGGAAGACGTGGTTATGAATTTAACTTACAGTATATAAAGAAATCAAAAGAGATAAAACGTAATATCGTGTTCCCGGATTTGGGTGCATACAGAAACTTCTATGTCAAGTCGTTGGAAGAATTTGGCATAGAGGATGGCACTGGTCTAAGGGACATATATTACGGTCTAAAAAAGTCTAAAACCAGATATAGGCTTTCTCTGGAACAATGCGGGACGGAGTTTTCAAGGTGTTTTTCAAAGACTAGTCTAATATTAAAAACAATTAATTGATTTTGATATGATTAATAAAAACACGATCTGGATCATGGCTGCATTTGCAATCATAGATCTCGTTTTCATAATCTGTGGAAACGGAAACTTCTTCCTGTGGTTCGGTTTTGTAGCCTGTTCCTATTGTTCAGGGTACTGGGCTGTCATGAAATCTGAGGAACAGATGAAGATTGAGAAACTGGAGTCAAAACAGCACCTGCTCTGCTGGAACGACATGACAGAGGCTGAGAAGTCGGATTTCTTTTTTGATTTGTCACATCAGGAACAATAATGGACAGCCTGATAATAACAAGAAAATGGTCTATGCCGAACTCCAATACGTTTGACATAAAGCCAATCCGCGATATAATAGACAGATATGCGGAAGGATACATTATTGATCCTTTCGCCAACAAGAACAGGATAGCCACTGTCACAAACGATCTCAACCCTGCATTTGACACGGATTACCATATGGACGCGACTGATTTCCTGAAAACGTTCAGTAACGAGAGCGTGGACACTGTCCTGTACGACCCTCCATACAGCGCACGACAAGTGGCTGAATGCTACCATGAGTTCGGAAAGACTGTCAATATGGAGACGACACAGGCTTCGTACTGGGCGAACCAGAAGAAAGAAATTTCCCGCATACTGAAGAAAGGCGGAGTCTGTATAACATGTGCATGGAACAGCGGGGGAATCGGCATGAAGTATGGGTTCGAGATAGTCGAGATCCTTCTTGTAGCCCACGGAGGGTGGCACAATGATACCATAGTTACTGTGGAGAGGAAGATAAAGGAAAACGAATCGATACAACTGATATGAGCCGAAAAGGAGAAACCACGTATATTCTGAGAGACTACAAGTTCTCACATGAGGAACACGATGAAATATACGAAGTGTTCTGTAAACATCAAGGACACTTATACAACCATGGTATAACATTGTGCCAAGCTGGACACGATCCTTCGAAATGCGACACCTGTGAGTTCAGGGAACCAGACAAGCAGGTATGTAAAGTGTCATCTTGTTAAATCGAAACAGTATAAAATAAAATAAAACATAAAATGAAAAGTTTATTGACAGACAGTGACAGAAGTCTCATATGCGAGGCTGTACACAATCTTGAAACAGGCAACTTTCTTCTTGGCAGAAAAACAGGAATAAGTCTGCTTCTTATGATTGACCATATAAACTGGTGCAGGAAGCAGACAGAGGAAGGTTTAAACAATATAAACAAGGAGGTTCTTGAATATGTTGAGGCTTGCTACGATCCAGACGAGTTCAAGAAATACAATAAGAAATACGAATTATGTCAAAGCAATTCTTCAGAGCAAAGATAAAGTACGACACCAACTGTGGTTACGATGATGAGATGACTCTATATGTTATGGAGAACAACTCAATCGACTACAGGATGATCGTTGGCAAGGACGGTCACAATCCTTCGGTGTCTGGCACAGACTGGTACTGCAATGCCATCGCGTCTGTCATATCATTGAAAAGTCCAGATCTTGAGGAATGTTCGCTGGACGAACTTCCAGAGGCTGTCAAGATATCCTTCGGTTTGTCCAAGCCTGTTGTGGATCTTTCATTGCTGCACATGTTCAAGTGTGAGAAATGCTGTTTTGCCTGCAAGAATATGTTCAATCTTATGGGCAAAACATCAAAATGCAGCTGCGAGTCTCCAGACAGTAACGAGCATTTTTGTTTCTACTGCTGCAACAAGTTCGATCCTGCAGGTGATGGTGTCGTCAACAAGAGGATTGCCGAATATGCCAGCAGCATCTTTCCTGAATCCGTAGAGATAGATGGACACACGTATTCGTTTGTGTGTGAACGATATGATAAGCTTGGCATGTGGGGATATTCATATTCAGATGAAATTCATCATTCCGCCTGTGTCACTGACGGGATATACCAATACTACCTTGCATCAGTGTTCCCGAAACAGGAAGATGCCGCCATCGATCTCGCAGGCAAACTATCAAGATACCTAAACCATAAAAACCAGACAATATGATCTACAACGAAAAAAGATATTTCAACATAAGCATATTAAACCTGCACTTCTGTCTGAAGCAGCATTTCGTGTATTTCGACAAAGAGAAACAGATTCCTGTTTACAGGAAGGTTTTCAAAATATATTATGAGAAGGACAACGGGAACGACTGGATTCATAAAGAATGGCTCAACTTTTACACAGGGTGGGAGAAACCGTGTCTTGTCTACGACACTTTCTCGTATGAAGACGACAACAGGCACCATATGAGAATGTCATTGGGATGGGGATTGCTTTACCTTTATTTCCCATGGAAGAACCACGGTACTGACTGGAACGATTTCAACGATCCAGAACCTAAGTACGGATATTACTTCTATGGAGAGGGAAAGTTCTTCGACCAGATTGTATTTGAGTTCGGAAAGAAATCAAAGACAGTCGATATGCCGTGGGCTTTGGATTTCTACAAGAAAGGTGTGATGTTGAAAAACAGTGTTTGGTGGACATGTAATGAAAAAGATATCAAGAAGGCAAAAAAACAAGGCATACAGACTTGGAAAGATCTAAGATTCAATCTCGATGATGATGACGAGAGGATTCTGAAAAAGAAATATCCGTTCACTTATGTCACGAAAAATGGAGAAATTCAGAACACAACTGCTACATGCCATGTAGAAATTCGTGAATGGAGACCGAAATGGTTTATGTGGACGAAGGCTTTTCGTTTCATCAGAAGGGATTTGGAAATAAATTTTAATGACGAAATGGGAAACAGAAGGGGTTCTTGGAAAGGCGGTGTTCTTGGAGTGAGCGCACCTATAACAAGAGATGAGATATACGCGGAAGATTTCGAGACTCCTTTAAGAAGATATGAGGAGAAAGTCAACAGAATCCACGATTATGACAGATGAAAAAAGGAGGCGATTACCTCCTTTCCTTTAATCGTTTTTGCAAATGTTCCATATAATTTATAGAAAAGCATAAAATTGTCCAGATGATAATCAATACAGAAATCAAGGATTTTACAAGGAATGGTGTTCCTGTCGTCGATTCATACGGTAGGTGCAAGCGTCTTCTGATTGTGTCGTATGTTGATCCGGAAAACCACGTTAAGTTATTCGGATATCCGATACCTGAAGAAATGATGTATCAGTGGAAGTATGCCAGAAAGAACGAGGTTCCTGATTCACAATATACATCGTGGGATTTCAAGCCAGTCATAAAGGAGCCGATTGTAGGAAACTTTACAGAACAGCGCGTCCACGAAATAATCATGGATCTTGAGAGGCTGTACCCAAATGATCCACAAATCAAATTGTTCAACGAACTCTACATACCAGAGACGACGTTCGCCGATATCGAGACGGATGTTGACGAAATCGGTTTTTCGAGTCCGTCGGAGTGCAGGACTAACGTGAACACGTGTTCCTTTGTGAGAGGAGAGAATGCCTGTGTCGTAGGATTGGCTAAACTAAGCGAAGACGATATAAAATGGATACAGGAAGAAATAGACAAGCATACCGCTCCTTTGGGCGTGCGTTATGATTTCGCCTACAGATATCACGAGAATGAAGTGAGTCTGTTGAATGACATATTCTTCAATTTCATACAGACAGCCGACTGTGTGTCTGGATGGAACTGGTTCGGGTACGACTGGCCTTATCTTGTAAACATAGCGAAGAAATACGGGATAGACATACAGGGGCTGAGCCCGACGAAGACTTGGGCGGACTACAAGCCGATGATGGCTAAGACCAAGGACGACAGTGTGAAGGTTCCTATGCACAGAGGTATGTACGACTACATGGAAATCTACAAGAAGTGGGACAGGAGCGTTAACCCAAAGATACAGAATAAACTTGACTGGGTCGCAGAGACTGTGTTGGGTGTGAAGAAGGTTGAGCACAAGCTTGGGTTTAGGGAACTCTGGAGGGAGGATCCGAGGTTGTATGTGTTCTACAACGCAATCGACAGTGTGCTTATCAGGGAGATTGACAAGAAAATCAGGACAGCGTCGACGTTCTTCGGTTTCGCCAACCTGATGCACACTCCTGCTTTGACTGCATTCAGCTCTACGAAGAGCATCGAGATTGTGCAGGCTGAGTATTTGTATAAGGAGAACAGGATATTCCCGAAGGTGAAGAAAGAGATTGTTGAGAAGGAGGAAAAGTACGAAGGAGCGTTCGTGTTTGAGCCTAATCCAGGGACATTTAAGGGAGTCTTGACAGCCGACTATGCGAGTTTGTACCCTTCCACAATTCGTCAATTTAACATGTCGCCTGAGACTTTTCTTCTTAAAGATAAGAATCATGTTCCAACAGCGGACGAAATAAAATGTGTAAGCGGAGCTGTTTATACAAATAAATTCAAAGGATTCATTCCCAAGATTTTGGATGATTTCTATGCAAAAAGAAAATCATTCAAAAAGAAGATGATTGTTGCACAGGAAGAAGCTTATGAAATAGAACAAATACTCGAAAGAAGGAAGAAATCTTCTATAATATAAAACAAATCATATCAGAAATGAAAACGGTAAATGAAATCATGATGGGTTTCGGCAACGGAACCCCAACAGTAGAGCAGATGTACTCCATCCGCGACCGCAAGGAGTTCATGGTCGACGACGAAGTCACCAAGATTGTGAAAGCGTTCGTCGACACGACAAACGACAGCGGCGAGGCTAGAATCAGCCTTGAATACTACGCCGTCGCCGATGAATCCACTGTAGCACATGCGGAAGGCAACGAATGGTACACCATCCCTCGCGAGGGATGCAAAAAGGAGTACTGGTTCCTCCTCGTCCTCGGGAAGAACGGCGGGACAAAGTCGTTCGCCAGTGAAATTCTCGATCCAGTCTCCACCCTGCTCAAGACGCTCGAAGTCGACGGGTGTGTGTTCCCGGACATCGTCGATGTGTCTCTCGACAATGCAGACGATCTCCACTATTTCGTAATCCACACCTCGAAATGAAGAAGATCCTTGCCCTATCAGCGTTAATCCTCGCCTCGTTGGTCTGTTCCGCACAGGATCCCGAATACGGTCTGAGGGCATACGCATCTCCGTATGTGCATTATTCGCACGGCGGTGTCGGGATGTCCGTGGAGATGTATTTCGAGGACGACCTGTCGACGGCATTCCTGACATGTGCCTCGATGGGGATGTACTATTCACCTGCGCTGGACGTGGCTTGTGGGACGCATTTCTCCTACGGTGTCAAGTATGTCGGGATAAAACATGTGTACGCCGTGTTCGATCTGAGACCGATTGTCAAACTGAACGGAATAGGTCATCAGGTGTACGGGGACTATCTGACGTTCGGTGTGACGAGTGGTGTAGGAATAGGAGGATACATGGATGTCGGGCAGGGCAGTCTGCTGTACGCCGAGTTGAAGTTGTGTACCGACATAATCATATACAGCGAGCTCAGAGAAAGGGGGTGTTCCTATCTGTACATGGGAATCGGATACAGGCACAGGATTCTGTGAAGAGTAACATAAACAGTCAAGAAAGGAGATTCACTCGTCGTGGATCTCCTTTTTCAGTTCCTCCACAAGCGCGTCGGCTACACGGACAGCCTGTCTTGCCATTATATGTGGATCGGCTTCGAGAATCATTCCGAGCTTGCCCGATTCCATTATTCCCTGTATAGTGGAAATTGCAGCGTTGATTTTCACTTCGTTCCAATCTATCATATTGAAAATTAATACGTTTGAGTATTTATTGTATTATTTTAAATTTCAATGAAATTGAAAATGGTGTGGAACAATGTGTGAAAAATGAGTATTATTTTGTTATTGGTTTTCAAAATAAAAAAATTATCAGTATCTTTGCAGTGTCGAATTAAAAATAGGATAAGATGGCACAATTCAAGTATGAAGTGACTATTGAGGTTGAGAAACCTTATGAGAACAATACCGATAAATTCATCAAAGATTTGGCGTATGTTGCATTGAACAACTCGCTTAAAAATGGAAGTATCAATATTAAAAACTACACCATAAAAGACCTCAACGCTTAACAAGCGTACATATCAAAACAATTCGGTATCTTTGCAATGGCATAAACAATGTAAAAATGAACACAGTTATTGTAAACGGAAGGAGATACAACGTATCCGGCGGCAACGTAAGTGTAATCAACAACAAGGTCTACTGCAACGGAAAACTCATCGAGGACTTTGACGGAAGCAAGGAGAAGGAGATAAAGATCACGGTTGAGGGAGACGTACAGAAGCTGGAATCGGACTACGGCGATATAACCGTGAACGGCAACGTTGAGAGGATCGACTCTGACAGTGGAAACATCAATGTCCACGGCTCGTGTGGAAACATAGAGGTCGATGCGGGAAACGTAAAAGTGTCTGGTGATGTTTCAGGCAACGTCACGACAGATGCTGGCAACATAACCTGCGGCAACGTCGGAGGAAACGTGAACACCGAGATGGGGATCATTTCCTCTGGTGGGTTGTTCGGTAAATTCAAAAGAAAATGATATGGACGAGAAGAATCTGATGATCGGCGATATCGTCAAGGGCAAGGACGGCAAAGTCTGCACTGTCCTCGGTGTGTCTGGTGGGTTTGTGATATTGAGCACGGATCCACACAACCCTCATGAGTGCAGCGAAATTGAACCTGTTCCTTTGACGGAGGAAATAATCAAGATGCTTGACTGGCGTGAGGTTGTGAAAGGAGAGGATGGGTATGATAAAGATGTCTCATGGATAAGGAAACAGTTCAAGAATATTTGGTATACAAAGACTTTGAATATAAGCGTCAACACGACGACTGACATGATGTGGATCGTGGGTGGTGAAATATATGTGAAGAACATAAACGATCTACAGCATGTCCTGAGAATGACAGTCAAGGATGAAATCATAATAAAGGAAAACGGAGAATTTGCTTTCGATTTCCTTGGAAATTAATAAAAATCATGATTTTAGCTGAGAAAATGTACAATGAGTATTCTCCTCATGGATCCAAGATGATTGAGGAGAACAAGAAGGATGTGTTGGAAAACATAGCTCATTGGATGGGAGAAGGTGACTTGGAGTGTTATTTCGACATAGATCCACCGGAAGACTCTGATGGGTCTGACTTCCTTATATATGAGGAAACAATAGATTATTTGAAAAATAACGGTTTTGAAGTGACCGAGAAGCGATTGGAATTCGACGGACACCTGATGGCTGTTGTGTCGTGGAAACATCTTAAAGAGAAATATGATGAAGAACTTAGTTAGAAAATACATAGTAAAGCAGTTTTACAAATCGCGCAGACCAAGCAGCGAGAAATACATTTTCCTGAGATGGCTTGCGGAGAAAACCAAAGACAGGAAGGAGACAAAGGACGTAATACGTACAATCGCGTATTTTCTCGAAGAGACGAATATGAACCTTCCTTACACCGACATCTTCCTTGTCGGCAAGAGAGTGTACATAGTCACCGTGAGACCTGGTTTGTGGATAGGTAGATATGGATCTACTGCGAACAATCTCCTGAAAAGGATAAACTGCAGCGTGGACGGAACAAAACATTCCGACTATACGATAGATTTCATAGAACCGAAAGATTCGGCAGTTGAGCTTGTTCTCACGACACAAGCGACATCGTTCAGAAAATAGATTGACAATGGAAAAGAAACAACACACAATCGTAGTATACGATGAAAACTACAACATAGAAAGAAGAATCAAGACAACAAAGAGGCGTGCAGGATTGTATACGGACACAACACCGTATGTCATCGGATGTGTGGCTCTCTTGATCATGATTATGCTGCTTGGTGGAGACAGGAACAGATGGCTCCGTGAGTCGAAGCAGCTCTCTGCAAACATTGAAAAAATCGAGAAGGAGAATGAATTGCTCAAGAATTCATATGACTCTCTCTTGATAAAGGAGGAGATGTACCAAGTCCATTACTGGATCGGCAAGTACAGTGTGCAGCAGAACACTGAGATTGAAAAGGACAGCCTCTGCAGTTTCCTTAAGGAATGCGGTATTTGGTATCCTGAGATAATGTTCGCACAGATTGTGCAGGAGAGTACGATGGGCAAGTTTGTCCCAGACGGAAACTCGAACAACCTGATAGGAATGAGGTTCCCGACTCGAAGGGAGACGACAGCATACGGCAAGACGGACAGTGGGTATGCCATGTACAAGAACTGGCAGCTTTGTATATTGGATAAGATCCTCTGGGATTATGCGGTGTTTGGATACAAGAAACCTTCAAGGAAGGAATATGTGTCGAAGCTGCGTGTTTACGCAGAGGATCCAGAATATATCGGGAAAATAGAGAATATCATCAAAACGCAATACAACAAATAATGACATATAAGGCATTTCTGTTTGAACTCGGCAAACCGACTGCCAACGGCACAGTGTACAGCCGTGAAGATATGGAGAGGGCAATCGAAGAGTTCAAGAAAGAAGGGAAGCATTTCGGAAAGATTGGTCAGGACTACTGGGAAGATTTTGATCATCCGACTCCGATGAAGGACTGGAGTCACGAGATTGTCTCCATAGACATCGAGAAAGACAAATACGGAAACGAAAATGTGTTCGGAACAATAGACACTCTCGGAACACCGAACGGAAAGATTGTCGAGGAAATAATGGAGCAGTCGGCTTTCGCTATTCGCGGCATCGGTTACACAAGTGAACTTGGTAATGTTGAAGGACTGAAGATAATTTCCATAGATCTTGTTCCAAGAAACAGCGGATTAGGCGATCAGCATCCGAAGCAAGTCGATGATTAAAACGGATATTCAAAAAATAAACGAGATGAATCTTAGTAAGTTTAGTGAGAAAATGAAACAGTATGGTTCTACTGTGTACAATCTCGGATATCCTCATTTGAGACAGGGACAGAGTATAGTCATAGCTGCCTGCAAAATATTCGGCACAAAAGCAGACGGAATGGTGAACGATTGTTTCTACAACGACGGCAAAATAAACTCATACATAGAGGAACTATACAGGAGAGTTGGTGAGAAATACAAGTTTCCAAAAAACATGCCGAATGTAAAAGATAATGAGTATTGGAAACCTGCCATCCCACCGAATATCGAAGATCTGGTAAAGGAGTTCCTCACATGTGGAGGTATTATTACTGGGGTTTACTACAACGGAAGAAATCTGGAATATGAACTAAGCGGGTTCGCAAAATCTGGAAACGGAATACTTACAAAAGACGAGAAGGGGAATGTCATATTGAAGACAAGATATAACACCGTCGATGAGATATGGAGCTTCGAAGACATAGTCGACGTGTCGAACCGTTGGGCATATGATTACAGAGATCAGTACAATAAAGATCGATGGGCTGAAAATTATTTAAATAAACAATAAACATATGAAAAAGATTCTTGGATTTTTTGCAATTGTTGCTACAACCGTGATGATGCTATCGATGACATCATGTCAGTCGTGTACGAGACATACAGGAGGAACAACAACCATAAACCTTGAGAAAGGCGAAAAGCTTGTGGAGGCTACATTGAAAGATGACAACATCTGGTATCTCGTAGAGCCGATGGAGGAAGGATATGCCCCGAAGACGAAAGTCTTTAAGGAAAGTTCCAACCTCGGTATTATCGAAGGAAAAGTAATCTTTGTGGAGAGCAGGTAACATGGAGAAACTGAAGGAGTATCTGAACGCATATGCTCATGTCTACAAAGGACACTATCTTCCTGTTGACTGCAGAATGATGTGGAAAAAATTTTTGGGAAGATGTTGGAAAAGACTATGAGGCGGAAACAAAAGTCTTCATCGAACGGTTCAAGGAATTTTGCAGCAAAGGTCTCCCGTTCTTCGCGATAGGGTTATTTCCTGACTATAAAAAAGAACTGTTCGACAAGAACATGAAAATTGTAACAGAATATGAATCAAAACATCCTGAGTTGTTCAAATGAAAAAACACGAGCTTTCAGTTGGTGACTGTGTGTTCTTCGACTTCAACTATCTCGAAGATGATCCGATGTACTCGAAGGAGAATTTCTGTCCTTACAAGATAGCGTATGGTGAGGACATAGACCGTGCAGAGGAGAAGACATGGTGTGGCAACGACATCTACCAGCCGATTCCGATAAATGTCGCGATTCTTTTGGAGAACGGATATAAGTATGACGAACTGACGCATGGTTGGTATGACAAGACGGGAAGAGTGAGAGTCTCTGTTCCAGACTATCCGAACACCAACAGGGGATGGCTTGTCCACGTCGATACCGAGGACATGGACACAATGGCTATGTTCGAGATTGCATATGTTCATCAGCTTCAGCATATCTTGAGGATGTGCGACATGGAATCTGATTTTGAAATATCAGAAAACACACCCTGTATCTCTACAGATAAACATAAAGACGAAGAAAATGAGTGATGAGTACAGAACAAGGCTTATTCCAATTTGGATATCTGAAATAGGTGATCTTTCTCTGCGTAGGGACAATTGCCTTGTCCAGATGAAATTCTGTCAAGGCATTGGTAATGAAATATTTGACGTGTATGTTCCTGCAACTGTCGTAGACAATGGAAACGGATCATACGATCTTGTGTTCTACAAGACAGAGATTGTCAACGGAAAGGTTGAATATTACACGAGAGTGTGCAGATATAACAAAGACAACCTTCCGTCATTGTACAATATCGATTCAATCAAATGGTTCGACTACTGCAAGATAAGAGACGGATATCTTGTGAAGTACAACGATGAGGAACACGAGATGGAACCGATAATTGATGTTTGGAGAACAAGTATATCACGCACCGAATTCATTAAATGGATCAATTTGTTCGACGACTGGAGAAGAGCCGAAACAAAAAAAGACAATATTATTCCGTAAGATATTTTCTTTTTATAAAATTTATCAGTATCTTTGCAGTATGATAGGAAAAAATATAGATGTCGATGATGTGTACTAGTACGTAAAACGACTGCACAAGGAATATGGTGAGATAAAGGTTCCGAGAAGAAGATTCTTCCTTTTCTCTGAGCCAGACTATTGTGGCGAGAACTTCAAGGACGGAAGACTTATGGGATACAGAGATGTAATGAATTTTATCAGCAAGAATGATTTTGATACAATCCTGACTCCTGAGATTCTAGAGAAAAACGGATTCGAGAAATATTACGATGAAGGTACGAAAGGCTCATGGATAACAATGTGGACTTCCATTGGGCCAGACGGAAACGGAGACATAGAGATTGAGTTCAGAGACGACAATGAAATTAATGTCAAGATAGACACGGCAGGATCAAGATGCCTTGGATCCTATGTAACCACACAGAGCATAAAGTTTGTCGGACAACTTAACACTCTGTTTGAGGTTATTGGAGTAGACAAGAAGATAAAATGATAGGGAATTTATACAGCAAGGAAGCCTTAGTTGAGGCGATGAAGAGGATAAGCGGAATGTTTTCCGAATACTACAAGTATACGACTATGTTTGTATTCGGATTCTCAGACAAGGTTCCTGAAGACAAGATTTGGCTTGTAGACAAGATTTGTACACAGGACGAAAAGAGGGTGTTCCTTATGAAGCCTGACGGAATTGTCCACAAGAAGATCCTTGAAATTGAGAACGAACACAATATAAAATTTGACAGACCAAGCGAGATTACAAAACGTATATTAATCTCTCTTGGATTCACACCGACAGACGAATCAAATAAATCAATAAAATGAAATTGCAACTTTGCATAGACGTAGACAGGTACGAGAGAAAGCCTCTGTACACAGTTAGTCTGAACGACATAGACGAAGCAGTGAACTTTCATTCCTACAACTGTATCTTCTTCGAACAGGGGAATGATCTTCAACAGCTTATTGAAAAAGTGAAACAATGTCCTGAGGTTGTCGAGAACAATCTCGAAATAAAGGATTTGCTTGGGTTTAACATATAAACATATAAACAATGGGTCTTGATATAACAGTGCATCGGATCACTAAAACTCCGAACACGGAAGGCGATTACTTCCAGCTTGTCGATGATGACGGAAACTACAAAAACAATTTTCCGGAATGGACGAAAGAGTTCGAACAAAAGATTGTAGAGCATTGGTACGACTTCGAAAAGTACAAAGAGATTACAGGAGTCGATCTTAATGACTACGTCACCGACGTGGAGAGTTATAGTGGCAAGGACGACAGCTACATGATCGTACATCACAAAGATGTCGAGCTTCCTGAGTGGGATGGCAAGGGTGATTATGAGACATACAAAGCTGAAAGAAAGAAACTTCAGCTGAAAATCTACTTCAAGGATATACCTACGATGGAGCACGAAACTTCAGTCTTGTACTATGAGGAAACAGGATACCAGAGGAAAGGACTCAACGGAAAGTTCTACGATGACTACACAGATGGAAAAATCGGATATTTCGTGTGGTCTCTCGACGAACTCAAATGGTACAAAGAGGAATACTGCGACGATCCTCACAAGTATGTCTATCCTAACGGAGACGAATCCGATATAATGATGTATCCGAAAGATGACTTCCAGAAGAACATTATCGACAAGTTCGTAGAGGGTGAGTGTGTTGTAACATTCAGTTGGTAATGGAACATAAAAAGAAATTCGAGGAACTTAAAAAATGTCTGGAATCACCTGCGTATTTCATAAACAATTACTGCAGGATAAAGACAAAGTTAGGTAAGGAAGTTCCATTCAGAAAGTTCACGGACGATGAAGTCTTGCTTGTTAGTGAAAGAATTAGAGCTATTTCAACTTTGGGATTCAGACGTAGACTACGGATTCCATCCGAATTCCAAAGAGAAACTTCATTTCAAGCACAAGAAAAGTGGAACAAACGATGGAGAAATAAAGATGGAAAGAAAAACCTGTGATCACATATTCAAATTCAGAATCTATCTCGACAACGAGATCTCGACATCAGAGAGAATTATCAAGACAAATGTTGATTTCTTCGAGAAAGCCGAGAAGAAAATAGATCAAGAAGGACTTACGATAGACGAATATGGATACAAAAAACTCGATATTGCTGAGGACATGGTCGAGGAACTTGTGTTCACGAAGGATGAGATCCAGAAACTGAAGGAAGAACTCTGTAAAAGGATAATGGAATCAGAGAATCCGTTCAACATATGCTGTGTCGATCTTGACGGCGGATACTATTATGAGGACGGTGAATTGTTGGAAGACAAAATAAAAATAGAGTGATATGCTTAACGATAACTTAAACGGAATTATCAAGGATTTGCCCTTGAACAAGATGACGGACGAACTCAATGTTGTCCGCTCAATAAAGAACGAATTTGTAAATTACACAAAGGAAGGAAAGACTCTGACCGAAGCAGACGAGGTTAAAATCCTCATGAAGATGAAAGCACAACGCGAGGATTCAATCCGCCAGTACAAGGAAGGTGGCAGGATGGATCTTGTGGAGGCAGAGGAAAAGGAACTCGGAATCCTGATGAAGTACATCCCAGAACAACCAACAGACGAGCAGATTGAGAAATACACGGAACAGGTTATTTCAGACATTATCAGCGAGAAGGGTTCTGTAACCGTCCGTGGCACAAAGGATGTTATGTCCAAAGTTCAAGGAATGTATCCAACCGCAAGCGGCAAGATTGTGTCTGCTGTAATCAGAAAGCATTGTTAAAATGAGACCTGGAGATCTGCAAATTGGAGATTGTGCCATTGTACATGGCTATGGTCGATTTCATGAATGGAAACGTGACATGGTTATGGTTGTGACGAGTATCGATTTCTCCGTTGTCGGTCGTGCTGAAGTGGATGATCACAATGTGATGAAGCATTCGACGATTCTGCTGTCTCAGATAGAGCCGATCCCGTTTTTACTATAGAGTTTTTGAAAAGAACTTTCCAGAGTACGAAGAAGGATATGGGATCGGGTGGTGACATGAGAGTGCTGATTGCGATGAGTCGAAAGGATTTATGATTGAATTCAGGAATGACAATATTGAATTAATAATGCGAAATGTACATTATGTTCACGAGGTTCAGCATATTGTGAAGATGGGTGGGTTGCAAAAAGATATCAAATCATGAATAAAGGAAAAGATATTTTGAATCCAGACGTAACTCTTATAAGTATGACCGGTGTTCTTGTCAGTAGGGAAACAAAGAACATAATAGATCAGCCTATCATTGTAAGGTTCAAGGATGGTGTCGTTGTAGAGTATCCAGAGCCTGTCCTGAAATCCGATATTGTATTGGATGATGTAAAGTTCTTTCTGAAAGACAAGTTTGGATTCAACTTTTCGCTGCATAATATAGTGATAAGGATAACTGAGATTCTTGTTGAAACCAGCGTCTATGAAAACGATCCAATCTTCGGTGTCAGAAAAGACAGCAGGATTGTCAGTGTCAGCATGACGATGGTTCCAGATTATTCAATCATTGAGTTTTCGAATGAAGCCGAATGAAATAGCAGACATATTGTTATCTAGAAAAATAGATTGTTTTCCAAGAGGATCTGTTGTATATGGCACATACGAGGAAGGTGTCTCTGATTGTGATTATTTGGTTGTTGTCGATGATTCATGCAATACAATATTATCTGACTATCAAAAAGGGGAATTTCGGTTTGAAATAATAGATGCTTGCCAATTATATAAACGCAAAATCGATTATATGTTTGTAACACAGGCAAATTTTATTACATCGGTAAGAAACAATGAGATTGATAGATTGGAATGTTTGTTCTCAAAGACAGGTAAATATTATTCCACAATGTTCATTCTCGATAAATGGAAACTCAGAAAATCAGTATCGTCGATATGCAGCAACTCGTGGGTAAAAGCTAAAAAGAAACTCACTGTGGGAGAAGACTACAATCTAAGGATTGCGCAGAAATCGTTGTGGCATTCATTGAGAATCTACATGTTCGGAATACAGGTTGCAAGGTGTGGATCTATTGTTGATTTTTCTGAAGCCAATTATCTGTGGGATGAGATAAAGAACGAGCCGAATCCTGTGTGGGACGTATACTATGCGAAATACAAGCCTCTGTTCAACAAACTTCGTTCGGAATTGGTTGAACTTTGCGAAAGACCTAAATTTGATTTTCAACTTAACTGAAAAATAAGTATCTTTGCAGTAACAAATATTATACAATATGGGAACAACTATTACGGTTGATATAGATCTTGACGACAACTTCTCGAACCTTTCCACAAAAGATCAAAAGAAGTTCCTCGTCGATCATATTTCGGATCTCAGCGTGAGTGAAATTGTTCATGAACTTGATGTTGATTCCATTCTTGACGAGATTGGATATTATGACATCATCAAATACCTCAACGACAGAGGTTTCACAGTAACCGAGGATTAAAACAAAATATAATACCATGAAAGAGAAGTGGATAGGAAACATACATTTCGTGTTCTATAAGAATTTTGATATCCAGATTCTTCCCTCAATAAACATCATACCGAAATGTGAGTCGCATCACAAGGAAGTCATATTCGGGTTTCTGAGATGCAGGGTATGTGTGTTTAAGGATACCGAGCGCCTTGAGGTAAGGGGGAACAATTTCGAAATGATCGCCAAGATAAGGCTCGCCCTTACTGATGTACCAGAATCGAGATTTGACATGATGGAGACATCACTGAAGGAAGTATATGAATGGTTCGACACATTAAAACTTAGACTGTATTGAAATGACACACTTCAAAGTAACAAGAAAAGCAATCACGGATGGAAATACAACCAGAGAGGTTTTCAACGTCTTCTACGGAATAAGGGGGATTTTCAAGATGAAATGGTACAGAGATGGAGAGGACATGACCATCGACGAAGTCCTCAATTATTTTAAGCCATGGATGGGCTGCACACACGTCAAAATATATGTGGCTGGTGTCGAAAACAAATAATTGTAAAATGAGTTTTATTTTTGACATACCTAAACAGACAGAATCTGTTGCTTATACTATTACTCGTGAACAACAGCTTCAAATGTATGACAATGAATATAAGCGTCTGATGGAACTTCCTAAAGAATGTCTTGTTGAGATGATTATAGGAAAAAGATATGAAGTCGGGCACCTGTTTGGAACATTGAATTGATGAACAAAGAATCCCTTATAGAGTACGCAAAATCTCATTTGTCGGATCTGATTCCTTACGATGATCCTGAATATGAGTCAAAGCTTCAGCGGATGGCTGAGGCTTATGCTGATGTTGAGATAAACGGAATAGAGGCAGAGGATGATCCTTGTGTGGATCTTTTTGATGTTTGTGATTTTGATGACGTTGATTTTGATTGATAGAAAAAATATTTTTTGATTTTCATTTTTCGATTTTTATCAGTATCTTTGCACTGTAGAACTTTCTAACATGGAAATCACAAAAGGCTATAAGTTCAGGTTGTATCCGACAAGAAAACAGCGAGAATTCTTCAACAAGAATATCGGCTGCGGTCGCATGGTATACAACTGGGCGTTGGCTATGAAGAAGGAAGCATATGAGAAAGATGGTTCTGATCTGTCGATTAGTAACGGCATTAGTCCATTGTTGCCATCACTTAAAAAAGAGAAACCTTTTTTAAAAGAAGCTGACTCGGTATCTCTTATATGTGAGTTAAACAATCTGTATTCAGCATACTATAAATTTTTTAAATGTGGATCTGGATTTCCAAAATTTAAACTCAAAGAAAATTCAGGAAGTTATACTACACATCTTAAAAAAGGATCGATACGAACAGACGAGAATGTTGTTGTGTTGCCGAAAATAGGTTCTGTAAAATGTGTGTTTCATCGTGAAATAAAAGGCATCGTAAAAGATGAACCTTATGTAACTATAAGTAGAACAACCACAGGTGAGTTTTATATATCAATCAAAGCATCATGTGTTGTACAAGACAAGCCAGAATCCGTTGCTAATATAGATAATACAATAGGAATAGATCTTGGAATGAAAGATCTTGCTATCCTCGATGATGGAACGAAATTCGATAAGGTTGAAGTTGACAATAAGCTTGAGAGAAAGAAAAAGAGGATGCAGAGAAAGTTGTCCAAAAAAGTTGGTTCGAAGAAAGGACAACACAAGTCTAACAATTACATGAAGCTTCAACGAAAGATTTCGAAGATAGACCAAAAGATTTCCCGTCGTAGAGAACAATACCAATATGAAGTCGTGTCTGATATTATCGAAAGAAAATGTGACTATATCGGAATTGAGGATCTTAATGTAAAAGGAATGTCTTCTACAGGAAGACGCAAGAAAAACGAAAAACTTAGCCAAGACGAATATAATGCTCTTTCTGACGAGGAAAAGAAAAAATACAACAGAAAGAAGAAAAGAGGATTCAACAGGAACGTTCTGAACAACGGCATGTATTCCTTCAAAATGAAACTTGAACAAAAAGCTGTTGAATCTGGAAAAGAGGTTGTGACAGTAGGAAGATTCTACCCGTCGTCACAAACATGTTCGAATTGCGGAGAAAAGAACAAGGTAACAAAAAATCTGAACGTTAGGAAATGGACATGTGAAAAGTGTGGAACTGTCCATGACAGGGATGTCAATGCTGCCAAGAACATACGAAACGAAGCAATAAGAATAAAGAACGAATGTGAGCCAACACATAAAAACCTACCGAGGTGTAACCGGGATGTCAAGTCTGCGGAGATCCATAAGAATGAAAACCAACAAGTGGTTGAAGTTCATAGGGTCGTTGAACCAGAAATACAAACTGTTTTTGTGGATGAACCAATTGAAAATGCTGTGATTACATGAAGTCTAATGGAACTCCATAAGAAACAGAAGGTAGTTACAACAGCGTGCCGTCAATGCCGTGAGTCTATTTGAATGGAACTCCATAAGAAACAGAAGGTAGTTACAACCGATAAGCCTAATGCAGCCGTCAGCGGCGAATGGAACTCCATAAGAAACAGAATGTAGTTACAACATATAGAGCTAATATTTCATCTGGAACTCCATAAGAAACAGAATGCAGTTACAACAAAGAAGAACAAAAATAATATGAAGCAACAACACTTGAGACACATTACCTTCACTGGTGTAGACGAGATGGCAGACTTGAAGGGTCTGCAGGAACTTCAAAGTGAATATCCGATTGTAGAGTTCGGTGTTCTGTTTTCAAAAAACTGGAAGAACAACGGAAATAGGTATATCAATCCTGAATACATGAAGATCCTCGGAAGAAAGGGATTGAACCTTTCTTGTCATGCTTGTGGGAGCATCGCGAGGGATGCACTTCGTGGAAACTGGATGTCTCTTGAGCAGGTGACTAACGGAATGTATCCGTTCAAACGGTGCCAGCTTAACATCGCGAGAGCCGACATAAAGGAAGATGCCCTCAACACCACGCTTCCCGTCGGACTCGAAGAGGTTATCATCCAGCAAAGGGACGCTGATCATCTGTCGATATGGGACAGAATCCAGAACCATTACGGAATGTCCATCCTGTTCGATGCATCAGGCGGGAACGGAATCGACACAGGATTCGAGCCGTTCGCTATGGAGAATATCAGAATCGGTTACGCTGGTGGTATCACTCCTGAGAATGTCGCCGACAAACTCACGTTCCTTCTCAACAACGAGAATGTGTACGACTTCTGGATCGACATGGAGTCTGGTGTCAGAACAGATGACTGGTTCGACTTGAACAAGGTGGCTAAAGTTCTTGAGGTTTGCAAGCCTATAATCGAGAACCATAAAAATCAATTTGCTGAGGAGAAACAATGAAAACAGAAATAAGAAAGACTGTAGTGTATCTTGCAGAGGACGGAAAGGAATTCCTGTCTGAGAACGAGTGCAAGAAGTATGAGAAGACTGTTCTTGAGGACAAAAAGAACATTCGGTACTTCTGTGTAAGATATTGCCCTGATCTGACAGAGACCGGTTTGTTTCAGAAACAGATGTTCGTCGCTGTTCTTTCTAGATATCATCACAGAGAGATTGTCGAGAACTGGTGTGTAAACGAAAAGAACCTTGAAATAATAGGTGAGTCTGTACAGGGATGTGGATTCCAACCACATTTCGAAATTGTGAAATGTACGGAGGATGAATATTTCGGGTCAAAAGTCGGTCGCATAATAGGAGAATCATTCAAAGTTTACGACCAAGGTCAGTATTTTCTTTCTCCAAAAAGAGTGGAAGGTTTCCCTGAGGAAAACTTTAACTATATCGAAAAATGGGGATTGAAGTAAAATGAAAGCTATAATTGAAAAAGAACTTTGTAATCCAGTAGACGGACAGATTGTTGGTCCAATGTATCATGTCTATGGAGTAAGCGAGAGTGGTTCCAAAGAACTTATTGAAACAATCGATGGGGATATAAAGGAAGCAGCCAGACTCGCGGAAAGAACAATAGATCTCAGTGAGCTCGAGGTTGCTTACAAGAAGGATCCTGCAGCGTTTCAGTCAACCGTATATCCAACACCCTTAGACAATGTGCTTTCTCTTGAGTCCAAACACAAGAGCGAAGCTGATATGCTTTATAAGGATATTGATATGTGCATTCGCGATTTGATTGATGCAAGAATTACACACAATGAACATCTCGAGTCGGAATGTATAATGCGTATGGAAACGCTTATGGTACAGACTCAGCAGTATCTATCATTTGAAAAACAGAATGTTTAATTAAGATAATTATGCCATATAAGTACAGACAAATAAAATTCAACGGCGACATGCCGGATGCAATAAACAATTTGGGTGCCAACGGATGGAGAATCATTTCAGTCAACGATTCTGTCGGCGAGACACGTATTATAATGGAGAATATCTATCCGACTCCTGATCCTGCGGAAAATGATCCGATGCCAGTTGCGAGAACCATCGGCGATCCGAACGCTTTATATAGATGTATGGATGGGGTGAATAGGTATGAGTGGAGCAATTTGATGGAGCCTGCAGAATTCATAACATTCGATGAATTATTCAATGATGATTTTTATTCGGATGACGGAGAGTATGAGATGTACATTTCAGACGGATTTTATTTTCTTGGAACCGATATCTCTTGTATGGCAAGAGATGAAGTCTTGGAATTAGTGTCGAAAAACAGGGACAAGTTTAGAGACGGTAATGATCTGAAGGTTTACTACATTGATTATCCTGAAGACAAATAAAATAAACACGAAGATATGTTTCAATCAGAAAAAGATGAATTTGAAATAAAGTTCAAAGAAATGTTGAATCTTGTTCTTCCAAACGACTTGGGAAAGACTGACAAGAAGACTTATATAGACGAAGCTTATATCACCTTCGGTCAAGAAATAAAGGAAGCCGTATGGAAAAGTATTCCTCCAGAGAAAAGCGATGCTGTAAGATGGCTTAGACATGAAACAGGATCTGGTTTGTTTGAATGCCAGTTGGCTCTTGACAATCTTGTTGATGTGTTGAGAAAGAAACCTTATGTCATGGACAATCCTTATGTCCTTGAGATGAAATGGAAAAATAAACACGATAGCAATGGAAGCGAAACTTGAAAACGGACACAATGTCTGGATATATTGGCCAGATCAATGCAGACTGTGTAAGGGATATTTCTTTAGATCGGAGAACAAACCCTGCATGAAGGAAAAAACTCAAGAATATATAAACTCACTGAAGGAACTCGGACATAACTTCCATGGAGTTTATGGAACGACAGAGTTCAGATGCGACTACTTCTGCCTTGACGAAGAGAAGTTCCGTGAGGATCCAACTTATTCGCAGCAAGAATGTGGTTGCTGTGCAGGATGAAACGAATTACCGAAAAACAGAGTGAAATACCAAAAAAGAAAAACATATGAAAACAGGCGTAATTTTGGCAAGACTCCAGCCAATCCACAACGGACACCTTGAACTTATAATGAAAAGTGTTGTTGAGAATGACGAAACTTACGTGTTCATAGGAAGCGCGGACAAGTTCAACCAAAGGAATCCCCTTCCAATTACACTCAGGATGCAGCTGGCTAACGAGGCGATAAAACACGAGCTCGGTGAGCAGGGGATAGCGATGTCCTCCGCGAAGATAAAGGTTATCCCTTTGGATGATTTGACAGACGAGAGCGACAATAGCCACGACTGGGGATTTTACCTGTACAGCAAGATAGTCACAGAAACGGGAAATCCTTTCTTCACAATATATTACAGCGACGGGTTCGAGATTATAACAACATGGTTTCCAGGTTTCATTCTCAGAAACAACGTCTCCCTTTCGCTTTTGGCAAGAGGTGCGACATGCAAGGGAATTTCTGCTACAAAAGTCAGGGAAATGATTCTGTCTGACAATACAGAAGAGCTTGCTAATGTTGTTCCTCCGTGCGTGTTCGACAAAAGGGAGACGATAAAACAACATATCGAATTGTCAAAACTCATTAAAAACTGAAATGAAAACATACAAGGAGGAACTCAATGAGTTCATTGAAATCTACGATTACATAAACGAGATGCACAACGCATTGTTGTACAAATCAGGAATGGAAAGTTACGATGCGTACAAGATGCTTTATGATAAAGCTTTCTCAGACAAAGTGAACGGAAGGCTTCAGGAGATATTTCCGTTCGACTGGTGTGATCCAGATTGTGGATATGACGATGACTACCTTGCTTGGAAAAATGAGTTGGATCGTGCCGTTGAAAAAGTAAAAAATATTGTTGGATATGAAAACGATTGACGGAAAAGAATTTGTCTATTATTCGTATGTAGCCGAAGGAGAAGCAGTTGCCAACAAATCCTTGAATGTCACTGAATCTGTCATAAGAGGATTGAAAGACATCGCTAAAGGATATGATAATGCTGGCACAAAATGGTACATCTATCGCAGGGTGATGGATTTGTTGTTCGAGTCGCGCGGAACACACCCAAATGTCGAGTTTATCCTGACTAACACAATAATGAAGGATCCTAGACATCCGCTTGGTAAATATGAACTCTTTACGGAGTTCGACACAAACACTCCGAATCTGATATAAATTTAAGGTTCGGTTTTCTTTTTTCAAAAATTATAAGTATCTTTGCAGTATAAAACATATATCGTAATAAAATGGCAGACAAAGAAAAACAGGAAATGACTCCGAGTCAATACTTTGATTTCATCAAGGATGCAAAAAAGACAATAACGACAGATGCACTCAAGGATTCGTATGAAGTATTTGTGAAACTGGCTGAGAAGTACAAACGTCTTGGACAGGTCGAGTCTCTCAAAAAACTGAGTTTCCTTGCCGACACCCTCATGAAAGAAGAGAAGCTTATCGACCTCGGAATCACGACATATGTCTACAAAGATGTTATCGAGGACTATATCGAGAACGTAGCTGACAAGACAGTCAAGATTATCGAACTCTCCCGTTATATGAGAGAAATTCCAGATGAGCTGATTGAGACTGTGGAGAAATCCAAGGATCTCTTCGACAAATTCTATGTCGTGTTCACAGACTACACCGGCAAGGAGGAGCGCAAGGTCGAGAAGGAGCGCAGGGACAAGGATCCAATTCTCTTCGGAGCGTTCATGACCAACACCACCGTCGCCGACCGATTCTATTTCCTTGGTGACTGGGTGGATGAATATTGCGATCTTACACTCGACAAGATGGTGGAGCAGTACAAGGAGAAGAAAGGTGTCTCCCCTACAGTGGAGACTGAGATTCCAAAGACCGCAGAGGATCTCGTCGAATTACTGAAATCTTACAAGATAGAGGATAAAGACAACAGAGTCGCATCGCTGAACACAGGAACTACAATCAGTATACCTTCATACAGATATGTAGAAGTTGAAGGTGATCTTCCAAAAAAGAAGGGGTTCTTCAACAAAGTAAGAAGCGTTTTCAAAAAGTAAACCATGCTTTCAAGTAAGGTAGATCTCACCGAACATAGCGACTTTGGACATTCGAGTGGGCAAGGAGACGGCTATGATATTCCGATTGAGTATTGGGATGACGATTGTATGACATCTGAACAGTATGAGGCTATACTGAGATGGGAAAAGATATTCGGGAAAAGACAAAGGACCGAGAAGTATTATATTTTCGAACACATTACAACACAGTCTCCATACGAAACGGAATCACGTTGTTGCAAGTGTGGAAAGTCGTTGAGGCTGCCTTGGAACAAAGTCATGTACACTTCAATAAAGAAATCAGTGTTCTGCCAAGAGTGTTACAAGAAGAACAACGAATCCGATATGGATAATAGAATTCCTTGGAGAAAGGGAAACAGAACAGGATCTCCCGACATGACGGCATATAATATATTCAATTTGAGATAAAACGAAACATTATGAAAATACAAACCGAAACCCAATTCAATGTCGGTGATAAAGTCTGGCGTAAAAATCTCGTGACACATGAGGTAGGCGAATGTGTTGTCAGATCGATAATACTCACACATTGTGTTTATAAAAAGAACGATAGCGACGAGATTGTCGAGACTGAACTTGTAATCTACCACACCGACGACGGTCCATTGACCAATATGCCGGGAAAACCAGACGCAAACTTCGCTTATGCAACGAAAGAGGAAGCGGAGGCTGCACCAAACTACGATCCATCGAAACGGTAATTGTAATGGAAAAGGAACTGAAACTGAAGTTGCTTGAAGCAAAAAAGCTTCGTCATAAACTCGCTATCGATAACATCGATAAGCAAATCGAGAAACTGACGAACGAAATCTACGGTGACAAATGTTACAGGAACCATGTTGAGAGTAAACATTGTATCGTGTGTGCCAACCGTATCCCTGAACACGACTTCAAGATTCCAGACGGTATTGTATGCGGGCATCCGTCAAATCAGGAAGGTAAGGACAAGTTCCGTTGTTACAGCCACACCTGTAAATACTGGAAACAAGAAAAGAGATAATATGCTAATCGACAAGATAAGATACAGGAAGTTTGACAAGTCACAACGTAGTACATTTAGTTACTGGGTATGGCATTGGTTGGCTTTCAATTGTATAGCAATCAAACTCCATCATTGGAGACCGAGATATCTGTTCCATGACATAGAGAAGCCGTGGCTGAAACTGATCCTCAGGGACTACAAGAAAGTCCAGACTTGGCACAGGACTCACAATGCACACCACCTTGAGTACAGGAAACCTGACAAGAGGAACTGGATCGACATGGCTATCGACTGGGAGTGCAGCGGGCTTACGAAGATTGCTTGTCCATATGACGCGATGGGGGAAGCAAACAACAAGTTCATGAACAATGAGATGAGTTTCCATGAATATTACAACTTTTATATGGCTTGTAAGCAATTAAAACTAACTAACATAAAGTATGGAACAGAATAAGAAGCTTAAAGTAATAAACCTGTACGGTGGTCCTGGTACTGGCAAGTCTACGACAGCTGCAGCTTTGTTTGCAAAGATGAAACGTGCTGGATATAACGTGGAACTTGTGACAGAGTTTGCGAAGGATCTTGTGTGGACAGAGAGAAACAAGGAGCTTGGAGATCAGATTTATATCTTCGGGAAGATGTACCACAAGCTTTGGAGACTCCGCGACAAAGTCGACTATGTCATCACCGACAGCCCTCTTCCACTCTCTGTGTACTACGATAAAACAGGAATACCTTACTTCAAAGAGTTTGTAATATCCATGTACAACTCATTCACGAACTACAACTTCGAACTCACACGCCACTTCAAATACCAAGTGGAGGGAAGATATCAGACAGAGGCTGAAGCCGACTCAGACCACAAGGATATCATAAATCTTGTAAAGGAATGCGGAGTGGAGTTGATCAAGATAGAAAACAATTCTCTTCCAGAGGATCAAATATTCAACTACATAACAAAAAATGAAAGCAGGTAGATTGATTGAATCATTCGCTATTCTCCCGTCCATAACGATAGATTGGATGAATTGGGCAGGGGAGCGGCATTACAGTGTGCAGATAGCGTGGCTTTGGTGGTATATCAACACATATAAATCACCTGACGAAATCATGAACGATTATATAAAAAGGATATGATTACAAAAGAGGAGATAGAAAACGCCGCCTACGAATACTCAGGGAAGGTGTCACATCCAATAAACGGTGCGTTCAGGGATGGGGCAAAGTGGTATGAGGAGCAGATTCTGAAGAGATCTGTTGAAGCCGAAGTTACTGTGCCTGCATCTTCTTCATTCAAGCAAATCAGGTACAAACTGCCGAAGGATACAGAATATAAGGTTGGAGACAAAGTAAAGATAGCTATATTATGAAAGATGAGAAGATAGTTCGTGCCGTTGAGGAGGTGGAAAAGAACGGTATTCATCTCATGACCACAGAGGAAATCGAGAGCCAACTTAAATCGCTTGTTGTGGGGCAGAACGACGTGCTTCCTGTGAAAATGTTCTCGTTCATCGTCCCTAACCCAGAATACGATCCTGAGAATTTCTCTCAGGAGATAGAGGATTCCGAGGAAGAGATTGACACGCTTGAACTCATGAAGAAGGAGATGGCTAGACCTGATTTCGACTTCGTGTGGCATAATACGCTTTGCCAGATACCGAAGAACTCTGATACATGGATCAAAAACCATACAAAGAACTGTCCTACAAAGTTTGTGCATAATGAGTTCATGGAGCAATGTACGAACCACAAAGATGTAAGAAACTACTATTCTGACAAAACAATGGAGAAGATACAATCTGTAATAGACAAATATGGGGGAATTGTAAAATTTTTATAGTCTGAGCAAGATGGATGAAAGAAAAAATGACAGATTGAAGGAAGAGATTGAGCTTGCAATCCACAGGAGGCTCGACCTTATTTGCAACGACGAACTGACTGCATCTGAAATACTGGATGAAGCCAAAGGAGCGACAAATGAAATCATTGATCTGATAGCTACAAGCATAACAAACGATGTTGTTGGAGAATTTCACGAATGCGATCATACAGACCATTGTATTGATTTTATACAATTTAATTGATTCGATAAACTATATAAAATCATTCAAAGGTTCAAATTGAACACTTTTGGCGAAACAACATCGCCTCTATCACGTAAGCACAACAACTGTGCATCCGAGATTACTTTTCCTTTCCTTAACATTCCTATGGCACCGTTTATGTCAGCATTGATGATTTTTCCTGTAGATGACTTGAAAATCCCTCTTTTTGTACGCTTTCCTTTATAAGTGTCGTGGTGCTTCATTTCCTCAAGAGCAACATGATCAATCTTGCTGGTATAAGACTCCTCAACCACTTCCACTGCCAAATCGGTGTACTTCGATGACTTGTACTTCAACTGTTCGATCAAAGTGTTGAACGGAATCTGGACAAAATTCTGGTTGTTCCTTCTTCCGATGTTCACTTCCTGCTTCCATCCATCGTTGTGCCCGACAACTATCTTCTCCACCCTGTTTTCCACACAGAAATCTATTATTTGTTTGGATGCACAGTGAATATAATGACTGATTTTGTTGTTCCTCTTCGTCGTAAGTCTTTGGATTCTCCCGCTTGACTTTCTCTTGTTACATTTTTCAACCTTAGACCTATACTCTGCGAGTTTCTTGTTGTAGTATTGGTTGATGGACTTCAGTGGTCTACCGTTAACGACGTATGAAAAGGATTTGTCGTTTGAAGTTATAGCACACAGATTGTTCACACCAAGGTCAATACCGACGCACGAGTTCTCGTCATACATGTTTCTTATCACTTCCCTGTCTTCATATATGATGTTTATCTTTGTTTTGTCGAAATGTTTCTGTACAGTCACCTGTCTCACATCCCTAAGTTTTATCTGTTTTGGAATAAAGATTCTGTAATCCGAACAAGGTATACAGAACGAGTTCGATTCTGGATCCTTCTTCCTGAATCTGCTCGAATCTATATAGATTATGTTGTAATTCCTTGATTTGTATAGATACTTCGGCATCTTTGGTCTTCCGGTAAAATTTTTGGAAGATTCCTTGTACGACATTGTAGCCTTTATCCATGAAAGCCAGCTCTTCGTGACCTGCTTCACTATAAACTGCTTGATGTTAATGTCAAGTTTAGATTCCCTTATCTTCTCCTCGTTTTTGACCTTGTCCCAAAGCTGGTTGTAAGAATAAGTCTTTATCTTCCCTTGCTCCTTTGACTCAAAATACGACTGTCTCTGGAAATATAGAGCCTGATCGTATATTATCAGAGAGTCGGACATCATTTTAAGAAGCCTGGTGTCGTCCTTTGTTACTATGTTCCAAGATTTGAGCATAAGGAATAATTATTCTTACAATATATTTATTTCAGTTTTATTTTTGAAAATTATGTTTTTGATAAAAAACTATTCAATTTGTTACGTTAAGTATATTCATCGAGGACATCAACAATGTCATGGAGAAATTTATCGGAAGATCCAATACACCGACAACGAGGGAATTATTGAAGCAACATATTGATTGTCTGTTTGATAAGTTCATATTTAGTAATGAATATAACATTTGGGTCGAGGTGAACATCTAAATATTTTTTGAGTTTGTTTGTATCTTTTGAAAATAATCAGTATCTTTGCATTGGATATAAACAATTGAAAAATGGAAAAGAATAACCAAGAACTCATTATCGGCGATCTCTTTATGAGATTGCCGTTTGGTGTTTTTGTTGAAGACACAAAAGTCTCCGACGATCCAGTTATATATACACGGGAATACCATCCGAACGTCAGTACATGCAAGCCATATCTACGACCAATGTCAACTATGACAAAAGACGAAGCTGCGGATATGTATTTGAAGATATATCCAGAAGATATTGTCGAAAGTGTAGAAATCGATTTGGAAGCAAAAAGAATAAGGTTTGGCAGGACACATTGTGACGTGTTTTGCCATGTTGTGATCTTATTGGATCAGATTTATTCGATCGATCAGTTGGATTGGTACAACATGAATGGATTCGACTATAGGGATCTTATCGGAAAAGGGTTGGCTTATGAGGCAACGGGAAAAATGTATAGCAATTCAACATCGAAAAAAGATATGCGCAAATTCAAGTATTTAAGCGAGTGCAACGAAGGCGACTGGGTATACCATGAAGCTGGTGAGCTTGCACAGGTTTGTAAAAGTGAAGGCGGATTCAATAAGTTTTGCCTGCGGACAGGATATATCGAAAGTTCCGTCAACAACGACACTTATAAAGTTTATCCGATAACACTTCACACAAAGGTGATAGCCGAAGGGATCCATTCGTACTATGTTAAGATGCACGAGAAGCGACTGATAAACGGAAGCAAATGGGTGAACTGGCTCGAGGAGAAGTTCCATAAGCTCATGGAACTCCCAGAAGACGCAGATCGTGAAGACTACATGAAAGTGTGGCGCGAGATTGAGGAAAAAATTCAGGAACTTGAGTATCATAAATCATTCTTGTAATAACATGGAACAGATATCATTTGGTTTAATCGGAGCAATTATCGGTATTATAGGAGTAATGTGTGTCTTACTTCCAATAATGCTCCGTCAGGAAAAATGGCAGAGAAAGCACACCTACTACACAGAGGAAGTGATGAAGAATTATTTCGTTAAAGCGATAGAGGAAGCCCAGTCAAAAGCCGAAAAAGGATACAAGCTGACTCACACTGACAAGGAGTCTTGGTTCAAGGACTTCATGGTATGTGTTGATGACGAGATGAAGAATTACAAGGAGAAATAACAAACACCATGAAATCAAAGGAAGCGTCGGTAAGGGAGTATCTCGGAATAGTCTCCAGCTGTATCTCAAAGAAGAACTACATCATGGAGAACCTTAAGATGTACGGTATGAACACCACCTTGCAGGAGATAGTTGACTCGCTTGATGAACAGAAGGAGAAATATGACAACCTTGTCAGTGACATATTTTTTCGTTCGGAATCAGACTAAGCACCAAACAGCATCGATGGTGTGGAATCAAAATAAAGAAACATCTATGATTGAATTTTATGAAAAAAGCGACGAGGAGCTCTATGATCTTTTGCTCTTGGAATACAAAGATCTTGCACATTCGAAATTTAAAGGTCGCATGAAACCATATGCTGAGATCGAAGGACGTATTTGTGGAGAAGTGATTGCTTTCAGGCATCCGCACTCTATCAGTTGGTGCAGGTTCAAAGGAACGTTTACAGAACTTCGAGACAAACTTGCGTTTGACTTTCCAATTTGGTTTCCAGATGTGAAATTTTATATAGAAATATCGTCTCCTATTTGTTTTTAATTTTTAAATAATATATTTGTATCATAATCGCAATGAACATTATCGAAACACTCATAGAAGCAACAAAGAACGACGAGATTAAATGGATTGAAACGAGTTCCTATCTTTCTTATTCGACTCGTTTCAAAGATAAACATTATCTGATCTCTCAGTATTTTGATGACACGTCGATTTATGAAATGAACGAATGCTATGACTTCATTGGCATTGACGAGTTTCACAACACTGATGTCCTGAAAAAATTATATTCGATCATTATGGACAAATATCCACTGTTTAGGCAGAGGGTTTTGGATTGCCTTAGAAATATCAGAGAAAGAGAGGCTGAGGATGAACATTGTAAGAAAAAGATAAACATAACACCTGAACTTACAGACAGGATCGATGGAAGATGTTTCCTTGATCTAGACATGAACGATAGAATCGAGGCTTTCCGTTTCATCAAGACATCCACAGGAATCGACATGGTTTCCGTTGGATGCAACGATCATTGGGGGTATTCCCATCTATGGCATGATGACTACGGCGAATATGAAATCGGAGACACCTTCTGTGGTATATGGATAGACATGGTCGAGACAAACTGTTATCTTGTCAGGGAAATCTCACAGGAGAAATTTGACAAAGCCAACATAATAGTCAACGATATCATGGAGAATGCTGAGAAGAGATTGTGTGAGTTCAAAAAGAGACAAAAAGAATTTGGTTTATTAAGAGAGTAAGATATTATGAAGATAATTAGACTTTTACCAGTGGTTGTACTAATGATATCATGCGGCAGTGACATTGCTACGATGCCAACAAGTGAAGCAAACATTGTCAGCAAAACAGAAAGTGAGCTGATTGTTGTTTCAAATCCATATAAGGTTGTCGGAGATAATGACATGTCTGTTTCAAAAATAGAAATAGAAGGGCATGAATATATTGCAATCTGGGGACGACTCGCTTCAGCTCCGTCCGTGATACACAGTGCAAGCTGTCCGTGCAGGGAACTAAAATGATTCACAAAATGACAGAACAGGAAAAACAACTTTTGCTTGTTGATCTCTGTGAGAGAATTCCGTACAAGATAATGTTCATGTATAATGGAAAGTACGGTGAAGAGAGATGGCCAATTGTGCTGAACGAAATCAACAGAGTCAACGTAAACTCTATGTACGAGATAGAGGGATGTAAACCATACCTCAGACCGATGTCGGACATGACAACAGAGGAAGACCACGAATTTGCCCTTCTACAGAACGATTTCTACTCAGATGGTCAGTTATACCCAATAGCGGCAGAAAACCTCTTAGAGTGGCTAAAACGTGGCAATTTTGACTATCGTGGACTCATACATAGAGGTCTCGCGTTGAAAGCGCCGAAATGGATGTACCATAAACTTAACAGAAACAGATAATCGGCATGGAAAGAAACGAAGCTATAAAAATCGTGAAAAGCAACTGGCCAGAGGGAAGAGAACAGTTGAGTGAAGCACTGGAGACTCTAATTCCTGAATTCAGGAAAACAGAAGACGAGAAGGTTGCAGATGAAATCATAGACTTTATCCACTACAACGGAGGAGGATATCCATTCGGATCGAAGGAGAAGTGGAAGTCATGGATTAACGACAGGAGAAAATCGACGTGGACAGAGGAGGATGATCGGATAATGGCATCAATCATCAGTGATACTGTGCAGGAAGTCCCTCTTGACGACGAACAGATAAACTGGATTAATCTTTTAAAGCAAGAAAATGTTGGAAACCTACAAACGAGCAACTTGGAAGTCTTGCTTCTGCATGTAACGGGCATATCCTTAATCTAGATTATCTGAACTCTCTATACAATGACCTGAAGAAACTCTGATATGAAAGTTGAAACAACAAAATATAAAGATGTTTTCGTTGAACACCCAGACGGAGGTCACTGTAACGTGGCAGGGATGACAACCGAGTGTTACGGATGCGTTTGTTACGGCTGCGGTTTGGTTGGCATGTGCAATGACAATGTCAAGAAATTAAGGGAATGGATTTGTAAGGTATACAAGATACCGCGTGAATTTTTATTCAACGACAACGGAAGCCTAACAGATATCAGGGTTGACGATGAGAAGTTCAACCAATTCATAGAAAAACTTAAATCTCACAGTAATGGATAACCCAATTATAATATTCTGCCCGGGAGAGATAGCCGATGAAGTGAAATCAGTAATAATGGAGAAATTCCCGAAATCTGGGATCAGGATTTTCACCGACGAGGAACAGAGCGATGAAATTGCCCAGAAGATTGTTGACAAGATTTTCAAGAAACTTGATGAGACTGATTCTCCGATGCCAGTGAAACCGAGAGTCAACCCGTTCAATCCACATGAAAACCAGCTTCCGGCACTCATGTACGGCTGCATTCAGACTGATTTCCACAATATATCTCAGGTTGACGACATCATACTGAAATTGAACACAGAAACCAACAAAGATTAAAACGACAAGCTATGGATAAAAATCTAATTGAAAAGAAAACAAAGCAGTTCATTGAGAGATTCAGGGACTCGTATGCCGAGAACTCTGAACGGTACAACTATGATCCTGAACTCAAGGAAATGTCAGATGATGATATAAAGGGAATAATCGAGGAATATTTCTCGTTTGGCAAACTCACTGAAGCCAACAAATATTTCTATCATGCCTTCGATAAGTTTGTTCCTGACACATGGGATCAAATCGACCATTCGCTTGAACACGAAGTGATGGAACAGACCCAAGAATTCAAGCAGTGGCGACATCACGCACATGCATCATCGGCTTGGTACAGCGCGTTCCAAGACACCCAGTTGGAAAAAGCGTTCTGTGATTTTCACGGAAAAGTCAGGACCGATGAGGAAGCCGCGAAGCTCGCCGCCGACAAATGGTGTGAGCTATTGTTCAATTGGCACCTGCAGGACAACGGTGCCCTGAATGAGGATCATCCAGGAGGGTTTGCCGCGTGTGCACTCGGAACAATTCTTGCCGACAAGTCACGCGAGCGAATAACCGAGGAGATGAAGAAGAAAGCCCACGAGCTGTTCTATCAATATTACCTCGGCAGCATACGTATACAGAACAGCCGTGACTATTCTGCGGTGAAATGGGCACAGGAGAACCTGAAGGATCCAGATACGGAGAAACCGTATACGTGGAATGCCAACAGTTTCCTGTCGGACTTGATGTACTGTGACTACAGTCCGTACATGCCTCTGTATCTCATCCTTGTCAATGCAGGAATACCAGAACGTGATGCTACATCGATATGCCCGTGGAAGACAGGTATATCTATACGGGCACTTGACAATACTGTTGAGTACAAAACATACCAGAAACGCGAAGAGTTATGACAAAGGAAGATTTCAATCTGCTGCTGACAGATATATATCCAAGATTACGATACGGTCTTGTTGTAAGATGTGATGCGGGAAACCTCACATTGTCGTACATTATTCATTCAAAAACATTAGGCTACTTTGGTGCTATAGAGGAATACGATGGGTATGATTTCCCTATTGACGAATGTAAACCTTATCTTCGTCCGATGCCAAGTATCACCGATGAAGAGTTTTCTGAACTTCATGGTTTATGCCCTCACAGTACATTGAATAAGACAAACGCAACTGATTGGGTTATTGGAATCGACGGCAGTGATTATGGAAGGATCTCGCGTATAGATGAAATGACTGTTCTTTTTGATTGGCTAAATGCTCATCATTTCGATTACAGAGGATTGATCCAAAAAGAACTTGCTTTGGAAGCACCGAAATGGATGTATAACAAATTAAGCAAAAACAAATAATCAATATGGATAGAAACGAAGCGATAAAAGTCATAAAGCATAATTGGCCAGAAGGCAGGCATCGACTCAGCGAGGCATTAAAGACTCTTATTCCAGAATTGAATGAAAGTGATGATGAGAGAATAATACAGGCGATTGGTTACGCAATAACAAATAGTAAGCATGAAGATGGAACTATCTTGAATGGAGTAACAGAAAATGAAGCTCTTTCTTGGCTTGAAAAAGTGACTGAAGAAGTCCCACGTATGATTCAATGGAAAGGAGATAACCTAAAAGAGGTTGTTGAATTTACAGGCAAATCACATAAGTTTGGAGAATGGTTTAAGACTTGGGAGGAATATGAAAATTATGTACACTCCCATGGTGATATTTTTAAACTCTTTGATGAAGCGGGAAATCATTATGAAGTTCCTGTTGGAGCTTGGATAGTGAAGACACCTGATGGATACAATGCACCATCAAAAGCAAAATATAAACATAATATTGAGCAGAAGCCTGCTGACAAGATTGAACCAAAGTTCAAAATCGGTGATACTATTGTAGAAAAAGACCTTGATGAATGTGGTTGTGGGACTATTGTAAATATTAAAGATGGTAAGTACATTTTTGATGATGGATTCTTTATTCGTATAAAAGAACAAGATCTTTGGCAACTTGTTGAGCAGAAACCTACTTTGAGTGAAAAGGATGAAAGGAGAATAAGTTATGTGGATAGCAAGAAATAAAAATGGTGAACTAAGAATTTTTGAAGAACCACCAAGGAGATTCCATGAAGGTCCTATGTTAGATTCAAATCTAATAGGATTTAATGATGCTGTTTCTGTTGGTAATGACGAATATAGTTTCTGGGCAGTGCAGGAATTTTACCAATCTAATAGAATTGATGATAGAAAGCACTGTGGAATTAGGATTAAGACAGAGAGAATAGAAAACGGAAAGAAAGTTTGGTATTCATATGTACCTGAATGTGCTAAAGAACTTACTTGGGAAGATGAACCTATTGAAATAGAGATACAGCTGAAAAAAGAATAAAAGTAAAATAGTATGAAAGAAATTGATAGTTTGATAACATATTTAATGTTAAAACAGCAATAACATTATTTAGAACGAAGAAACAAAGTAGTTAGACTAACAAAAATTTATCTTGAAAAGAGAATAAACATGACACAGAGAAAACTACCTGAGAAATATAAGACTTGCGATTGGCTGTGGAACTATGGGTCTATCGGCTTGGCAAAAGAACATATCAAGAGATTGAATAATGCAATCAACATTCTTGAGTCTGTTCATGAATACACAGACGCAAAGTATCTTAAAGAGATAAAGGATAAACTGCTTGAAGATACACCAGAACCAAAGATTGAGAAATTTAATACTAATACCTTTATCGAAAAGGCTTGTGAATTTCTTAAAACAAATGCTGGCGAGCATATCTATTTTGATGAATGTAACCATGAATGGTACGACACTGAAGAACTTATTAATGACTTCAAAGATTATATGAAAGGGGAATAATGTATGAATACAGAAGTTAAAGAAGAAGTCCTCAAGAAAGTTTTAAAGATTCTCATTGATGACTATAGCGATACCGTATTTACATCGAAGCTTTACGAGATGTTCGGAAAGGACGTTGACGACGTAAAGTCCTACATAAAGGTCGGAAGGAAATTCTGGCACTTTGATCCTGACAAGCATCGTTTTCGCATGATAACCGTTACTTATATTCGTTCTGGTGTTATGTTTTTCACGTTCGATGATGATCCAGATCAGAACGAGGAGGCTTGGTATCTTGGTAGTTTCAATACAATGATGCTGCATGCTGCACAGATATTTCCTTATGAAATAGGGAAACTGCTTTCAAAGCATTTCGAAAATATGGAGACAAGGTTCCTTGAAATTTGCAAGCAGTGCAAATGGGACAACCTTGACGGAAGGATAACGGTTGAGGTCGTGTGGGATAGGCAGGATGAAACAAATCCGATATGATGAGTTTTTACGACAGACTGCAGCAGATTGAGAGACTCCGAATGATGGAGGTTTCCGGTCAGGATCTTCCAGTCACAGGAATATCCACATCAGACTATTCTCTTGGATTAACCAAGGAAGGATGCACTATCGAGGATGAAATTCGCGATATGGAAGAAGAGATCCATTTATTGAAAACCGAAATTGAATATTTGAAATCATGAACAGAAACAATTTGATGATAAATGACTGGGTTGACTACAATGGCAAATGTGCAATTGTAAAGTCAATCGAACCACGAACTCTTGATATACTCGTCTGTATAGACGGAAGGGATATGATCGTGACAGAGACATACGACAACATAGAACCCATTCTTATAACAAGGGAATTTCTTCTTAAAAATGGTTTCGAATTTGTAGTCAGCGGCGATGATTTTACGAAAGCATACAGGCTGCATGGAACGTTGTATAAATGGAAGGACATCAAAAAAGGGTACTACATAAATTTCATCTTCTTTTATGATGGATATTTAAACAAGACGCGATGTATGTTGCAGAATAATTATGATACTATGTCAAGAGTGGCACATATTAGCGACATGCTTTATATTCATGAGCTTCAGCATGCTATAATTATGTTTGGAATTGAAAAGAAGATAACTCTTTGTGTATACAACGTTTCCGATGAGATAAAGGAGATTGTCTCCGAGACGTTCAAAGGGAACAGCGACATCAATAAAGAAACCTTCACGTTTCATGCAATGCTTGGAGCTGAATGGAGACTATCTCACCCGAACGAATCGTATAAATCCGTCTATGATGAGACCGACTTAAGGTATCCATATAACACAGGTGAAGGCAGATCATATTCAGAAGCACTTAATGCGTCGGCATTCCAGTACGGAGCGGAAGTTGCATACGACATAATGAGAAGAAAGGAGAAAACAGAATGATAGCTACAACTATAGAACAATCGAAACGTCTGGTTGAACTCGGGCTTGATCCAGCCACATCGGACATGTGCTATCCGAGAGATGCTTTTTCATCAACATATGATCTTGAGCCAGCGTGCCATGGAGCAGGAGGAACAGGAATCGCGCTACCCGCGTGGTCTTTCGATGCTCTGGCGAAGATTATTTCTGATGCGTACATTTTAGAGTTACATATCCGCACAGACAAGACGTGGAACTTGTATTGCAAGTATTCCGCCAAGGTCATCTTCCGTAGTTTTGACATCAACAACGGGGAAGGATATAAGTCACCGATAGACGCTATATATCATCTTCTTGTTTGGCTTCTTGAGAATGGAAAAATGAATCCTAAGAAATAATTCTCCTTCAAATTTTAATTTTTTAGTTTTTTATCAGTATCTTTGCAGTATAAAAGTTTACGCATATGAAAACTGTAACAAAGTACATCGCCAACGACGGAGTCGAGTTTATGGACAGGGACAAATGCCTACTGCACGAGAGGAAAGTCGAACAGATCGTTTCAGAGGTATCGTCGCACAACGATCCAGCCATGGCGTTGATATCGTTCGTGGAAGCAATCAAACTTCTTCTAAACATAAGTGTTCCGAGCCACGAAGGGTACATCGAGCTTTTTTCGTCCCACAAGCCGTGTTCATTCCACTGTACTCTGTGGAGATTTGTTGTCGACTACAGCAAAGACTACCCTACTGTGTACAAATTGTTCTCCGACACACTCGACAGATACATTGAACTGTACGGTGAACCTGCAAAATGTGATTGAGAATACTACATGGACAGAGTTACATTATTGACACAAGTAAACGAGGACAAATCAATCCACGTAACCTCTTTTGGTTTCATAGACCAGATGCCGTTCAACAGTATCAAGGATGCGTTTCACTATCTCTTCAAAACCAATCCGGACGGATCCAAAATCTATGTAACAAAGTCCTCTGCAGATTTTGCGTGGATAACAGTAGAATCGTCTAACGAAAAGAAATTCTATGAACTACATTCAGAAACTCCGCTTACATATGAATAAACCGATTTCAAAAAGGATATCCAAGTGCAGGAACAAGAACGCCAAGAAGCGCAGAAGAGGTCACAAGAACCTTTTCTGGCTCGTACTGTCCACCGAAGGTGCTGGAATCGTCTCCCTGTTCGCCCGCAAGCCGAACAAAGAGAAAATTCCAAATGACGAGTACCGCAAGTACTACACGGAGGACTTCAGATGGGATAGCATCCATTCCGTGTACTACCCGAACGAATCAGTCAGGAACCGTCTTCCCGTAGGCAAGTTCGTTCCGACCAAGGTCAGGCTCGTCATATGCAACGACAACCCGGATCTATACACCCAGCGTTACAAGGACTGCTTATTCGTGAACAGCCGCCTTGTAACCTACTACATAGGGGGAAATCGCAATCGCAAAGTCACCCAAGTCCCGCACTCTTTCCGATTGTCTAGCAAACTGTTCCCTGATGTCACTGAGGAGAGCGGCATCGTCGGACTTAAAATCGTAAAATATTGAGTTATGGCAAACAATAAAATGAATTGGTGGGCACGATTCTTCCGCAATTTTTTCTGCAAGCACCCCGATGTGTATATCAAGGAAACAGTCACAACGGCACCAACTGGCACAGACAGGGAACTCCTTGTCACAGATCTATGCCAGAGGCTCCCATACAAGGTTATCTGTTACGCTCCTGACAATGAGTACGGCGAGACGGGCATCCTGTATTCCGTTGATCCGTTCGACGAGACAGACCCCAACATATACATACAGTACCCGAAGGGGAACATCCTCTCGTTCTTCCCGTCCGAAATCAATCCCTACCTCAGACCCATGTCCGACGTGACACCAGAGGAGAGGGAGGAGCTCGACTCCATCATCATAACCATAATCAACGAGGACTACACACAAAGTGTGCGGTACACCGAATATCTCAACAGGCACCACCTCGACTGGAGAGGTCTCATACCGAAGGGACTCGCTCTGGCAGCTCCTGAATGGATGTATAATAATTAAATACTATGACACAAGAAGAAAGAGAAATAATTGCCAATAATTGCCCACACTGGAATGAATGCACTTTTCCGTGTGAAAATTGTCCAACATTCAAGAAAATGTTTAAATTATGACACAAGAAGAAAAAGAACTACTGCTGAAAGACCTTTGTGCAAGGTTACCATATGGGATTTTTGTTAAAGAAAATCGCGAGTCTCTTGACGATAGTCCTACTATCTATACATTCGATTACCATCCGTGTATAGATAATTGTAAACCGTATCTCCGTCCAATGTCGTCAATGACTGAGGAAGAGAAAGAAGAATGGCACAACACATTTGACTCTGTTCAGGATTATGTTCCTGAGGCTGATGATTATGATGATAATTGGCATGAAGAGCATGGGATTGAATCATATGATTATCTTATTTCTCATTATTTTGATTACCGTGGCTTGATTCCCAAGGGTCTTGCATTGGAAGCCCATGAAGATATAAGAAAAATGATTGAAGTATGGCAAAGTTTATAGAAATATATTTCCATTTTCATGGACAAGGCACAGTAAGGCGTTTCATTATGAATACTGACGAGATTGCCAGAGTAGAGGAAAATAGACAGGCACAACTTGTGCCTGGTGGAGGAGTTAAGGATTATACTGAGTGTGTATTGGTAATGAAAGACGGAACTCGATGTATCCTGGAGGAAAATAAAAAGGAAAAAATAATAAAACAATTACTGGAGTTATGACACAAGAAGAAAAAGACCTACTGCTGAAAGACCTTTGTGCAAGGTTACCTTACGGCGCATTTGTTCAATTTGAAGTAGACGGACAGAAGACGATAAAACCTCTTACCGTGGATTTCTTCAGTAGTACATGGTATCATACAGAATGGATAAAACCTTATCTCCGTCCGATGTCAAGTATGACAGAGGAAGAGAGGAATGACTATATCATATTTAGGTACGTAAAGCACCACGAATGGGACGGACATAGCACATATACCGAATATGTTGAGGTTGATGAAATAAACAATTATTTTGACTGGCTTAATGCTCATCACTTTGATTACCGTGGTTTGATTGAGAAAGGTCTTGCATTATCGGCACCAAAAGATATGTATACATTATGAAAAAATTCATTAAAAAACTTATAGACAAGTACAGCAAGCGGGTCGAGAAAGACATCATCGGCTGCGGACTTTGTTGGAGCGACAACGAAGAATTGGACAAGGAAGTTGAAATGTATGTCAACGATTTGTTCAGTGAACTGATCGGAGAAAGACCAACGACGGATTGCTCCTCTCCCGAGTATGAACAATGGTACAGGAGATTCCTTGTCTTCTGTGAGATAATGGAAAAGTTCGGAAAAAAGTACGGCGGAAAATATGCATATTTCCAGACACCGAAAAATCTCGCAAACAGACACGGACCCCGCGATTGACATCCGCTCCGGAATTTTTTTCAAAAATATTTTGCAATTTATTTGGACAGTTCAAAAACATTCCGTATCTTTGCACCGTCAAACAGAGAAAAGCATATCGATTAACATCTAATATCCAATACTATGTACAAGTTTGTCAAAATACAGAGAAAAGGTTCGAAAGACGGTCACTGGTTTTTCAAACCCGAGACCGAAGAGCAAGTGGTCGAACATTTCAAGAAGATCTTCGGAGGCGAGATCCGCGACGGTGTCCACGACCATATCGAACACAGCCATCTCGTTCCTGACAAGTCAAACCCTGAAGGGAACTGGCTGTACACCGAGCATGCCGTCACACCGTGGGCTAAAGCCGTGGATGTCTACAAGGAAGTGTGGTGCTGCTCATGGATTGAGGCTGCGGTGAGGTTGGAGAACGAGACCCTCAACCACAGAGTCTGCGATTTCCGTAAAGGTCGCGAAATGTATCTCGACAACGGAGTGGTCGAGACCATGATGGTCGACGACGACGAGATCGTCGACGAGATCTCCAAGGACACTCTCGAGTTCCCAATAGAGGAGCAGTACCGTCTCGAGGAGGTGCGGTATATGCAGTGGGGGAAGATGGACTACCTGGCGCTGGGACTTCCCGAGAGCTGCAAGCACTACGGCGGGAACCACTGGTATGCCAAGATAGGCAAGCTCGACATCAAGGACAAGGACGGCAACATGAAATGGAACACCAAGGAAGAGGCCGAGGCTGCCGCCAAATGGTTCATCGAGAACAAAGTCAGTTGGAAACGCTATAACGAATAGTAACAGGAAACACAAAACAAAAAATGAAAGAAACATGCTGATTACAGGTTTATCGATTCTTATCATGTTCATCATGGCTTCGGTCATAAAGAAGCACGATGAAAGTCTCAAATGGGGAGGTGTCGTCGGAATCGGGTTGGGCTTGGGAGTGGTCGTCTCGCTCTGTGTGCATCTTTTCACATTCCCCTTTGTCATAGAGCATAAGTACAGAACGTTCGAGAAGGAGATTGTCGCCTCCAAGTCCGATTCCAGGATAGAAGGCTCCGTAGGAGGTGGTCTCTTCTATGTGAAGGGCAGGATTGACGAGATCGACTACTACTTCGTCCTCACGAAGACAAACGGGATATACAGGCAGGAGAAAGTACCTGTCGAAAGCACCGTCATCATAGAGACGGAAGGAAAGCCGAAAGTCGTAATGAACAAGCACTACAGCGGAGGATCCGCGCTTCCGAACTGGATAAGGTTCCACAACGAACCTGAATACCGCAACGAAAAGGACACCATATATGTTCCCGTAGGGACTGTGGAGAACAGTGCCAGATTCGAAGTGTTCTGATCTTTCCGCCAATCTGAACAAAGACTGCAACAAAAACACAAATGGACACCATAGGACAAACCGACGCATTCGAGAAGCACCGCACATCGCTTGAGCAGGGGAAGAACCTTATGAGACTTGGACTTTCCCCATACACGGCAGACTTCATATGGAACCACTGGTACGAAAAGGAAGATCCGGATTATGATACTTTTCATTCCCACCTGTTCCAGGAACCGAAGCACGGATGGGAGATCGTTCCGTTGAAGGAACCAGTCGACATAACCGTAGCCAACCGATACCACTCCTTCAAGGACGGATTCAACGTCCCCTCGTGGTCGCTCGGATCGCTTCTTTCCGTTATCCCGAAACCGGGGATAAAGGGTGAATTCAACGGTGTCCCATACGGATGGAACCTCAACCCTTCAAGGCTGAGGTATACGGCAGCCAACTGCATACACGACTACTCCTGCTCCCGTGGATATGTAAACGCAGCATACATGCTTGTGTGCGATCTCCTGAAGAAAGGAATCGTTCCAAGATATGAGTATCCAAAGCTGTATGACTTCAACACAAAGAAGGAATACCTGATATGGGATTTCCCAAAAAACCAAACCCCCGATCCAGATGACAAATGAAGACACCGAACTTCTGCTGAAGGACATACACCCAAGGATTCGCCACGGTCTCATGTGCCTTGGAGACGGGCTGCTCACCGTCGGTTACATACAGGGCGAGTATGTCCATGCAGAGGAACATCCAAAAGAGAGATACCATATATCCTATATAAAGCCTTGCTTGCGTCCGCTCTCCTCGATGACAGAGGAAGAACGGAATGAACTTTCCGACTTCCTGCAGGAACATGTCATGCCCGACAGGACAGGGATAACGTTCCCTCCTGATCCGATCCACGGAAAGGGAATCCCGTTTGAATGGATGTCGGAATGCATCGACTGGCTCAACAGGCACATGTTCGACTACCGTGGACTTATCCAGAAGGGACTTGCTGCCGAGGCTCCAGAATGGATGTACCGGAAGGTAAAGGGAACCTAGGGAAACGAATCCGACTGTTCGCAGCTTTGTGGATGTTTTTGATCCGTCTGTGCAATTTTTGGAACAAAATCGCGGCATTTCCTGGCAGAAAATGTAATTTTTTGGAATTTTTTGTCAGTTTTTTGAATAAAAATAGGATTGGCGGTGATATCAAAACGATATCGCTTTGATATCATATTGATAGCATTGAAGCAACGGATTTCTTTTCCTGTTATATTATTACATAGTAATAATATAATGGGTTGTTTTGTAATGCTATAATAACGAGTGGGTTTCATCTTAATCCATACGATCATTTAATCCCCGTCTTTCAAGGTGTCCCAAAATACCCCCTCTGGACCCCCTCTCCAGACCCCTCAATTTCAAGGTACTTCCGACTTGTAAATTTTATTTTCCTTCCGACTTCCTTCCGACCTTCTTCCCGCGAGACAATTCCATTGAGATTATTTTCTGCGCAGCGAACTCAAGTTCCATTTAAGTTTTGTCGTCATCTTCCTCACACCCATTCGCCGCAACTTCCGAATACTCTTCCGTCTTCTCTTCCGTCTTCTCTTCCGTCGATGCTGCCGAAAACAATTCCATTGCAATTTTATTTTTTCCATCCCGCCGACTCCTCTCGTATTTTTATTTTTATTTTTCACCCACCCCGCCTTTATTTTTACTGAACACCACCTATGTCCAGAAGCCCATTCCCAGTCCTCCAGAACCCCTAATTCCATTGGAATTGCGTCCTGTTTTCCAGCTCAGGTCTCCCTTTTCACTTCCCTTACCGCAACACATCTCCGTTCCGAACTCAAGACCTCCGTACCCCACTTCATCTCCTTCCTCCGTCCTTTCAATTCCAATGCAATTATGCGCTGTCCCGCGATCTGTATGAAGTCCTCTTTCATCTTCGTGCGAAGTAGCCTTCCCCGATCCGGTCTGTTTGCCGTCAGTCACAATTCCAATGCAATTTGAAACAGCCGAGTCTTCCTGCAAGTAGTCTTTGTCATCTCGTTCCACAGCAATGCCCCCGTACTCCGGATACTTCGCCAGATTCAATAATTCCAATGGAATTGAAAAGCTCGGCATCCAGAAAGGTTCGGGTGAACTTTGTGTTCCCCTGCCTTGCGATGTCCTCATGCACCGACACTCCTGACCAAGGTCTCCTGAAGACCGTCAATATAATTCCAATGGAATTGCCCCAGCTAAGGTTGAGCCGGGGTTTGGCTCAAGTTCCATATCACGCCTGCCGCCAAAGGCAAGCAATCCTGATGCAGGAAGGTCTCCGTCCTTTCCATTCCAATGGAATTGTTCCAGTGGGACCGCCGTCCATCAAGGGTTCGTCGTGATTTCACACCGAAGCCCTCGGATTTGACGGAAGTCTTCGTAATTCCAATGGAATTGTCTGACACAGAGGAGGCTGTGTGGACATTGGTGGGGTGTGCGAAAAAAAATTTCAACTTTTTTGTTAAAAAATTTGGCCAGTTCAAAAAAAGTTCGTATCTTTGCATTATCAAAAAAGGAAGAAAGAATACACAAACAATAACAACACATTAAAACGCAACAAGTTATGAAAGCACAAGCAAAAAAGAACTTCAACAAATGGTTCAGCAGACCGATAGCCTATCTGATGATGTTCATATCGCTCACCGCGATGTGCGGAGCGGACAGCCTTATGGAGAACGGAAAGATGTACATTCTCCTGCTCGGTATGTTCATACCTATGTGGGTGATGTACATTCTGCACAAGTTCGGACTGATGGAGTGGTTGGACAAGAAACCTGACATCGACTGAAAAACTTATTACAATCCACCTTTCTAAGAGGGACATCGCCCCGACACCCAATAAGTGTCGGGGTTGTCCTTTATATGTGGGAAGACGCGCCCGTGGTACGCCGATGGGGACAGTGGGAGCATTCCAATGGAATTGGAGTTCGCCGGTGAAGAAGACTGAAGTGGGGTTCGGTGTGGTGATGAAATCCTTGAGTCGCCTGCGGGGACAGGGATCCATTCCAATGGAATTGCCGAAGCTCGCGGAAGACATGGTCTTGGAGGAAGAAAAGGAACCCTTGTTGTTGGGGACAGCAGGCAATTCCATTGCAATTGAAACTGGGGGCATCTGACTCAAGTCAAGGAAAAAATCAGCCAATATTGGCTTTGCAAAGTATTGTAAATCAATGAAATAGAAAATGGTGAAATTTTGACTTTTTTGCCTCAAAAATCGATTTTTTGCAAAAGGGAATTTCAATGGAATTGTCGGGACGGAGACCGCAGGCACTGCTGTGGTGAAATGTTAAAATCGTGGGAAATGTTAAAATTTTGGTTGAAAAATTAAAAGATTGAAAATCAATCAGTTGATAATTTTTTCCCTGAGGGGGCAAATCAATAAAAATTGATTTTGAAATGTTAAAATTTAACATTTGACGTTTAACAAAAAAAGTTTGCAAAAAATTTGGCCAGTTCAAAAATTATTCGTATCTTTGCAATATGAAAAAGAGATAAAGAAACACACACAAAACAATAAAACACAATAAGTTATGCAGTTAATTACAATCACATACAACAATAACGAGAGAATTTGCTACAAAAGCAAGTCGAATGTAACACGCGACACAATATATTCATTGCCGTGGGTTATGTTTTTGGAATATCCAAAGTTGCTTGACAAAGACGATTGGGCGAAGTGCCACGACAGGATACACGAAAGAATGTTACCTTTCGTAAAGTGCATGACATTCGGTCACGTTGACGGAAGAATCAAGGAAGCCAAGTGTGTGGAATGGTTTTCATGGAGAAAGGTGTTTGATAAAATTAAATGATATGGCACAGAAAGAGGAAAAATACCGCAGGGCTGTAAAGGTAGGCGATGTGTTCAACCTCGTTGAGCAAAAGAACGCTGAAGTTATCGGAATTGTGGAACACAAAGACGTTAAGAGCGACATATTTGTGTACGGCGACAACAACGAAAACACAAAAGTCGTGGTGTTCGGTTATCCTGACTGCAACAATAGGCAGAGATACGCTGCAATGCCGCTTGGAAGTTTCCTTTATTCGGCTGTGTTGAAATGGGAAGTCGAGCATGACAAGGTGTTCAGTCCAAATATGCGAGAGAAGTTTTTCGCTGCAAACGGAATAACTTACAAATTTTAAAACACAAACGCCATGAAAATCAATGTCCGATGCCTTTTAAGGTGTCGGACTTTTTTGTTATTGCGGAGAGAAGTGAACTCCAGAGGAGTCCTGACGGAGGCGGGAGCCATTCCAATGGAATTGTCCGACTTCCCGCGATCGGGACTCATCTGAACGAACTCTTGGTTCAGGAACCAAGGTTCCTCTTTCTTCAGGATCACCATTCCAATGGAATTGTCCATCGACACCGAACAGTTTGTACTTGGAGAACTCTCGACTGCCTTTTCCGAAATTTTCCAGAAAAATTCCCCAGAAATCCTACAGAAACTTTCTGGGGGAAATTCCATTGGAATTGTTCGGACGCGGTTCACGGGACTCTGCTGGTAAAAAGTTGAAAAAAAGTTCGCTGAAAATTTGGTCAGTTCAAAAATTATTCGTATCTTTGCATTATCAAAAAAGGAAGAAACAACACACAAACAAAATAATAACACATTAAATCAATAAGTTATGGCACTCTTTAAGAATTGGAAAAAAGAAAAACCAGAACCGTTCAAAAGAATTGTCGTTCGTGATGCTAATGGCAACAGCGAGGGACACCTTTCAACGCCGCTCATGTTTGACGGAAAGAACGTATGCACGAACTTGGCACACACTATCCATGTGGATAGAAACAACATTGCGGAGTGGTGCTATCTTCAGGAACTATAAAACCAAAACAATATGGAAACGAAAGTAACATTCAAAGTCGGTGACAAAATAAAGATTGTCAAAATGGACGACAACAACGGCAGTGATGTTGAGGCGCGTTTGTACAACGGTCGCGAGGGAACTGTAGAGTACATTGACGACAAAGGTCAACTGCATGGAACTTGGGGAGGGTTGGCAGTCATCCCCGAAATAGACAAAGTGGAAAAGGTATAAAGCCATAATTTTTGTGTTTAGTGTGTGGAGCCGCCCCATCAGTTTGAGGCGGTTTCTTTTTTGGTGTGCGGAGAGGAACTCGCCAAGACATCTGCAGGATGCTGCGGCGGGAACAATTCCATTGGAATTTACGTCTCGAACCGCGATGGAGATTTCGGGGTATGCAAGTTCGGTCACGACACTCGTGAACGAGATGTTCCCAGTAGGGACAGGAAGCAATTCCATTGGAATTTTAGTCTCCTCCTTCCACCGGCGGAGTTGCTCACCGAGGTCGGCTACACGAAGTGCAGAGCGAGCAGCATCGATGGAAGAGCTGCGGCAATTCCATTGGAATTGAAAAGCTTGGCATCTGTGGATTTCTGGGGGGATTTTTCTGGAAAAATTTTTTGAAATTTTTTTGCAAAAAATTTGGCCAGTTCAAAAAATATTCGTATCTTTGCATTGTAAACAAAAAGGGAGAGATACCAGATAACACAAACATTAACAATTAAAAATCAAGCAATTATGGCAAAAGTAATGATTGTCGAAAAGACACAAAAAGGAATTAAGGTCGTTGAAACCAGTGTACCTTTCGAGGACATTGAGAAATTCATTGACAAGTACATCGCCGAGCATAACGGCGAGGGCGAGAAAAAAGATTGTGGCTGCAAGTTCCACAACGAGTTCGAGTGCATTATGGCACAAAAGCACACCGAGTTCTACGAACACGGCAAAGCCGATGGTGTCTATGACGACGAGTTCTTTGACGCTCTCGCTGACATGGCGGAGGAAATGGGCTTTGGTCCAGAGGAAATGGTGGACGGCCTTGTACATATGGCTACCAGCAGCCCGATGAACGCCGCACTCATGGCTACCGCCCTCGTAATGGCGAAAGCGAAACATGCCGCCAAAAAAGAGTAACAAGTTCCAATTTTGCTCATAGGCGAAACCGACACTCAACATTGGGTGTCGGTTTTCGTTTTCGTATGCGGACATCACCCAAAGTGAACGAGGAACTCGTCCTGTGGTACAGTCGGACAATTCCATTGGAATGGTCTGGACGGCGAGAACATCCGGATACAGTTGGTCAGGTTGCTCGACGGACTCATCTGCAGGTTCAGCGGGATGCGTCAATTCCATTGGAATTTGAGTCTCGAACCAAGAAGACTCGGGCTTCCTGCCGCAATGTGTTCATCACGAAATCCATAATGGTCATGGAACGCGGCCGCTGTAACAATTCCAATGGAATTGTTCAGACCCGCGAAGGAGATGATGTCGTCAATCTTCTTGGAAAAATAATTCAAAAAAAATATTTGGATAATTCCTGGAAATTTTGTATCTTTGTATTTAAGAAAAAAGTTAGAGAATAATTTAAGAAATTAAATAACAATAAGTTATACAAATAAAACACACAAGGTTATGGTAAAATTCAATAAAGAACTGAACGACTGCGTTTCTTCGGGAGAGGGAATGAAACTCTACCCGATAGCAAATGACCCGTACAACGTGGCGGTTGCCTACCATGTTCAGTTGAACAATGCAGGTAAGACCGACACACAGGAACACAAGGAACTCCTAACGCTGTTGCGGCAGTACTGCTATGGCAGATGTGTACAAAAAGAGATGGCGGACTTCCTTGAAACACAACCGATTGTGATAGCAGGATAACCGCCGCGAAACCAAAGGCATTAAAGGTCGGACTTACGTCTGACCTTTTTTCATTCCACCGAATGTGGTGAACAGAGGAACCTGCACTGGCCACTGTAACAATTTCATTGGAATTGTATCGATGGTCCCCACCAGGTGATGTCGAGTTCGGTTAGTCTTGTTCTTGGTGAACTATACGACGAAGAGATGAGGAGCCTTTCTTCGAGCTTTCCAATTCCATTGGAATTTCCGCACGCCGTCTTCTGACCATTTCATCTCGACGGCAGTTGGTGTCCACGAGAGTATCTCGTGATGGAAGTAATTGAATTCCAATGGAATTGTTTTGGACGGTTCACGTGACTCATCGAGTTGTCCTGCTGTAAAAAAGTTCGCGGAAAATTTGGACAATTCAAAAATTATTCGTATCTTTGCATTGTCAAAAGATAAAGGAACAAACACAAACAATTAAACAATAACAAGTTATGGAAACAAAGAAATTAAACGAAACTGAAAAGCAGATTAAAGACCGCATCGTGTCTTTTATCAACTACTCGTTGGGACAGGACGAAAGCGACGGAACGTATCACGCTTTCTACGGCTTCTATGTCAGCAACTTCAACAAGGTGTGCGACAAGTCCGACTTGGCTGACAGACTGGCCGAGGAACTGATGCAGGCTTCCAAAGATGTCAAGAACGACTTCATGGACGAGTTCGATGTCTATTCGATTGACGGCACGGTGCGTGTCTGCGACCATTGTGGAAAGTTCATGTTCGAGGGTTACTACCTCGCAGGCGAGTACGCTTGCAGCGAGGAATGTGCCGTGGAACTCTACCCAGACACAATGAGCAGGAAGGAGAGGGAGCAGCAGTTCAAAGACGATTTGCAGTTTGACGAGGACAACTGCACAGGCGAGTGCTACTGGACCGAGTGGTAAACTTTACTTTCATGTCATAATGTGCGGAGAGTCCGTCACCTTTCGGTGGCGGGCTTTCTTTTTTGGTTAAAGACCAAGCCTACGACGACTTCGTCGCACAGTCCCGCGAGCTTCCCCATTCCAATGGAATTGTTTGAATCCGCTGAAGAGATGAACCACGGGTTCTTGTGATAAGGCTACCTGATGCGGGACAGCAGTCCCTGCCTCGTCTGATTCGTAAATTCCATTGGAATGGTTTTCTGGCAAGAAGACCCAAGATTTCCGGTAATCTTTCTCGGAATTTTTCTGGAAAAGTTTCGGTAAAAAATTAGTAAAAGTTTCTTCGGGATTTTCCGTAAATATATAATAGGTCGGTTTTCGTAAAACAAATCCATGAAATTCAAACGGTTAAGTTCGTAAAAAATTCGTAGGGGAGGATTCTGCAATTTCATTGAAATTGTTTTCCCCGGAAAACCGGTGGATTACCCGGAAAATTTCCGGAAGATTTTCTTCAAAAATATTTGGACAGTTCAAA